CCACACCTCCACCGCCACCACCGCCACCACCTCGTCGCCAACCCGCCCGTCATTCGAGTCGATCCACTCGACGTTCTGCCACACGGTGGCAAGTTCCTCGCGGATGGCGTCGGCCCGCCGGAGCGCGTCGGCAGCCTCCTGCGTGCGCGCCGCTGCATCCTCATTCCCGAGCTCTCGCAAGCGCGCTTGCCATGCGCTCGATGTCGCCCACGCGGTCGCAGAACCCGAGCTCCGTGAACAGGTAGTTGTAGCTGCCGCCGCTCACCCTTCATCCTCCTCGCCCAACGCCGCCGTCTCCACGTACGCGCTCGGCGCCAGCGGCTGCTCTCGCCTCAGCTTCACGGACGCCTTCATCTCGTCGAGCTTCGCCGGGTCGAGGCGCCACGCCTCCGCGTCGATCGTGGCTAGCACCACCGCGCGAACCGCCTCCTCATCGTCCGGACGTCCAGCCTCGCTCCAGCGGCGCTGGATCTTAGCGTGCAGCGTCTCCTCCAGCGTCGGCCTCAGCTCGACGGTCGCCGATCCGGGGATGATGTTGTAGAACACCGGGTGCGACGCGGCCACCACGCGACCACAGCGGACAGGCCACTGACTCTCCGGGTGGCGGTGGACCTGCATCTCGAGGTGCCAGCGGCCGATGCCGCTCACCTTCGCACCTGCACGATCGCGTTCTGGTGGTTGTCCAGCAGCGCGAGGAGCCGCCGCAGCGCCGGCAGGAGCTCCTCGTAGCTTCCGAAGCCGTTGGGCGGGTTCATGGCGCGGTAGACGTCCGGCTCGCGCTCGAGCGCCGCGATGCCCTCGCGCAGCACCGCGGCGCACTCACTCGCTCTCTTCCCCTTGAAGCCGAGGAGGTCGCAGCCGGCGCGCCGCCACATCGGCGCCAGGTTGCTTGTGCAGTCCCAGTCGTCGGTCTCGGGCAGCACGCCGCAGTGGGCGCAGCGCTCGTGCATCAGCGTGATTCGGTAGCTCATTCTCCGCCTCCAGCCTGCCGCAGCTTCGCCGCCAGCGCATCCGCTCGTCGCTCCGCAGCCTCTGCGCGCTTCGTCGCCTCGTCGTAGAGCTCCAGCAGTTCCTCCGGCTTCTCGTAGACGTAGCGGCGCATCGGGTGGTGCTTGTCCGGACCCGGCGGCAGCTTGGCCCCGCAGAACGGGCAGAACTCGGCGGGCACATCTACCGCGCCGGTGCCGTCGATGTAGAGCGCCACGGTCCAGCGGAGGCCGGCCCAGCGCACGGTATCGGCCTCTTCGGCGGTCTGGCAGCATTGCGGGCGCGCGTCACCCATGGTCCAGCACCTCCCGCGTCTCCTTCCACTCGACCGTCACCGCGACGCCGTGGCCAAAGGCGCCCGTCGCCTCCAGGAACGCTCCTACGCTGTCCCTGCGCGGTTCGCATGCGAGCTCGATCAGGATGGCGCCCGGCGCATGATGCCGCGCCGTGGCGTTGACCCCGCAGTGCAGCCGGGCCATCTCCTCCCACCAGCGCTTCCAACCGGCGCGGGGTGACGAGAGCGGCGGCTCGACGTCCTCTCCGATAGGCTCCCAGCGGGAGACGGTTCCGGCGATCTCCACGGCCAGCGTCGCGCTGCCGTCCTGCCAGGCCACGCGCTGGAACGACATGCCGCGCTCGTCGCGCCCCTGCTCGGCCGCACGGGCCACCATCTCCCGCAGGTCAGGAGACCGCCACGCGCCACCAAGAGCCGCCCGCCGCATCACCTCGTCCAGGGTCATCTCGCCCTCCCCGCCGGCCCGTACTCCTTCGCCCGTTCCGCTGCCGTCCGCACGGCCTCGACGCGACCGGTGTGGTCCGTGGCCGCGAGTACGCCGTCCCGGAGCGCCATCCAGCCTTCCGGGCCGAGCTCGCCGGGGTGGCCAAGGTCCTCGAGCCACGCCGGCAACGCCGCTGCGTCGGTGCGGGCGCCGCGGAACCCGCACGGCTCCCACAGCCGGAGCACGGCGCCGTGGACGACGTCGGCCACCGCGAACACGATGCGCCCGACGGGAGCGAAGAAGACGTGGCCGACTGCGGGGGTGGTGGGCGGGTCAGGCATCGACGCTCTCGCTCGCCGCCTCGCGCGGCACGTAGGTGAACCACCTCGTGAACTCCCGGTCGGCGCTCGTGTATCGGCCGAGCGCCGCACGCGGCCAGAGCATGCCGAAGCTCAGCGCCGTGCGCGCGAGCCTCCGGCGCCTTGGCGATCGCAGCGACGCCGCCCGGAGCATGACGAGCCCGTAGGCATCGGGGTGATCCGGGTCGGCGCGGAAGACGCGCAGGCCGAGCGCGGGCGGCAGGATCTCGATCATGGCGCCACCTTCAACCCCAACACCTCACGCCGCCAGCGCCGATCCTCGTCCGCCGTGATGCGCGATACCACGCCGCACCGACACGCCTCGTCCAGCGGAAACGTGGGCACCTGGAAGTGCTCCATCAGCTCGCCGCACCCAGGGCACGCCCACACGTAGTGCTCCATGCAGACGTCGCAGTCGTTGGAGCCGTCGGCCATGACGTCCATCGGTTCGCTCACGGCACCACCTCACACCCCACGCGCCGAGCCAGCGCGAACGCCTCGTCCACCCGCGGCAGGTAGGCGATCTCCCGGTCCACCGCCAGGCCGGCATCCGCCACGAGCACGACGCCCGCGCCGTCCCGCAGCAGGTAGCAGCGGCGCACGGGGCGAGCGAGACTCCAGCCGGCGACGGCGCCGAGGAGCAGGCCAGCAGCGAAGACGGCGAGCCCGCGACGAGAGGGGCCATGCCGGCGGAGCGTGCGCCCGAGCTGGTAGGCCGCCAGCGCGACACGCGGCCACACAAGCAGCGTCGGCACAGGCGGCGTTGGTCGATAGGGCGAACGCTTCATCGCAGCTCCGGGGAGCGCGCGCTCCCGTCCGATACCATGTCTAGCTGATGCCCATTGAGGCGCAAGGAAGAATCGACATGAGACATCATGTCTCGTCTGCGCTTCACGCCTCCACCTGTTCCTCAGGTGGCGACCACTCCAGCAGCCGCCGCGCCAGCTCTTCCAGAGCCGCGGCCCGCTCCGGTGCACTCCCCATCAGCGCGAGCGCCGCCAGGTCGGCCGGCTCCGCGTCGTCCAGCATGTCGAGCCACATGACCGATCACCCCGCGGTCACCACCTCGACGGGCTCCCAGCGCTCGCCGGTGTCAAAGCTGTGCGCCGTCTTGTCGCCGAACCTCTCGCCCCACAGCCAGCGCCGCGGGCTCAGGTAGAGCCGGCCGAGCACGAGTTCCTTCCCTGGCTGGAGTGCCGCGATTGCACGGCACGTCTCCAGCGCCTGCTCCTTCGTCCTGCCCCACGCATCCGTCGTCTTCATGACCTCGGCTCCTCCTAACGGACCAAGGCCGGCGTCGCTCCTCGGAGCGACCCGACCAGGGTCCAGCTCGGCGCCTCCCGTGTTATCCAGTCGAGACGACGGGGGCCTTGCGGCCCCCTCCGTCTCAGCTCCAGGTTTTCGCGATCTCCGCCTTGATCTGCTCGGCCTGGGCGCCGCTCGCCCTCTCCAGCATCGCCTCAAGGATCCACCGTACCCTCACCCGCTCCGGAAGCGCCTCCGCCTTCGCCTTGCCGCCCGCCCGAACCACCATCGCCTTGTGTGCCGCGCCGTCGTTCATGTGTTAGTTATACGTCGCGACGTATTACCGGTCAAGCCCTGTGTTGGGATGGTCGGTCGTTTTTTTGAGGCGCATCGCCAGCGGCTCAAGCCGCCGCGCTGGCCCGGTGCCCGGCCGCCCTTGCCCCCCCGCCGCCTCGGCCACCTTCAAGCACTCGGCCTCCAGCCGCGCCTGCTTGCTGATGGCGGACTGGCTCGCGCCAGAGTGCCAGCCATCAGGCGCGCTGACTCAGGTCCCGATCGCTGCGAGGTCCGCCTCCAGCTTCCGCGCCGTGGCGCGCCACATGCCCGCGTCTCCGGCATCCTCGTCGGCGGCTCCGCGCCAGACTCCGGCGGCTCCGCGACTCTTCGTCTTCATGGCGCGCAGCCCGTTGCGGGTCGCCGATACCTCGCTATCGAACGCAAGCTCCTCGTACAGTGCGATTGTGCTCATCGTGTCCTCCTGACGCCGAAGGCCCGCCGAGTCTCCCCGGCGGGCCGCTGTGCTTCTCAGATCCGCCCGGCCATCCACCCGCGGAGCGCCGAGGCGATCGCCCGCCCCTGGTGGACGTACTGGCTGCCCTCCTCGCAGGGGCGGCGGAGCTCCGCCAGCGTCGTCTTCCCGCGGGAGCCGCCAGCCCAGAAGAGGCGGAGCGTATCGCCCATCTCGACCTTGCCGCCCTTGCGGAAGAAGTAGGCGCGGACCTCGCTCTTGCCGACCCGGACGCTGACCTCACCGAGCCCGTCCGCCTCGATGATCATCGCCGTCTGCACCGTGACCGCCGCGCCGCTCTCCATACCCAATCTATACGTCGCGACGTATAACCGCGCAAGTGCTGTTTCCGGTCGACGCGTCGTTTTTTTTGGGCGGGGCCTCCGGCGCGGCATACCGCCGCGTCCACGTCGGCCTCGTCCAGGAATCGACCGCCGCCTCGCAAACAGCACTTGCGCGACCATACGTCGCGACGTATCATGGTCTGCATGAAGACGACGCGGGCGGGCGAGATCAAGGCGGCGGTGGCGACGGCGAAGACGGTGGAGCGGATCGGGGCGCGGACGTTCCAGGCGACGTTCCGCACCGACGACGCGGCGAAGGCGGCGGCCGTGGCCCTGAAGAAGGCCGGCTGCACCGCCATGGCCGCCTACAGCGCCAGGTTCGGGCAGGACGCCTTCGTGCAGTTCACGGCAGCCTGAGCGGCGGCCAGGCGGCGCCAGCCCCGGAGCTCGGCGGAGACGCCGACCCGGGGCTTCGCCGCTCGAGGACCATGAGCAAGACGACCAAGAGCATCACCGAGCAGATCCGCGAGGCCGTCGCGGCCTGCGGCTCCCAGGCGGAGGCGCTCCGGCGCATCCAGGCGACCGGCAGCAAGCTCACGCAGCCGCTCCTGTCGGCCATCATGGGCGGGCAGACGCCGAGCCTGACCACCCTGCGGGACGTCGCCCGCGCCACCGGCTACCGGTTCGAGGTCGCAGGGGAGACCGAGCTCGGCACCAGCCGGGAGAAGCGACCGTCGGAGGAACCCGTGGGGACGGCCGCCGAGGCGAAGAGGCGCGGGCGACCGGTGCGCGCATGACAGCTCGCGCGGGGTTCGACGAGCAGGCGCTGGACGATGTGGCGGCCGCTGCAATGGGCGAGGAAGACCCGATCGCCGCCGTGGACGCGGTGGCTCACGCCGTCCGCGAGCGCGTCCTGCGCGAGGCCCTCCTCGCCGAGAGTTGGAACCTAAACGCGGCCGCCCGTCGTCTGCGGAGACGGACGTCGACCGTGCAGTACGCGCTGGAGCGCACCTACCCCGCGCTCAACGCCGAGCGTCTCCGGCGCCTGAAGGGCCGGTAGACCTACCTCGCCAGAGGGCGCTGCTTCCGCGGCTGCGTCGATTTGTCTTGACAAGTTTTCGCGGCTCTCCCCCTACTACCCCCGTCCCTGCTGGCGCTGACCTCACCGTACGAGCCTCCACCGTCACCGGGCTCCGAGAGGGACGCGAGCTTCGCCCGGCCACGAGCCACCGCAGCGTCAATCGCCGCCTGTAGCGCCGCCTCCGCTGCCCGGATGCGCTCGATGCGGAGCTCCCAAGCCGCCCGCGACCAGTGCCTCAGCTTTGAGGGCAGCGGAGCTCCCGGCGTCGGGTCGGCGCCGATGCGCTCTCGCTCTCGAGCCACACGGGCCAGCGCGAGCGGCACCGCGCGATCCTCGGTGCGGTTCCGGCACGACGGCAGCGTCAGCCGCGCGCAGACGCGACAGCGCAGGCCCGGGCCGTCGAGGTAGAGCCTCGCGACGCGGCGACCGCAGCCAGGGCACGCCGCGTGGAGCTGGACGCCGCCGCCGGGACGTCGGGACACGAGAACCTGGAGCACGGGGCCGCCAGAGAGGACGAGCCGCCGCCCATCGATGTCGAGCTCGCCTCTGGCCCCTGGCAGCCCCCTCAGCGCGGCGTGAGCGATGGCCGAGACGTCGAACACCTGGAGCTCGGTCGTGAGCCGCCTCGAGCCGTACGGAGCCCGCGGAGGCCGATCTGAAACGGTGGCCGGCCGCCGGAGCCATGACGCCACTGCGCACCGCGTCACGCCGACATCTGTTACCAGTCCGGTCACAGTTTCCGCCCGCCGCGGTTCACCCATCTGCTACTCCGCTGGTAACAGTTTCGCGTCCCCGTCCGGCTCGACCCACCGCTCCGAGGGCCTGTCCGTCGACTCGATCGCCGTCCCACACCTGCCGCGGCGGCCATCCGCCAGCGCCATCAGCGCCGACATCGCCTCCCGCTGCCTTCCAGCTTCCGCCGTCCCCGCTCCCGTCAGCCTGTACAGCTTCCTCGGCTTCCCACCGAGGTCCGCCCGCGGCTGCTCGCCGGCCGGCTCGATGAGCTGCTGCTCGAGCAGCCCCGTGATCGCTCCGGTGACGTTCCCCCGGCTCAGCCGCATGCCGGTCGCCTCCTCCACGCGCTGACGGATCCCGTCCGCCCAGCAGGGCCCGGCGGCGAGCGCCTGCATTACGGCGACCTGCGCCGGCACGACGAGTGCACCATCTCGGCGCTGACCCTTCCGGGCGGTCACGTGGCGGGCGCCGTCACGCGGCCACCTCGATCGCGTACAGCACGAACCCGAGCTCCTCCGCGCTGAGCGGCTTGCCGTCGCGGACCTTCGCCCGGACGGTCTCGCGCCAGATGCGGGCCTGCTCCTCGCGCCGCGCCAGATCGGCCAGCAGGTCGGTCTCCGTTGCGCCCCCGAGCACGACCCGCTCCAGCAGCACCTGCGGGTGGAGCGCCTGCCCGGGCGGCGGCTTGATGGTCTGCCTGTCCATGCGCGCATGGTAGCGCCAGTTTAAGGCGGAGCAATGCCCAGTTTGGGGCGATGGACCCACCGTGTCGCTCCCGCCGGAAGCGCCGGCGTGCTACCCGACGAGCGCCGGGCTGGACGCCCGACAGAAGGAGACCTGTGGCAGTCACCTACAACAGCGACGACGACACGTACGAGCTTCGCGGCCAGAAGTACCGCGTGACGGCGAAGCGCTTGGACAAGGACATCACCCAGTTGAGCATCGTTCGGGCCTCTGGCGGTGTCGCCACCACCGTGACGGTGGCCGAACTACCAGATGGCGCGAGGATGCCGTCGTGGGACACCGGAAGCGATGTCACCCTCGAATGGGAGGACGCGAAGAGCATCTACAGGGTCTGGCGGGAGCGCAACGAGCCGGAGCCACCGGCCCAGGTCTGAGTCAGCCGCCCAATGCCTTCCCTCGCTTCTGGTCGCGCCAGGCCCGCACCGTCGTCCGGCAACGGAGGCAGCCGAACGTGAAGAAGACCGCGGCGACGCCGCACCCGGCTCCAAGCACGTCTGGAGCGCGGACGTCCGTCGACGCCGCCCACGCGGCGAATAGGACCACCGCGCTCCATGTGCCCACGGCCGCCGCGAACCAGTTCCCCGACTCGCGGTCCGCCTCGCGGAACTCCTCCTCCAGCACCAGATGCGGCGCCTTCGGCTTCTTCTCGACCGGCACCGCATCCCTCGCGCCCGCCGTCCGGTAGTCGCCCACGCTCACCGCCTGCCCGCAGGCGGCGCAGGTCTTCGCTTCAGCCATCCGCTATCCTCCGCGCCCCGATCCGAATCACCACCATCAGGCTCCCAGACACATAGCGATGTGGACGGCGCCCTCGTCGCTGCGGCCCGACCATGCTCGCCCATTCGCGGGCCTCCAGTGGCGACCAGAAGGTGCCTGTGCTTCTCGAGCTCGTTCTTGCCCTGTCCATCGTGTTCGCCTTCACGTTCCTTGTCGCCATCGTCCCGGTCATCCTCTGCGGCAATCCGCGACGCGGCTCTCGCCGCTGGCGGATCGACCAGTCGGCCCTGTTCCAGATGCTCGCCAAGGTGGCCTGCGCCGCAATCGCGGCGTGGGCTAAGACGAAGCTGTAGCTGCTCGAAGGCGGCCGTGGTCGCGCTCCGCATCGGGGAAGCCGCGGCCGCCTCACACCACGCCCTTCGTCTTCCCCCTCATCACAGCCGGCTCGGGGCTGGTCTCCACGTCCCCCTCCGGCTGCTCGTCCGGCGGCGGCACCGTATCCGGCCGCCTGCCGATCGGCTCGACGCCCACGACGACGAGCCGCCGGATCTGCTGAACGATGCCGCCCATGCGGCCCGCGACGGCGCGCCCGCTCTCGCCTCGGCGGAGGAGCCGCGCGCAGGTCTCCAACGCGAGGATCACGCGGCTGCGGGCCCGGGCGCCCTCCTCAGGGCTGGGCACCGCGATCGCCTGCACATCATCGGCCGCAGTTGCGAGCGCCCGCGCGCAGCATGGCCGGGCGGCGCTGGCAGCGCGCTCCAGCAGGGTCACGGCGCGGTCGCGGACGGCGGTGGGGGTCATCCGCCCTCCGCAGCAGGCGCGTCCGTCGGGTCGGAGATGACCCCGGTCTGCGCCCAGCGAAAGACGACCTTGGCCAGCAGCAGGAACTTCTCCTCGCTCCAACCCCAGCGGTCCGCGCACTCCGCGGCGGCCCTGAACACCGTCGTCAGCGCGGCGAGCTCGTCCTCCTCTGGGATGCCTCGCGACTGCCACTTCTTCGGGGCCACCTGCTCCACCGGCTTCGTCATGCTCCCCCGCTCGGCACGATCGTGCATCGAATCCCTCTCTCGAGCGCCGCGGCCACGCAGTCGCGCGAGCCACAGAACACGACCATCATCGCTTCCCTGGGTCCGCGCTCGGCCGTTGCGCCCAGGTGAGCAGCACGGACTCGACGACCATCAGCAGTGCGATGCCCAGCGCGAAGCCCGCCAGCACCACGATCGTACCCAGCACGGTGTGCTGGCCGTAGAAGTCCCAGAACGTCATCGGTCGCCTCCGAACAGCGGAGGCGCGTGCCGGTAGTGCGGCGCCGACTCGGCGATGAAGCGCCCACGAGCGTCCACGGGGTTCACCCGGTACGACGACACGCACTCGACCCCCGCGTTGTCCGCCTCGCGCTTCAGCTCCTGCAACAGCGTCACCATCCGCTCCTGCCACTCAACAGGCATCGACTGGAGCAGGGCCCGCGGCACCACGAGGTAGTTCGCGTAGGAGAGCGAGAACCACGTGTGAATGGGCCCGAGCGTTCGGCACTCGTGGACGACCGTTTGCTCGGAGGTGGCCTCGTCGGTCCCCGTGAACTGCCCTTCCGTCATCTCATCCTCCTCGCCTGCCGCAAGTTCCGCACGAGCGCCTCCTCGACCATCAGGAGCCCGTGCATGGCGTCCCAGAAGTCGCGCTTGCCGTTGCGGGCGATCGCGTAGCAGCGGAGCGACTCTGCCGGGCCGAGAGCCATCCCAGCCAGCCAGAACATCACCGCGGCCCTGAGGCATTCGACCCTGGACCGCGTGCGGCGCGGGAAGCGTTTCACCCTCAGCGCCTCGGGTAGCACAGCCGTCATCTCGCCCTCTCCCACCTCAGCCGCTTCACCAACCAGCGTCCGACCCGCACCCCGCGGCCGTTCCGCTCGCTGAAGAGCAGGCGCCGTCGGCCCGTGTCCTTCACAGCGACGCCCGGCCCGCGCTCCCAGAGGCGAGCCCACGCGATGCCGTCGCCGACGTGGGCGCAGATCGGACCGAGGCGGATGTCGCGGCCGGGGCGCTGCGGAGCGCTGCCGCGCAGGGACACCTCGCGGATCACCGCATCCGGGTCGGCCGGCGTCGTCGCGTCATGGTGGCGCCATCTGGAGTTGGCCCACAGGACGCCGTCGCGGCTCTCGATCCAGGCCTCTCCCACGCGCCAGCCTCGCGACCAGAGGATCTCCTCGGGGACCACGGCATCGACAGGCGCCGCCGTCCTGTAGCCACCCACGTGCTCTGGGGTAGGCTCCGGGCCCGCCACCGCGGGGTTCTTCGAGGCCCTCTTGAGCCGCCACTCGCGGAAGTGCGCCCAGACGACGAGGCTCTGGAACACGAAGCAGGCCGCCTGGACCAACAGCGCCACCAGTCGAACATCGCGGCTCATCTCCACGCCCTCTCCGCCACCTCGGCGTCGTACCGGCTCTGCTCGTCGTCGGGCTCCGGCGGCAGCGGCGGGCTGGACGGCTCGCGGCGCGTAGGCGGCTGCTCCGCCAGGGCGCCATCGGCCTCCGGCCCGCGCACGAAGATCCACCCGACCGGCGCCTCGGTGTCGAAGAAGACGTCGTAGCGGTCCCCGCCCACGCCGACGAGCCTACCGGTGGGCCCGCCCCGGACGTGGACCTCCGCGCCGCAAGGCAGGCGCCACGTCTGCCCCTCGGCGAGCGGTGGGCGCGCGCCGTCGTGGTCTTGGGCGCCCACCTCCCGCTCCTGCGCCATCCACTCCACCGTCGCCTCGACGGGCACCTCGATCGCCTCCGCGGCCTTCCCGAGCCGCGCGCGGCGCTGCCAGAAGTCCGCCCAGTCGATCGCGGCCGAGACGTCCGCCTCGGCCTCCAGGGCCTGGCGGATGCGCGCGACGTCGCGCCCATGGTCCGCGGCGTCCACGTCCACGAAGTCGTCGCCCGTGGCGCCAGGGTCCGCCGCCGGCGTCTCGCGCCTGATGCCCAGGCGCGCGAGCCGATCGTCGAACTCGCGTCGGCGCCGCTTCACGTCGTCGCTGCGCTTCCACTCCGGCCACGTAGCGACCGCTGCGCTGGCGGCGCTGAGGACACCATCGAGCGGCCCGCGATCTGCGGCGGCCGCTGCCGCCTGCGCGGTCTTCCCCTCCCCCGCATCCCACGCCGCCATCCGGGCCTGGAGAGCGTGGAGCGGGGCGGCGTGGCCGACATCCTCCCAGTTGCACCCGCCGTGAGCGTCGCAGGCGAAGTCGTCCACGTCCCCGCGGACCACGTGCGTCGCGGGCTTTCCGCACACGCCGCACTTCGGGAGCGCCGCGGCCAGCGAGCTCACCGCGGCCCGGTCGGCGGCGAGCTCGGCGCGGAGCGCCTTGTTCTCCTCCAACGCCTCGCCCAATTCGCTGCACGTGGATCGGAAGCTGTCGAGGACGTCGTGGATGGTGGCGTCGTCGTCGAACGCCATCTGGCGCTTCACCTCGCCGATGGCCTCCGCAATCTCATTGCACGCGTTGACCATGCTGGCGTCCCGCGCCCTCAGCCCCGCGTTCTCCCTGGCCAGCCGCACGTTCTCCTGGACGAGCGCCTGGTCGGCCACCGTGACTGCGCCCCCGCGGCTCCAGCTCGCGGCGCGGTGCCGCAGGTTGCCGAGCGCCATCTGCGCCTCGGCGGTGGTGCCCCGGTCCACGGCGTCGAGGACCTCGCGCACAGCGGCGTGGTCGAGCTCGGAGGCGGCGCGCAGGCGCTGCACCTCGGCATGGAGCTCGCGGATGTACGCCTCGCGGTAGTCGCTCACGCCGCGCTCCTCTCTGCCTCGCCCACCAGCCAGCCGCCCTCCGCCAGCATCTCCCGCAGCGCGTCCTCCCAGCGCGAGAGCCCGACCGCCCTCGCAGCCGCCGCCATTCGCAGCGACTCGAACACGTCGGGCCACCGCGCCTGCGGCACGCGGTTCCAGGCCACCATCGCCAGCAGCCGGCGGGCCTCGGCGCCTTCGCCGGGGGCGAGCGTGATGTGGTCGAGGTGGTCCCACATCGCCCGGTCGAGGATGCTCTGCAACGACGCGGCGGGATCGAACCGTGCGACCTCCCAGGCCCGGCCGAAGTAGCTCTCGAGCGTGCTGCTCACGCCGTACGGCACCACGACGAGCCGGCACTCAGCGTCCCACGTCAGCGCGCCCTCCACGTGACAGGCGCACCGACACGGGCTCTTGCGCTGGTACTCCGGCCGGTGGCAGAGCAGCCCGCGCTCCCGACGCGTCCGCTCCGTGCCACCCGGTCGCGCGCACACGCAGTTGATGGGCATCCGCTCGCTCATCTCCATTCTCCCGCTCCTCCCCGCCTTCTCCACTCGTCCACCGCCCACAAGAACAGCGCCAGCGCCGCCAGCGCTCCCGCGATCGCGCCCGTCAGGCTCGCCGTCTGCGGCGCCTCCGCCCGCTGCACGCCGGCCAGCACGGCGAACGGGACGAAGAGCGCGGCCAGCCGCGTCGCGGCTGGTCTCACGGCCCACCTCCAGCATCCAGCGCCATGGGGGCGTCGGCGTGAACCTCGGAAACTCCTGGGTTGGGCGTGGCGGGCTTCGGCCGCGGCACCTCCACCCTGGCCACGTCGAGCCCCTCACGCACCACGCGGTCGACGGTCTCGGCGGGCGCGTCGGCGGAGAGCGGCAGGGCGCGGATGAGCGCCACAGCAGCAGCCCGCTCCACGGTCACTGATCCCGTGCCGAGGTCGACGTCCGCCATGCTATCGATCGCAACTGCCGCCCGCTCGCGCATCTCGGCGGCGCCCTGCTCGCGGGCCACGCGCTCGCAAGCTCGCTCGTGCGCCTTGCCAAGGCGGTCGATCTCCACCTGCGCTTCGCGACGTGCCCCACGCTTCGCCTCCCGCGCGGAGCGCCACGCCTCCTCCTCCAGCTCCGCCACCCGCTTCCGCAGTCGGTCCGCCTCCGAGCGCTCGAAGGCGAGGTCCCGCCGGGCTTGCTCGAGATCGGCCGCGCAGCTTCCCGCATCCGGGGCCTTCTCTCCCCGCGCCGCGGCGACGCCCATGCCGTAGAGCCGCTCGCCGACCATGCGATCGTGTTCGCGCATCTCCTCGTCGAGCTTCTCCCACGTCAGCCGCGCGCCCCCGGCGCCCCTCCACGCCTGGTACACCTCGTGGACCTCCCGCCCGAGAGCCTCCCGGTCCGGATCGCCAGCGACCACCGCGGCCTTCTCCTCGCCCGCCTCCCGCTCTCCCCCGCCGGGCCCGTGCGGCGCATCCAGCAGGCGGCGTAGGTCGGCGGCGCACGTCCGGTGGGCAGCCTGTACGGCCGCCATGAATCCAAGCATGTAGCGCGAGGGCTTGCCGGCCCTGAGCCTCGCGCGCTCGCCGGCCATCACCTCGTCCATCTCCGAGGCCTCGGTCTCCCACCCCTCCGCCAGCGCGAGCAGCGCCGAGCGGTCCACGGGGGGGCGCGGGGGTGGCGATGCCCCGCATCGGGACAAGGTCAGCGCCGCATCGGCAGCGCCCGTTGACCGCCCCGATCACCTCGCGCTCGGTGCAGGTCGGGTTGGGACAATCGCCAGCGGCGGGCATGCCACCATCCGGCGCCGGCTCTCCGCCTGTCGCCAGCGGGTGACCGTACTTCGGACACGGGTCGATCACCTCGGCCATGCCCGGGGGCGGTCCGCAGCGACAAGGATCCCCGCCCGTCGGGGGATAGCCGTCCGGGTGCGTCGCCGGGAGCGACACGTCGAACGCGTCAGAGAGGTCGAGCATGCACGATCGCCTGATAAGCGCGCTCGAGTCGCGACGCGCCCACGAACCTGGATCGCTCTCGCTCGTCGCATCCCGAAGCCTGAGAGAGTGCCTCCGCGACGCTTCCCACGACGTGAGGAGCTCCGCCGCCTTGGCCTTGGCGCGGCGCTCGCCCTCGACGACGCCGTCATCGTGCGTCCTGCGGATCAGATCCGGGATCTGGGTCGCGGCGCGGCGCTCGCCTTCCTCGATGCCGGCGTTGAAGGCTGGTTGCCTGTCGTCGGCGGCAAGGTGCGGGTCGACGCAATGGGTCGCGCGCTGCCACCGCGTGTCGCGCTCACGCAGCGCCGCCGCTTCCGCGCGCGCCTCGTCGCGCTCGCGCGTCAGCTTCTCTGCCAGCGCGCCGGCCTCCTCCAGAGCGCGCGCGTGCTTCTCGATCGCGGCGAACAGGTCGCGCGGGTTGCCGGTGAAGACGCGCAGGTCGCCACGGTCCAGCGCTTCGAGGGCGGCGACGGCCCGAGCGCTGTTCCGCGTGCGACACGGCCACGAGTCGAACGCCTCGCAGATCTCCAACGGCCCGCACTTCTGGCTGGCCAGGTCGCTGGCGCTCTCGTCGTAGCCCAGTCGCAGCAGCATCCCGGCCACGGCATCGCGCGCTGTGGGCTCGCTCGGGGCGGGCGCAGCAGGTGGCGATTCCGAGCACCCGGGATCTCCGCAGTAGCCGCACCCGTCCGCCTCTGCCTCGCCGCCGCGCTCCTGGACATCGCGGATGCGCGCGGCGTGGATCGCCTCGGCGACGGGGTCAGGCTTCGCCGGGAGCCTCTGCGCCCGCCGCCCCGCCAGCGCCTGTGTCACCTCGGCGATCTCCGCGGCCGAATCGAACGTGATCTCCAGCTTGCCGTGTATCACTGGTTCTCCTTGCACACTCGCGCGGCTCGCTCCTCGAAGTACATCAAGACGTAGCCAACAACAAACGCCATGAAGAAGCCCGCGCCCATGCCAAAGGTCACGGCGAGCGCGGCGTCTTGACGGGCGGCTCCGTTCGCGCACAGCGCGGCGAGGAGCACGACGAACACCGCGTGGACTGCGGCCTGGAGGATGCGCTTCATGGGGCCTCCCTCAGCACCGGATCAGTCCATCGGTCGGCCAGCTCTGGCCGCCGCTGGTCCCATGGATCTTGCCCAGCGCCTCCTGATCGCCGCCATAGGACGGGTCGATCACGTGCCTGAACTGCGCCGCGAGGTAGCGGCGGATCAGGGTGGCGTCCGGGCCGACAGGGCTCGGCTTCCGGAGGTGGTCCGTCAGCCACGCGACGAACACGTTGCTATGGTCCGGCTCCACCTTCGCGACCAGCGCGAGATGCGCCTCGATGCAGCGCGCGGCCGCGCCGTCGAGCTTCGGCGCGACAGACATCGCGTCACACAGCTCAAAGTACCCCTGCAACCAGTAACAGAACTCGTTCGCCTTCATGCTTCGGTCTCCTTCGCGCCGCCGCCCAGCGCATCCGCCGCCACATCCCGCCGCACCTCGGCCCAATACGCCTCGCCGAAAGCCCTGTAGTCGAACTCCAGACCTCGCAGCACGCGCTCCACCCGGGCGTATCGCCGCAGGCACGAGGCCCGCAGCGCCTCGACCGACGGGTGCAGGTCCGTGGCCGAGAGGAACGGGCGCGCGCGGTCGGCGAGGCGGGGCAGGTACTCGCCGAGCCAGAAGCCCATGAAGTCGGCCCAGCTACGGTACCGTCGCGCCGTGCCGCCGATGACGCTGTAGCGGTTCAGCCGAAAGCGTCCAAGCTCCTCCTCCGGGAAGTAGCACCGCCCGGCCGCCGCATCCTCCGCGATGTCCCGCACGTTGTTCCACGCCTGATCCAGCGCTCCGAACGCGCCGATGCTCTCCCAGTGCTCCGGCGTCAGAAACGGGAAGAGCCGGAAGAAGCCACCCACCTCAAGGACCATGCGGTCGTGCTGCTCCAACGTCACGGGCACGAGGGAGCGGCCGTAGTCGGCGGAGAGGGCGTCGAGCCAGCAGGACCACGCCTCGAGCGACCGATCGCGCTCGAACATCGACGCCGGCGCCCACGCGCGCCCGATGCTGCGGATCATCTCCGCGTGCGGCTCGAGCGGGTCCGGGACACAGCGCAGGTACTCGCTCCGCCGCCAGAGACGCAGGAACTGGCCGAGCACCCAGCGGTCGGCCTCGGACAGGCGGTCGACCTCGCGCATCCACCGGCAGCGCTCCTTCCACACGGCGCGCACGTCGGCGGGCTGGTCGCGCAGGAAGGCGAGGTTGTCCTCGTCCTTGAGCCGGTCGTCGCTGTCGCGGTGGTGCGACGCGTAGCCGTTGTCGAGGGTGGGGAGAGCGGGAGAGGCGAGGGTCATGCTCTCGCACCTCGACTGGCCGGGAGAGCCGCGCGGCGAGCGTCGAGCTCGCTGCATGTGATCGTCTCGGCGCCCGGCGGCGCGCAGTGCTTCGGCGGGTTGTTCCACCACGAGCGCCCGCACGTCAGGCATGCCTCGGCCTCGAAGCAAGAACCGTCGTCGCTCATCACTGCGATGAGGTCTGATTGGGTGGCGTGTCCGGCGCACCAAGGACACAGCCCCAGCGGGCTATTCGACACACTCATCACATCTCCTCCGCGCTCACGGCGTCCGCCGGCTGCGCGAGTGGGGTGTAGCAGGTGAAGAGTTGGGCGCAAGGTGGATAGTCATGCAGCCTTGGTGTTCGCGACGGGGTGGAGGTCGATAATCACGCCCTGCTCCTCGATGCGGTTGATGGTCGGCGGGCCATACCGCTCCTCGAGCTCAGCGATCGTGCGCCCGCTGGTGATGAACGTCGGCCTCCCGCGGTCCTCGCAGCGGTCGTAGATCACATCGCGGATGACGGCCGGGTCCTCCTCGAACCCCACCTCATCAAGGATCAGCAGCGTCGCGCGCTGGGCGATGCGCTCGAGTTCCGCCAGCTCACCGAGCCGCGTCTCACGGCGCGCCCGTCCGAGCTTCAGGCCGGATACCACCCTGACGCCGCGCGCGAAACGGAACGCGTTGGCGTCAAGTCCCCCTTGCAGGGCCTCGTCGAGGATGCGGTGCGCGCACGCGATTGCTGTCTTGCTCTTGCCAATGCGCGTTGGCCCGACGAGAAGCACGTTACCAACCTTCCGCTTCCAGACGGCGCGCTCGATGAGCGGTAGCGCTGCCTGCGGGTTCGCCGACCGCCGCGCCGCCTCGCGCGCCTTCTGCGTTGCATCCGCAAACTCCTGCTTCCCCACGCGGCACCACTCGAGCGAATCCGCGGCGCTCGCCGCGGACCCCACACGAGAGACCGAGTCGTACGCCTCCGCGAGCAGCGCGAGTCGCTGCCGCCGGCGGTCCTTCTCGGCGCACGGCGCGCAGTACCCGCCGCGGCGCTCGACCGGCTTGTCGCACCCGCCGGCGCAGCGGAACACGAAGTCCTTGGGCGGCTCGATGCCTGCCCGGCGAGCAAAGAGCCCGACGAGTTCGTCGAAGCCGCTGTCCTGTGGTCCTGCTGGGGCCTCAATGCGCCTGCGCTCTTCCACCTCACGCAGCATCCGGACGTCGTCCTCAGTGAGGTCGCCGGATGCGTCGCCCGTGTCGTCGATCTCGTGCTCGGTGCTCATATCCCGTCCTGCTCAAGGTGAAGTGCGAGCTCCGCGGCCCGCTTTCGCTGATGGGCCGCTCGCTCGTCTGGGTCGGTCCGACCGCCCTGGAACTGCACCACGCGGCCCGATCGCGGCCCCGTTGTCGGCTTGCCACCCTGAAGCCACTCCGCCCACTTCGGCGGCGTGAACCCCTTCTCGAAGTGCTCCTGGCCGGACTTCGCCCGCCTGTACTCCGCGGAACTGGCCCGAATCCACGCGGTGGCGGCTTCGCCCGTGAGTGGCTGTCCGTCGGCGTCGAGCGCGTACGCCTTCAGGATCGGCCAGAAGACCGACTTCTGCGGTGGCACCGCGAACGGTGCCCCGGTAACGTCGGTCTGCCCCTGCGCGTAGGCCTCGGCGTAGCGCTGCCCTGCCGGCGGCTCGTCGGCTGCGCGCGCAGAGCTCCGGGGTGCACGGCGCGCGGCTTTCGCCGGCGCCGCCGCACCCGCCGGCGCCATGGCGCCGAACAGGGGCAGCGGGCCGGTGACCGCCGCCCGCTTGGGCGACTCGACCGGCGGCGCCGGGCGCGCGGAGGGCATCGGGCGGACGCTGGCAGGCGTCGGCTCGGGGTCGCCGCCGCCATCGAACTCCGGCGTCCCGGCCACTGCGCCCACATCGGACCCCTCCACGCGCGCGGCGCTAGCCGGCGCGCAGTCCCCCGCAGGGGGGTGGTCTTCCTTGGGTGCTTCCATGGGAGATTCCCTGAGAGATTTGTGTCCGGTTACCGGACCCCTGCCGTCCGGTAATCGGACCCCTGCCGTCCGGTAATCGGACCCCTGCCGTCCGGTAATCGGACTGGTCCGATTATCGGACTGGTCCGGCAGCTGGACTAGTCCGACCATCGGACTGGTCGCGGGAGCCTCGACCGGCGGCGACGGCGCGCGGACGACGCTGCCGCCGCTGGTCCGGACGAGGTACATCGTCGAGGCGCGGCCGCCTGGGCCGGCGGGCGCGCACCCCTGCCGCTCGATCCAGCGCGCCGCCTCGAGCTCGTTCAGGCACGTCACGACCGTGCTCCTCGCGAGGCCGGTCATCGCAGCCAAGCGAGACAGCGACGGCCAGGCGCGGTCGGAATCCCGTGCGTGGTCGGCCAGCACCAGCAGGACGAGCCGGTGCGACGCCGACATCTGCTTGGGTGAGAGGGCCTCCAGGACCCGCATCACCTCGAAGATGGCGAGCGCCATCAGTGCGCCTCGTGGGGAAGGATGTCGTCTCCCACCCGGGATCCGTATTCCACGCCGGCGTCGAGGGCCGCTGTAGCTCCCATCTCGCTCGGGTCGATGCACTCATTCTCGTCATCGGCCATGCGCTGCTCAGCAACGGCCATGTAGTGTTGGGACAGCGCCTCGTTGATTCGGTCGACGACCACGGCGACGCTCTCGACGGACGTGGCCGCGCGCCTGCCGTCGAGGCGGGCCTGAGTCAGCGGGTTGGTCGGGGCGCTGATCTCGGAGGCGAGGTACTTCGCGTTGAGCAGCGTCGCTAAGTCATCGTCGGACAGGACCCCTGTGTGCCCGAACGTGACAACGTCCGCGTCCGCGATCTTGTCGCCGATTGGCATTCCCTCAGCGATGCCGAGGATGAACTGCACCTGCTCGTCCGTGAACCCATGCATGGCAGGCGCCTCTCGAGGCTTCCGCTTCTGCTCCTCCGGGAAGGCCCACCGCATCCCATCGATGAAGCCAATCAGACGCGGATCCGCGCGGAACCACTCGCCGTGGAGCCGCAGGTCGGCGAAGCGCTCGTGGAGGCCCCGCTCGTGCTGCGGGCTCCCGGGGGCGAACGCGAGCAGCTTCAGCGGCTTTGAGTTGCCGGTCTGGAGCGCCGAGAGCCGCGCAAACGGGTCCCCGCCCGTGTAGCCGATCTTGATGGCCCCGTCGGGGGCCTCCTGGATGAAGTAGATCGGCATCAGGCGGCCCTCCGCGTGCGGCCCGCCGGCGTCGGCAGACCGAGGTCACGGGCGGCCATCTTGGCCCCGTGCATGACCGACGTGTGGTCGCGGTCGAACAGGGCGCCGATCGATGGGTAGCTCCACCGCCGTTCCTCGTGGAACCACAGCCAGATCCGGTGTCTCACACGCACGACGTGGGCATGCCGCCGCGTGCCGAACACGTCCTCCAGCAGGACGTTTCCGTCTATGCAGAATTTGTTGATATCTCCCAGCAGTCCGAGCTGGTCGAGGTGGGCCAGCCGGCGCTTCAGGTTCTTGACTTGGTCAGCATCCGGCGATAAGGATTCCTGCGTCACGAGACCACCTCTCGTTCTGAGACGCCGACGGCTCCACCCGCCGGCGTTTCGCTTTTTGTGGCGCGCCTGCTCGCCGCCGCGAACAAGCCAAGCTGTCCACGGCTCGCAGCCCTTGCCGCCACGCCGTCGCTCTCCGCGTCGAACCGCGCGGCCATGGCGCGGCAGTAGGTCTCCTCGCGCTCGACCAGGATGCAGCGCCGGCCGTTTCGGACCGCGCCGATCCCGGTCGTCCCAGAGCCCGCCGTCAGGTCGATGACCGGCTCGTCCGTGTCCTCGCGGTCGATGAAGAGCTCGAGCAGACGCACCATGAGCTCTTCCGGCTTCTGCGTGGTGTGGACGCGCTCCTCGCCGTCGGGTGAACCGCGGTCGAGAACGATCGGGATCGCCCAGTCCGCCGGGAGCCCGCCGCCGTTCCAGCGCTTCGCCTTCGGCTTCCCGCGAGCGCCGCGCGCATGGTGGAGGAGGATCGCCTCGCGGCTGACGGCGGGCCGGTCGCCGGAGACCTGCGGCGTCGAGCAGAGCTTCCGCCACGAGCCCTCGCGCACGTACTCGGCCCCTGCGGCAGCGAGCGAGAGACGCCAAAGCCATGTCCCCTCGGTGTCGGCGAAGGTCGCGATCCAGCGGGCGGCCAGCGCGACGGCCGCGCGGGCGAGCGATCGGCGGTCCCGTGGCCAGAGCGGGTCGAAGCCGATCTCCATCTTCCGGCGCTTGTTCGCGGGGCTCGTGAGGGAACCGCCGGCCTTCGAGCCGACGACCCCGTGCCGCTTTCCGAGAGACCGCGCGCTCGCGTGCACGTGGGGCGAGTAGGCCGGGTCGAATGCGACGAACCCGCGCACGCCGGCGGCGGCGAGCTGAAGCCCGATAGCGGCGCCGTCTCCGTGGTAGATGGTGACCAGGCCGCGCTGGTAGAAGGGCGTGGGGAGCCCGGTCGGGACGTCCAGCGGCTCCGCCAGCATCGCTTGTCGCTCGGCCTCGACCAGCAGAGTCCAGAGCGCGGCGCCGTTGGCGTCCTCGAGGACGAGCTCCTTCAGAGCGGTCAGCAGAGCGGGCTCGATCTCCGGCTTCACGCTCCCCTCCCCGTCCACACCTCGACGAGCACGCAGCCTTTCCCGGGCGGCGCACTCTCGACCCACGCCGCGAGGTCGATCTCGCCCTGGGAGTCCCCGCGGAGGTACCCCAGCTCGGCCGGGCCCATCTGCTCCTGCATCCTGGCCCAGACATCCGGCGAAAGGTGATCCGGGCGCTTGCGCTTCCCGATCTGGAGCCGGTCCAGTGGGACCTTCGTGAAACCCGTGTCGTAGTCCTTCACGCGACCGCTGAACCGCACGATGCGGACCATCGGCCGGCCGGTGAGGGGAGCCGCCGCGCGCGCGCCGATCTGCTCCAGCATGCGCTTCAGCACGCGGGCCTTGAGCTTCTTCAGCGCCCACGTGCCGAATCGCCCCATCTCCACGAGGCGGTTCGTCGTCGGCGCGTCTTCGAGCGGCAGCACGCAGCGGAGCACCAGAGAGCCCACGCCCTCCACGCGCTCGACGGCTGGCTGCACACGCCCGCCCTTGAGCTTCTTCTCCGGCGGCGGCGGCTCGGCGAGGCGCTGGTCGACGAACGCGAGCGCCGCAGCCACGTCGAACGCCTTGGCGGGCTTCCTCGGCTTCTTCGCGGCGGCCGGCTCACCCGTGGTGGCCCGGCGGCGGAACGCGGCGCGCCTCATGACGGCTCCTCCTCTTGCGCGGGCGCCTCGGACTCGTCCTGCTTCGGCTCCACCGGGAACATCTCCAGCGTCCTCTCGTCACGGATGTCGCGACAGGCGCACTCGCCGCCGCCGAGCAGTGGGCACCACGGCCTGTGGATTGTCATGTGGCCTCCTGCGCTGCGCGAGCCTGCAAGGACGGTATCAGAGCGCAAGTCGCGACTCTGTCATGCGCGGAGCGGAGGCGCCATGTGGGGAGAGTAGGAATCGACGATGTGCGTTGTCGGTGCAAAGCGCGCTCGCGGTTGCGCTTCGCCGTCAGCTCGTCTCGACGGCATCCGCAACTCCGCACCTTCTCGCGCACGAGGTCGTCCTTGAGCACGGTGACGATCTGCCCGCAGGTGCAGCGGCAGCGCACGCGGAGCCGGGTGCGGCGCCCGCGCCGGCGCTGCGTCACGAAGGCGAGCGTCCGGAGGCGCCCGTGCCACCTTCGGACCGGCGCGCACCGGCGCCGCTTGCCGGCGGAGACGATCTCGATGGGCTGCGCCTCGAGGATCTCGACGTGCCGCAGCAGCAGCCCGGCCACGAGCAGGTGCAGAATCGCCGTGTGCTCGAGGCGGTAGAGTAGCGCCGGACCGACGAAGCGCGCGCCAGAGTCGCGAACCTCCTCGGCGGCGATCTCGGCGGCGTGCGCCTGGATGGCGGCGAGGTCGCAGCCGGCGACGTTCGCGGCAAGGGCGAGGACGTCGAGCGTCACTCGGCGCTCCCGGCGCGCTTCGGCGCCCTCAGCCCGCGGTACTTCTCCAGCACCTGCTCCGCGGTGGGCTGCTGCTTCCGCGGCGCCGCCGGGACGGGTGCAGCACTCTCCACGGCGGGGCGCGCACGCAGCGCCGGCGGCGGCATCGGGCCGCCCGGGGCGCGCGGGCCGCGAGGCCGGCCGGGCCCCCGCTTCGGCGGCGCAGGCGGCTCCGGCGCAGCGGCGGGCTCCACGGCGTGAGGCTCGTCGTCCAGCGGCTCCACGGGCTCCGGCTCGACCTCGGCGTCGCCGGCCGCCTCGATGCGCTCCGCCAGCGCGAGGAGCTTGCCTCCAGCGAGCAGCAGCCCGGCCGCGTACCGGCGGAGCAGCCGCGCCAGCGCCGTCCCGGCGAGGCGGAGGAACGCCGGGCGCTGCTGGATCTCCCGCACGACCTGCTCCGCGTACGCGTGCGCGCGCTGCATCTCCTCCGGCGAGAGCCACTGCGTGAAGTCGACGGCGGGTGTGGGCTGCTGCGGCTCTTGCTGCACATGGCTCCGATCCGGGCGGCGCGCGGCGCGCCCTGCTGGCGTGGCGGTCGGCTCGGCCGACATGTCGATGGCGAAGGCGAGTCCAAGCTGCGTCACAGGGGACCTCCGGAAACGACGTACGGGTGGAGCTCCAGCCCGGGCTCGCGGTACCGGTCGAGCTCAGCGACGGCGCACCCACGCCACCAATCGGAGCTCGCGAGGTCGCCTTCGCCGCGGCAGCGGAGCGCGTGGCTCGCGAACGCGGCGGCGCTCCGGACGAAGTGCAGGCGGCCGGTGAACCGCACGGCCGCTGCGGCGTCGTAGAGAACGCGGGCGCGAGCGACGTCGTCGGTCGCGGCGTCGATCCCGGCGAGGTCCCCGCCGTGACCGATGGCTCGGAGGTCGGCGGCGACGGCGGCCAGCAGCTCGTCAAGCGTCACGGGCGCCTCCCTTCAGCGGCGCGGGCGGCGCGCATCCCGATCAGCGCGGCGATGACGCGGACGACGATTTGCTGATCCGTCGTGCCGTCCGCCACGACGACCATGCCGATCGGGCTGGTGCGGCCGCGGCGCTTGCCCTCCGCGATGAAGCGCCGCGCCCCGTCGAGGCTGCTCTTCACCTGGACGCGGTACAGGCGATCGTCGTCGCACAAGACGACGATGTCCGCGCCGATCCGGTCCTCTCGCGCGCCGCCGGCGCGTACGCCGACGATCCAGTTCGGCAGCGCCGCAGCGCGGAGCGCGGAGAGCACGCGGCGCTCGTTCGCGAAGCCGCGTACCTCGCCGAGGCGCTCTCGGGCGGCGCCGGTCGCGGCGGCGACCTCGGCGGCCGTGGCTCCGCGGCGGAGCAGGGCGGCCTCACGCGCGTCCTCGGCGCGGTCGATCAGGCCGGCGAGGCTCATTCGGCACCGTCCTCTCCGCCGACGCCGCTCATGTCGCTGTCGCCGGCGTCGGTGGCGCACACGGGCATCGCGTCGCAGGCGGCGTGGCAGTCGTCCCGCAGCACGCCGCAGTCGCGGTGGCACGAGTCGCACGCGTCCTTGACGAGGCAACCCGTCAGCGCGAGCAGCGACAGGAGGCCGAGCGCGCGCTTGGCCCGTTCGGACAGCGCGAGCAGCGCCTCGCCGCGCGCGGCAGCGAAGATCAGCAGGGCGCTGACGAACACGAGGACGGTGCCGCTCATCGGGAAGCCCTCCCGGCCTGGGCATCGCGGCCCGGGGCGCGCCTGGCGCTGGGCGCCCGGGACGTGTGCGCGCTCTGGGCGCACGAAGGCGCGGCGGGGGCCGCGGCAAGGACGTCCAGCGGGGGCATCACGCCTCCCCCGGAGCGGTCTCGTGGACCGAGCCGACGTGGTGGGAGGCCGCGTGGACCGCGCGCGCGTTGCCGGCGCTCCGGCACCAGGTCGCGTGCTCGTCGTCGTTGGTGGTGCCGCAGTCGTCGCAGGCGGCGGGGGCGACGTAGCGGCGCGGGCCGTCAGCGAGGCGCTCGTACAGGCGGAAGGTGCGGGGGCGGCGGCGTCGCATGGGGCTCTCCTGGTGTCCGCCGGCGATGACGCGCAGGTCGGGCTGGTAGTGGCAGCAGCAGGCGCAGGGGTCGGTGCCGATCCGGTGGTCGCAGAGCTCCGGGTCGACGTGGTCGCAGCAGCAGCCGACGTCGCCCGCAGCGTCGCGCCACTCGGTGGGGGTGACGGGGCGCATCACGAGGCGGCTCCGTCGGTGAGGCATGCCGGGCAGGTCACCGCGCCGCGCTCGAACGCGTAGAGGCGGCCGTCGTCGCGGAGGTACACGCCATCCGGCAGACCCTCTGGCTGCCCGCTCCACTTCGGCGTGTCCCACGAGCCGTCGCAGGCGATGCGGACGTGCGGCTGGCTAGCCTCGTCGGAGAGGTGGACGGGCGCGCTCACCGGCCACCTCCCGCCGCGCCGGAGCGCGAGGAGGCGGAGGTGGTGGCGAAAGTGACCGTCGAGCCGCGAGTGGCGTGGATGGCGTCGAGCGCCGCGGTGAGGTCAGCCTTGGACCGCGGCTTCCGCAGATCGTCGTTCGACGAGAACGCGCGAACCCCGGCGTCGGTGACCACGCACAGCGCTATGTGCTCCGCGCTGTACGGCCAGCGAGCGACGCCGCAGTCGCAGATGATGTGGACGATCGTCCGGCTGGCCCGGGTGCGCCCGACCTCCAGCGGCAGCGACCCGGGCTCGACGATGAGCGCCGCCGTCCCGTCGCCGCTGCGCTGGAGCAGCTGAAGCGGCTCGGCCCACGCGAAGGTGCCGTCGTCGCAGTACCCGAAGCCGCCGGTGGGCGCGAACGTGGCACTGAAGCCAGCTAGAAGGCGGCCCAGCCTCGCGTTGTTCTCTTCGGCGAACCTGTCACCGGCCGGACCCACGCCGACGGGCACGTGAGCGAACGCGAGGAACCCGTCGAGCCACCACGACAGGAGAACGTGCAACGCGTAGGCGTCGTAGACGCTGTAAGCAGAGTCGCTCTGCGTCAGGAACTGGGCCACCCACGTTTGGCCGGCGTCGCTGTAGAAGAGGCGGAGGCAGTGCTCGACCTCCTCCGGGTCCATCCCCTTGGCCCGGTCGCGCCAGTAGCAGTTCTGGAGCTCTCGCTCGTGAAGCGTGAGCGAGCTCATCGAGCACCTCCCGCCGCTCCGCGGTCGGCGCCCGCCGTCACGTCCAGGACCCGCTCGGCGAGCCTCGCGGACCCTGGGCCCCACGCGACGGAACCGCCGCGAAGGTCGAGCGCCAGACGAACGAGGTCGTCCGGGAGTGCGGACGCCAACGCCAGGACGTCCGTCCACAGCGCCTGCGCGAGGCCAGCCGCCTGCTGTGTGGACGCGCCGCGGAGGAACGCCTCGGCTGCCTGACGAAGGTCACGGCCAAGGTCACGCCCGGCGGCGCGGTCGACTCCGAAGCTTCCGGAATCGTTGGGTGGGTCGACAGGGACTCGAACCCTGGACCTACGGATTAAAAGTCCTTGGGTATCACGTGTCATATCGGGAGCTTCCGCGCCGTATGACCGCTGCGTGACCGTCGAGGTCACGGCGCTGGTCACGCCGTTGGTCCGAGCGCCTCCGGCGCCGTTGCCTCCCCCGCCCTGCCGCCGGGTCGCCGCCGCCGCCGCCGCGATGGCGCTGTCGGCGAGGTGGGCGTACCGCTGGGTGATCGTGATCGAGCTGTGGCCGAGGTGCTCCTTGACCTCCTCCAGCGACCACGTGCGCCCCCACCAGCCGGCGACGAGCGACGACGCGCAGCTGTGGCGGAGGTCGTGCCAGCGGAACGGGCGTTCCTTGACGAGGATCCGCTTCATGTACTGGCCCAGCAGGAAGACCTTCTGCTGCCGGCGCGAGCCGTCCGGCATGTCGACCTGCACGCCCCGGTGGAGCGGGGTCTTGCCCGGCTGCATGCGCCCGCCGCGCTCGCCGGGGAACATGAGCCGGTGCGGGTTGCGCTTCCGGTTCGGCCGCTTCTTCGAGACGGGCGCGAGGTAACTCGGGAGGAGCTCGAGCCAGCGCCGGCACACCTCGACAGCCTCCTCGGAGAGGAACACCTTGCGGATCCTTCCGTTCTTCGGCGGCTCGCCCTTCGAGCCGTACCGGACGACGATGTGCGGCTGCCGGTCGTCGATGTGGACGTCTGGGAGCTCCAGGTTGAACTGCTCGCCCTGGCGCACGCCGGTTAGCAGCGCGAAGCGCATGATGAGGCGGTCGGCCTCCGGAATTCCCTCGTCATCGCGGAGCCGGTCCTGCTCCTCGGGCGTGAGGTAGGTCCACGGCTCGTGGGTGCGCCGCTCGGCCTTGAGCTTGATCTGCGCGGCCGGGTTGGTCGCGATGAGCCCGGACTGCACCGCGGCGTGAAGCGCGAGGCTCAGCAGGTTGAGGATCTTCTTGAGCGTCGAACGCTTCACGCGGCCGCGCTTCCGGCCGCCCACGTACGGCGTCGCGACGTTGCGCGTCCGGAGCCGGTCGAAGTGCTCCACGATGTCGCGCGTCTGGATGTGCGGGAGGGGCCAGTCGATGAAGGGCGCCGCGAGGACGTGCGTGTTCCATCGATTGATCTCGGTCCGGATGGCCCGGACCTCACCCGAGAGCTCACGACGCGCCATGAACTTGGCGCCCCACGCGCGGAGCGTGACGCCCCCGACCGGAGCCACCGCACCGTCGGCGAGCTGCCGGAGCATTGCGTCCCGGACCGCGTTTGCCTCGTCCTCGCTGTCGAAGGTGCCGAGGCTCTTGCGGCTTGCGTCGGCGAGCGTCAGGCGCACGCGGAACTTGCCGCTCGGAAGGCGGTCGACGCAGCCGGCTCCTGCGGTTCGGCGCGTCACGGCTTCTGGCTCCCGACCGTCGAGAGGGACAGCAGGCCCTTCCGCTGGGCGATCTGCTGCGCGCGGCGCGCGGTCACCTCATCGACGGGCCCCGAGGGGCGATAGGGCGGGCGCGGACCGCGACGCGACTGGGTTACCGGCGCCGCATTGGCTGGGAGGGGCGGCTTCGCGTCGGCGCCGTCTGCGCCAGGCTCCTCCAGCACCGCGAGCATCGCCTTGAGCCCAGCCGTGACAGCGCGTCGAAGCTGATCGTCCATGGTCACCTTCCTCCCCTCCATCACGTCACCCACCCTTCCGCCGGCACCTGCTCCTCGCTGGCGCCGTAGTTGACGTCGCCATCGCGCCTCGGGCGTTCCTCGTGCTCGCGCGCGTCGTCTGCCTCCACGTCGCGCATCAGCATGCGGCCCTCCGGGAGAGGTACACGTCGCACGCCATGAGCCCGTCGACCGCCCACTCGACGCCAACCGCATCTTTCAGGAACCACGTGATGCGGCTGAGCGCGCGGCGCCGCTGCCAGTCGGCGACGGCGCCGTGCTCCGGGAGAGCCGCCTCGAGCATCTCGATCGCCGAGGCGGTGGCGCCGATGACGTCCGCCGCCGGCGCCTCATCCTCCGCCAGCGAGCACATCGCCGAGGTGAACGCCGCCGGGCGCCTCGGGGTCGCGTCGGCGATCGTGGCGAGGATGAGCCGCCGGGCGTCGTCCCGCGTCCACGGCGTCGGCTCCTCGGGCGAGCGCGGCGGCGCCAGCGGCTCAAGCGCGGCGACGGGCGGCGGGGCCGGGAGCGCGGGGGAGACCTCGCCGGCGTAGTCGAAGCCGTTCTCGAGGAGCCAGCGCGCCGTCGCGATAGGATCCTGGAGGCGCTGTCCGTCGACGAGCAGCGGGTGCCCGCTGCCGGTCCACCGCTGCCCCTCACGCGGCGCCGGGGCGACGACGCGTAGCCCCACCGGGATCGAGTCGATGCGGCAAAGCGGCGCGTCATCGGCTGAGGCGCCGCGGGTGACCCACCACCTCTCATCGAACGCGCGCGTGATCACCCAGCCGACGTTGAGGGCCCACTCCCACGCGACCCTCGCCCCCGGCTCGAACACCTGCGGCACCTCCGTCTTCAGCTCGCGCATACGTCCTCCACGGCGCTCTCCAGCGCCTGCACGGCGAGACGCTGCGGCGCCTCGCATCCTCCCGCGATCCGCTCCAGAGCTCCGCGCAGGTGGCGCGCCTCCGCGCCGACGACCGCCGCCCGGTCGCACTCGGCGCGCAGGTGGCGGTGGTCCTCGACGCGGAGGATCGTCAGCCCGTGCTTGTCGATCTCCCGCACGAAGTCCGCCTGCTCGACCACCTTGGCGCGCGCGGCGTCGCGCTCTCCGCGGAAGCGCTTCGCCGTCGCGATGATCCTCACCAGCCGGGCCCGCATCCGGCGCGCCCTCGCCTCGAGCACCGCGGTGCTCGCGTCCCGCCGCGTCTCGGCGACGTGGTAGGCGATGAGCGCGGCGCCGAGGAGCCACGGGACCAGCTGCACCCCCCGGGCCCTCACGATGCCAGCTCCACGGGTGCGGGTGAGCCGTCGCGGCGAACGATGCCGCTCTCCGTGGGCTCCGGGCGCTCGGTACCGAGGAGTTCCTCGAGAGCCTCGCGGGCGTCTCTGTACGCGAGCGCCTCCGCCTTGCCGGCGCCCTGGGACACCCTGGCCGCGTCCGCGCGCCTGTAGCGGACCCACGCCTTCGAGATGTCGCCGAGGAGACGGTGCGCTTCGGCGTTGCGCTCGGCCTGGTACCAGAGCCGCTGCCGCGTCCGCCGTACCGCGGAGACGCCGCCGGTGAAGAGGCCAGCGAGGAAGCCGAGGACGACTCCAGTGGTGACGATCGCGAACAGGTTCATGTGCGCCCCTCCTTCGCTCGCCGCGCCTGGGCGATGCGGATCAGGTCGTGTCCAAGTAGTTCAACAGCATCGGTCGGGAGTGCTTCGCTGTAGGCTTTCGCCACCTCGACGCCCCAATCGGGCCGCCTTTCGGCGACGAGAAGCAGGTGCTCCAGGGCGAACGGCTTTGTCGGCTCGTCGCTTAGCGCGAGCGAGACATGCTGCGGCTGCACGTCGACCACGCACGCAAGCTCACTGAACGAGATCGGCCTGAACGCACCACGCACGAGTTTCACGGCGCGCTTGCGCGCCTCGTGCCTGACGCCGCTCTGGAGCTGATAGGAACTGCGCGCCTGCGCAGGTGACGGGACCACCGGCGCAACCACATTGCGCGCCGCGACCTGTGCCGCAAGCTCTGCGATATGGATGACGCCGGCGCCGCTCGGCGGAGACGCACTCGCGCGCTCTCCGGATGGGATACTACTGCTCTTGTCACGGAAGATGCTCATTGTTCTACGATCCCCCGCAGACGGTTGGGGCCGAGCGACGCACCAGAGTCACTCGGCGACATTCTCTCTCGCGTGATCGCCGGCATCGTCCCGGCAAATGAGGACGGCGGCGGAGGCTACATGCCCCATGGGGGCGGGATAGGCGGCGTCGATCTTCCGCTGGATCGCGTCGAGGAGGTCCTCGACAGACACGGCATCGAGGCCGGTGGCAATGACGCCGCGAGCGCGCTCGAGGTCGGCCTCGATGGCGGCGATGCGCGCACGGGCCTCGGTCATCCCAGCGAGTGCGCCTTGATGGGCCTCGGCCTGGACTCGGGCGGCAGCCTCGAATGCGTCGGCGCGCGCCCGCTGCTCGCGCTCGCGGTGCTGGGCGTTCTCCAGGAGCGCCTCAAGGGCGGCGATACGCTCGCTCTTGCCGTCGCGCTCCGGACGGTCGACGCCGTCCCAGGTCGCCTCGAGGTCGGCGGCGGGCGGCGCGCTGGTGACCACCTCGGGGTCGGCATTCTCGTGCGGGTGCATGGGCTACCTCCCACCCGCGGCGGCGCGGGCGCGGAGCGCTTCGAGGCGCTCGCGGCGCGCCTGCTGGTACTGATGCAAGCCGCGGATGGGCGCAAACCGGAGCGCGACGACCACGCCGTTTCGCGTGAGCCACGACCGCCTCGGGACCGCGCCGCCGGTCCAGAGCTCAATCATCTCGGCGGCGATCTCGTCCGGAGTCGACCGGCCGCAGCGCCAGTAGCAGATGCTCTGGGTCGAGCACGGGATCTCAGCGGCCGCCTGGGCCTGGGTTACCCCGCGGGAATTGAGGAACTCGTCGAGCAGAAGCTCTCCGTCGCGGCCGTCGAACCCCGCATCGAACTCGCGGAGCACCTCGCCACGCACGCGGCCACCAATCGTATCGATGTAGTCCGCTACTGGCCCGGTCGGCAGGAACCACTCGGTGGTGCCGTCGCCGGCCTCCAGGTACATGCGCGCGTGGCGGAAGTCCCAATGCCAGTCCTTCTCTTCCCGCTGGCCACCCGGGGCCGTGGCGATGACCTCGAGCGCATCGCCGATGGAGGCGGAGATGTCGGCAGCCCGGCGCTCAGGGCGCACCGAGTGACCGACCTTGATCGGGCCGCCATGCGGGCGCTGAAGGAAGTAGACGACGGAGCCCACGGGTCAGGCTGCCCCTCGAGCCGCAGCCATCGCCTCGCGCTCGCTCTCGACCAACCAGTCATCGGCGAGGATCGTCGGCTTGCTGAGCTTGCCGCCCTTGACCGCCTTCCGGCTCCAGAGCGCAATGTGGGCGCGGCTGATGGTGTCGGGGCGGGCGATACCGTGCCGCCAGTTGTGGATGGTCGCCCTCGCGTACGGGGGCGACTTCCCGACGAGGACGGTGATCTCGGAGGCGACCTCGGCGGATGAGAGGCCGCGCTCGTCGACGAGCTCGTCGAACTTCTTGGACCCGGGGGTCGGGTACGGACCCGGCTTGGCTGTTCTTCTCACGCCCCAATTGTATGCACGACAAGACGAACTGCGCAAGGGGGAACCGGTGACGGAAGTTTTTTCCGCAATACATGCGGGGTGTTACAGGAGAACGATGCGCAGATCCGAAGCGAGGAAGGTGCTCGCCGCGTATGTGGCCGACCGGCTCGGGCGCGAGTGCGCCGAACGACGCGGCGCGCAAGCGGAGATCGCTCGGGCGCTTGGCTTCAGCCGTGGGCACCTCAGCAACGTGCTGCGGGGCCAGTACTCCGTCGGCGAGGACCTAGCCGCACGATTGGCCGACTACTGGGGGATGACTTACGACCAGCTCCATGCGGAGGCCGAGAAGTGGGGCAAAACGTCTCAGCGACCGGCCGCAGTGGATAGACCAGAGCCTTGGCGCCGATTGAAGGATCGGCCGGAATGGACAGCGAGCCTCGAATCTGCTCGGGCGTTCTACAAGGATATCCCGGACGACTATTTCCTGCGCGTTGGCGCCATCCTGGACGACGTGAGCCGTCACATTGACGCGCAGTTCATCGGCGAAATGGCGAGGGTGATCTGGAGTGCCGAGGTCCGTGAGTCTGCCGTGCCCCCCGTATCTGTGGTGGAGACAACGAAGCACAGTCACGGGAAAGACAAAAAGTCTGGCGGCAGTTGAACCACAAACGGTATGGTGAGATCACCGATGTAGTGCTCTGGGCCCGGCCGTAGCCCAGAAGGGGGTGGTCAGTGACTATGACGCCGAACAACCGCTTGGCCGTAGAACACGCCAATGACGGTTGTGGGTGCGAAATGCACCGAGGGACACCGACCCGTAGGGATCTCGATGCATTCCCGCATCCGTACGCGATCGCAGACGTTCTGGGATTCCGCGTCGTCGAGGTACCTTCCCTCCCCGCCGGCGCCGAGCAGATGACGGACGGCCGCACCATCTGGGTCGCGTGGGCACACGACCAGCGCCAGCGCGGCAGCAGGCTCTTCCGCGCCATTGCCGCGGCCCTGCTCTCCGCCCAGGGGGCGCCGCGCTCGGAGGCTGCGGCCTACGAGCTCGCCGCGAAGCTGGCCGTGCCGCCGGAGCTCATGCGACGCGTGGGCCTGGACGAGACCATCCGCCGGCAGGCATGGGCGACCGAGTGCCTGATCCGCTGGTGGTGGAACGCCGCCGTCGTGGAGTAGGCAGCCGGCTCTCGTCGTTCGCGCAATACATTTCCGGTTGACGTATTGTCTTGCGAGCAATACCATGGTCTCCGTCAGGCCGCGCTTGCGGCCGAGGAGGCCCGATGCTCTCAGCCGTCTCCGCCCTTGCTTCTCCGCCGCGCACCGCGCCGGCCGTTCCGTTCGCTGACCGCGCCGTCGCTGCGCTGCTTCACGGGGGCGGCGAGCTCGCCAGCGCCCGTCGCTCGCGGCCCACCGGGCGGCTGCGGTACTTCGCCGAGCCCCGGCCCTCCGGGCGCGTGGCGGTGGAGGTCGTCGAAAGCCCCTATGGGGCCGAGCGGAGCGCGCTGGAGCACGCGGCCCGGCTGCTGCGTGGACGCGGGTTCAGGGTGCTGGAGCTTCCGAAGAGCGGGCGCCTCATCGTGTGCGCGGGCCGGAGGGTGCAGTGAACGCCGCTCGCATCTCGACCTTTGGCGGCTACGAGACCGCCCTCATCGCCGCCGCCAAGCTCAACGCCGGTCTCGGCGACGCCGCCCGGGTGCCCGGCTACCGCGCCGCGCTCATCGCCTCGCTGGAGCGCCTGCACCAGGCCGGCTGCGGCCCGTGGATCGCGGAGTGGCTCGAGTTCCTGAACGACGAGCGCTGCTGGCTCCCGATCTGGGAGGCCGACGGCCACGAGATGGTCAAGACGCTCGGCGCACTCCTGAACCTGGACGAGATGGCGCTGGAACTGCCCTGCCCGCGCAGCGTCCCGATCACTCCCCCGCCCTCGGTGACGGCTGAGGCCGATGAGCACGCCGCCGCGCGCGACACCCGCGACACGCTGCCGCCGCTCGGCGACGTGGAGCTCTGGGACCTCGAGAAAACCCTCGTTCCGGTTTGAGGAGGACGCCATGCGAGCATTCGAGACCTTCCGATCCGAGCTTCTTGCGGCCCTCCGCGACGCGACCCGTGGCTACGGCTGCGACTCCTGGGAGCGCGCCGTGAGGACGCTCCCCCGCGCCGGCGCGCCGGAGTGGCGCGAGGACTGGCTCTACGCCGTCTCGGGCCACGGCAACGACGGCATGATCTACCAGGTCGAGCGCGAGCTCGGCCGGGCCGGCAACACCCCGCGGAGCGCCCGCGCGTGGCTGCGCGTCTACGATCTGCTGGTCGGGCTGCGCGAGGAGTTGCGGACCGCGCCGGCGGTTGCGCCGGTGGTCGCGATCGGCGCCGATCCGGTCAAGGTCGCCTGCGAGTGCGTCTCCGGGTGCGCCGAGTGCGACGGCGAGGGCGTGACGTTCGTCGAGCCGGAGGCCGCGTGAACCGCCCGGCGACCCGAGGCTCCGTGTGGGTCCGCCGCGAGGCTATCGCGCGCGCTGTTGCCGGCGAAGCGCTCGGCGGCGCAGAGGTCTGCACCGTGCTCGGTGTGACTTCGGCAGGTGTCGACGCTCTGACGTGGGGCGGCATGCGCAGCACCGTGCTGACGCCGGTGTTCCTCGACCTGTGGGAGCGAAGTCCCAGGCGCGATCTCTGCGTCTCTCGCACCGTCCGGCTGCTCGACCGTAAGGTGTCGCCGGAGCTCGACATCCGGCGTGGCGGATCGACCGTGTTCGTCCACGAGTGGGACTCGCTCGCGGCCGTGCGACGCGCGCTCGCCGGGTACGGATTGCGGCTCGGGAAGGTGGGGAGGAGGAAGAAGTACGGTCCGATCGGGTATCGATACGTGGGCACGACGTGGAGCGTGCGCGGGCACTTCCGCGAGCCAGCGCCGGCGATGGAGGGCAAGTGAACCGCACCGGCGCCCCTGGCTTCGGCGACGCCGACGACGCCCTCGACGCCGAGCGCATCGACGGCATCGGGCACATCGCCCGCACGCAGCGCCTGAGCCCCCGCGGCCTGCACCAGAGCCCGGCCTACCTGCGCGGGCGCGTGGAGCGGCTGGCGGCGCGGCTGCGGGAGGAGGGCGGTGACCCTGGCAAGGTCGTCACGGCCGAGGATACGGCGGCTCTCCTCGCGGAGGTGCTGCGGCTGGAGGGGGAGATCGGCGCCGCGCTGAATCGGAAGCGCGAGCCGGTGACGGGACTGGACGAGCCGGGCGCCGGTGAGGCGATCGCGGCGGAGTGAAGGAGGGGTCATGGTCGGAGCACACCGGGTCATCCGGACGGCGAGCGAGGTGGCGGGATTCGTCGGCTTCATGGCGGCATGGGGCTGGGTGACGGTGAAAGGGCTCGTGAAGCACCCGGTCGCCCTTCTCCGCACCCTGCGGGGTGCCAGGTGATCGGCGCGGCCACCACGGTCCTCGTCACGCGCACGGTGGTGATCCGCCGCGGGCGTCGCATCGAGGTCTGCATCGAGCGCTACGACGTCGCCGTCTGCGAGGAGAAGCCGGGGAAGGCGCCGCTCCTGCTCGACACGCGCACGGGCGAGCCCTGGGCCGGCGCGTTCACCCCGGAGGAGCAGGCCGAGGCGGACGCGCTGCTGGAGCGGGCGCGGGAGATGCGGCGGCTGGATGAGACGCGGTGGCCGAGGGCGGCGTGATGGTGACGATCGGCGATCTGGCCGCGGCCGCGCTCGGCGTCTCCATCGCTGCCGGGCTCGTGTTCGCGGCGTGGTGCCTCGGCGTGCTGCTGGCCGATGCGGTGTGGGCGGCGAGACGGGTTGTGCGGCGGTGGCGGCAGAATGGCCGCTGAGGAGGAGCGATGGCGACGAAGAAGATGACGGGCAAGGACATCTCGACGGAGCAGGTGCTCGCCGCGGTGGGCGACGGCGCGACGTTCGGGGACATGTGCGCGAAGCTCGGACTGCCGTGCGACTCGCGCGCGCTCGACCAGGCGCTCCAGCGGGAGAAGCGCGCGGGGCGCATCCGCCTCGGCGAAAAGCGGCGGTGGGTCAAGGCGGATGCGCCGCCAGCGGCGAAGGCGAAGCGCGAGAGGTCGGCGTGACAGCTCCGAAGCTGTTCGCGCTCGCGACGCTGGTCGATTCTGGCGACCGGTTCGTCACGGTCGACGCCGGCCACGCTGGTCACTTCGACCTGCACTTCAACAACCTCGTGCCGGCGGAGATCGCGGCGCTGAACGGGAAGCATCGTGCGCTCCGCGTCACCATCGAGCCCGCCTCCCCCGCCCCTTCGCCGCCTCGCTCCGCCGAGGAGATCGCGCGGGAGATGGTTCAGCCGATGACGCGGGAGGATCGCGTCGACGGCGAGTTTCGCATGCTGGTGCGGGCCGGAGGCTGGCAGACCGAGGTGTCGACGCGCGCGCCAGACACGCTCGTCTGCGTCGTCGCCCGTGCCATCGAGCAGGCCAACGTTGACGGCGCCGCGGCGGAGCGCGCAGCGCAGAACGAGCGACTGACTGCGCAGATTCGCGACGACTGGAAGATCCCCGCGGTCGACCATTACCGCGAAGGCTTGCACCGCATATGGCGGGGCGAGCCGAACCCGCAGGCAATCGCGTGCTCGTACCTCGGCGAGGACGACCCGTCGCAGCCCCGCGACCTCGCCGGCCGCATCCGCGCGCTGGTGATGGAGTACGCGGGGCGGTGGTGCGACGCAGTTGGCGATGCGGACGTGGGCGTCGAGAACGCGCTGGCCGCGCTCCGGTTTGCTCTGGCGGCTCACAACAGAGGCGGCGACGTCCAGAACCACATTCTCTGGATGAAGCAGCGAACGTGCCAGTACACGCGCAGAGCAGCCGACGAGCTCGAGGCCATCGTGCGCGAGTGCGGGGAGGAGAAGCGGTCATGAAGCTCAAAGTCGGCCAGACGGCGACGTGGACATCCCAGGCCGGCGGCATCGCCCGCGAGAAGACCGGGAAGGTGCTCGCGATCGTCACCGCGGGGGAGAGCCTCGGGATCGTGCGGCGGCGACTCAGGCTCGACGTGCTCCGCCGGGACGTGAAAGCGGACGCCGACACGTCGATGTTCGATCGGTACCTCATTGAGGTCATGGTCGATCGCAAGCGCGGCGGCCCGAAGCCGGTGCTCTACGTGCCCAAGTGCTCGGTGGTCGACGCGCAGGTGGCTGCCGCGCCGGAGGCGAAGGCGCGCCAGGAGTCGTTCCGCCTCATCACGGAGGCCCTGTGACCGCGGCCGCCCAGCTCTGCCGCTGCTGCCGCGGCGTCGGCGCCGTCGTGGAGGAGCTCCGCGCCCGCGGCTGGCGCGCCCGGCGAACGGTGGCCTGCGAGGCGCCCGGCTGCGTGGGCGGCGTCGTGACGCCCGCGGCGCTCGGGCTGAGGCTGGCGGTGAGCTGGGATGGGCTCGTGGGCGTGTGCAGGGTTGTGGAGGTGGGGCTTTGCTGAGGAGGATGTGATGGACATCGACATTCGCATCGGTCGTTTCAGGCTCTCATGGTCGTCGCGCTCATCGCTCATGCCGGAGAGCGCCCGGGAGATGGAGCAGGAACTCCTGAGCCTCCGCGCTCGGAACCGGCACATCGAGCTCAAGGAGATGGACATGCAGGACCTCCTCCGGCGCGAGCTCCGCGGCGAGCCCGAGGACGAGCCGAGCCCGCACGCGGCGAAGTGCGCGGCCGACCTGATCCGGCGCCTGAAAGAGGAGCTGGCCGAGGAGCGCTCCGGCGCGCGCGAGCTCCTCACCGGGCTGATGAAGCGCGGAGCCACGCTCGCCCAGGTCGCGGACGCGGCCGGCGTCGAGTTGGACGAGCACCTCGACGACAACCAGATCGTCGGCGCGGTCCGGAGCCTGCGGGCGCGCACGGCGCCGCTGGTGCGGAGCGCGGCGTGATCCTCGCCCTCGACATCGAGACCATCCGTCACCCGGACGTCCCGGCGCCGGAGGCCGACGAGCAGGAGGACCGCTGCCCGGCGGCGCCGCATCACCGGATCGTCGCGGCGGCTGGAGTGGTGCTGGAGGAGCAGCACAAGCCGCTCTGGTACGAGGCTGACCGCGCCGTGACGTTCGGCGAGGGCAGCACGGAGGAGCCCGTGATACTGGAGCACCTCGCGCGCGCCTTCCGGAACCGGCCGCAGCTGCTCACCTGGAACGGCGACGGCTTCGATCTGCGCGTGATCATCGCCGCGGCGATGGAGCACGGCATCCCGGTGCCGTGGCTCCTCTCCCGCGAGGTGACCTATCGATACGGCTGTGACGGCCACGAGGACCTCTGCGACACGCTCTCGCAGTACGGAGCGGCGAGGCGTGCCAAGCAGGACGCTTACGCCCGGCGGATCGGCCTGCCGGGGAAGATGGGCGTGGATGGCGGAGACGTGGCCGCGATGGTTGCCGAGGGCCGCCTGGAGGTGCTGCGAGAGTACAACCTCCAGGACTGCGGCCAGCTCGCGGGGGTGTTCATCCGGCGCGAGTACGTGGCCGGGCGGCTGACGCTGGAGGGGTACCGGCAGAGCGCGGCGTCGCTCGTGGGCTTGATGGAGAGAACGCCGGGGCTTCGGCCGATCGTCGAGCACGAGCGGTTCAACCGGAAGCGTTTTTTGCTGGAGGGGTAGATGCTGACGGAATCCCAACGCGCAGCCAGGATGGCGGGGCTCGGCAGTTCGGATATCGCTGCGGTGGCCGGCGAGCACCCGTACAAGAACGCGCACGCCGTCTGGCTGGAGAAGCGCGGGCTCGTGGATCCGCAGCCCGAGACCGACGCGACGTGGCTGGGCCACCAGATGGAGCCCATCATAGCTGCCCGGTACGCGCAGGAGATGGGCGTGCGCATCGTTCCAGGACCCGGCACGGTCGCGCATCCGGAGCACCCGTGGGCGCTCGCGACGACCGACTACGAGCATGCGGACGGCGCGCGCGTGGTCGAGTGCAAGTGGGTTGGAATGCGGCCTATGGCACACTGGTCAATGGATGCGGACGGAGCGCCGATCTACGTGAATCTGCAAATGCAGCATCAGATGTTCGTGCGAGGCATCAACCGCGCCGACTGCGCTGTCATCTTCGGCGCAACTGCCGAGTTCAGGATCTACGAGTTCACGCGGGACAACGGGATAATCGATGCTATCTTCCGCATCGGCCAGCGCTTCTGGCAGCGAGTGCTCGACGGCGAGCCGCCGCCCATCGACGAGACGGAGGAGGCGCGGCAGACGCTGCTCGCGCTCTACCCGACGAGCTACGCGCCGCTGAAGCCGGCGCCGCCGGAAGCTGACCGGTGGTTCCAGGAGCACGAGGCGGCGGACGCCGATGCGGAGGCGGCGCTGGCGAGGAAGAAGCTGGCGGCGAACAAGCTGCGTGAGGCGATCGGGGATGCCGTGGGGATCGAGGGTCCCTTCGGCAAGGCGACTTGGAAGGCGGACAAGAGGGGCGTGCGCACGCTGCGCACCTACCCGAGGAAGGAGCGCGCCGCGTAGGCGCGGAGGACGAGATGGCGAATCAGGCACCGGCGAACATGACGACGACCAACGGCAACGGCAGCGCGGCTGTGGTGAGGGGGCCGCAGGCGCGGCTCAAGGCCATCAAAGAAGAGCTGGCCAAGGCGAGCAAGACGCTGGCGGTGCTGCTGCCGAAGCACGTCACCATCGACCGCATGGTCCGGATCGTGACGTCATCGGTCAGCAGGACCCCTGCCCTACTCGACTGCACGCCGCAGTCGATCGTCCTCGCGACGGCGCAGGCGTGCGCGCTCGGTCTGGAGCCGGGGACCGCGCTCGGGCTCGGCTACCTCGTGCCCTTCAAGAAAGAGGCGCAGTTCATCCCAGGTTACCGCGGCCTGGCGAAGCTCGCGGTGCAGAGCGGCGAGGTGCAGTGGATCCAGTCGCGTGTTGTCTACGAGAAGGACACTTTCTCCATCGACTACGGCACCGAGCAGAAGATCGTCCACGCTCCCTTCCTCGCCGAGGAGGACGCCGGCAAGGTCATCGGCGCCTACGCGGTCGCGGAGATGAAGAACGGCGCGAAGCTGTTCGAGTTCATGACGATCGCTCAACTGGAGGGCATCCGGCGCCGCTCGAAGTCGGCGGACGACGGCCCGTGGAAGACGGACACGGAGGAGATGTACCGGAAGACGACCGTCCGCCGCCTCTGCAAGTCGCTTCCGCTCTCCGAGGAGCGCCTGGAGCGCGCACTTCACCATCAGGCGGTGGCCGAGGCCGGCGAGGCGCCCGACTACGGCGACGTGATCGAGGTGCTCGGCGACGTGGCCGAGGACGCGACGAACGGCGGCGACGGAGCGCCCGCCCCCGAGCCATCCCGCACGGACGCCGCGCGTGACCGTCTCCAGGCGCGGGCGGGCCAGTCGTGAGCCCGGACCAGCGCGTCCAGGCTGAGCTGACGGCGATCCGGCGCGAGCTGGCCGAGATCAAGGCGCTCCTCCTGGGTGGATCGGGTGCAGCAGCGGCGCGTGGAGGGTCCGGCGCCGGCCGCGGCGGCGCGGTAGCCGACGACCGCGACCTCGATAGCGACTACGGCAACTTCAGCATCAAGCGCGATCCACCGCGCTGGGACGGGCAGAGCTACGTGGGCTACAAGCTCAGCGAGACGGAGCCCGCATACCTCGACGTCCTCGCCTCGTTCAAGGACTGGCAGGCGGACAAGGACGAGCAGCAGGACAAGCGCGACGCGAAGGGGCGGCCTACCGCGCCCATGAACCGCAAGGACGCGGCCCGCGCTCGCGGGTGGGCTACGAGGCTGCGGAATGGGTGGGCGGCTGGCGGCGGGGGCGGCGGGCACGCGAACGGTCACGGCGCCCCGTCTGGGGGCGGCTATGAGCAGCACGCGAACGGCTTCAGCGGCGGCGACGCCGATGACGGGATCCCGTTCTGATGCTCACCGCCCTCGACCTCGCCACCATCGACGCCTCCTGGGACGAGGAGCCCAGCGGCGTCCGCGCCCGCCCGCAGCGCAAGCCGCCGCTCCCGGTCCAGGCGATGCCGACCGAGGCCGTAGCGGCGCTCTACCTGCTCACGCGCTTCGAGCTGGAGGACCGCCTCGACTCCGGGCAGCGCCTGCGGGTCGAGCTCGACGGCGACGTGTTCGAGGTGGTGCGGGTGGCCGACCGGTTCGACGCGGAGGGCAGGTTCGTGGCGAAGGGCGGGCTGCGGGTGGAGAGAAAGCGATGATCTGGGCGGCTCTGGTGGCGTTCGGGTGGCTGGTCGCGGCCGACGTGGCCGAGAGGAGGCGGCGATGATCTGGGTGGTGGCGTGGCTGATGGTATTCCGCCTCGGCTCGGCCGTGGGCGGCGATGTGGAGTGGAGGAAGTGATGAAACCGATCTTCTCGATTCAGGGCATTCTCCACCGGGACGCGCTCTCGGTGCTCGCCGGGTGCTTCTGCCTGCGGGCGATGCAGCGCCGGGACTGGGGGAAGGCGTGACGCTGGGCCAGCTCCTCTGGCTGGTCGCACGCGGGCTCGGTATCGCCCTACTGGGAGTGCTGTGCCTGCTCCTCATCCCGGCGCACTGGCTGCTGGACCACGGCGGCCGCGGGCTCGCGCGGATGGCAGACCGCATCGTCGCGTTCGTGGCCTGGACCATCGAAGCCTTCGAGGCCTGGAAGCGCGACGTGCGGGCGACGGAGGCAAGCCTGTGACCGCGCCCCTTCCCTACGTTGGTATCTCCGGCCTGACGACCCGCACCGAGGTCCTCGCCGCCCGCTCGGTCTTCCCCGCGTGCGGCCGGCAGCTCATGGTCGGCGTTCTCGCCAGCGAGAAGACGCTCGCCGGCCAGCAGAACCGGTGGCACCGGCGCTATCCCCGCATCGAGAGCATCGCCGGGATCTTCAGCGACGACCCGCGCTGCCTCAACCTGGTTCACTTCGGCGCCGACACGCCGCCAGACGCCGCGACGCTGCTGCGCCTGTTCGAGCTGGCGGGGCATCGCTGCCACGGGTTTCAATTCAATGGCGCCTGGCCCTACCGCTCGGACCTTTTCCGCCTCCACGAGGCAGCGGCGCACCGCGGGCGCGATCTGCGCGTGGTGCTCCAATGCCGGTGCGCGGGGCCCAGCGATCTCGTCTGGCTCACGGTGCCGTCGGTGGCGCACTACGGCGGGGCCATCACGGACGTGCTCGCGGATGCGTCAGGCGGCACCGGCAAGCCGCTGGAGCGCCACCACGTGGACGCGTGGCGGCAGAACGTCGCCAAGATCTGGCGCGATCGGCCGCTCGGCATCGGCATCGCCGGCGGGCTCTGCGCCGAGGCGATCCCCGGGGTGGCCGACCTGCTGCGCGCCGGCGCATCGTGCGATGCGGAGGGCCGGCTGCGCGATGACGCCGACGGCGGCGGGCGGCTGGTGCAGGAGAAGGTCGAGGCGTACCTCGAGGCGGCAGGAGAGGCGGCCACGTCCACGCCGACCCCATGACCTCCTCCCGCCCGCCGCGCTCCCCTTCCCCGCCGCCTCCTGGCACCTCGGCCACGGAGCTCCGCGAGGGCGTGCCGTGGACGGTGCTGACCGGCTGCATCACGCCGGAGGGGCTGCGCGCGTCGGCGGAGGCGTACCGGCGGCTTGGCGGCGGGGCGATCTGGGTGTTCGACACGCTCGGGGCCACGCGGTACACGCGGCCGGCGATCGGCTGCGCGCTCGACATCGCAGAGCGGGCGAGCCGCGAGCACGGGCTCCGGGTGGCGATCGTGGGCGTGCGGCCGGCGTCGGCGCTGTCGATGGGTCTCGCGGTGCTGCGGCTGCGCGGGCACCTGTTCGAGCAGCCGGTGGAGTACCTGGGCGCCGCGTCGGAAGACGAGATGCTGGCCGAGGTGCGGTGGTGGCAGGCGAAGCTGGCGGGAGGAGATGGGCGATGAACGACGAATCGAAGCGGTGCCAGTGCGGCGGTGTTCCGTACAAGCACCCTCCTCACCTGGAGGCGAAGCGGAAGGCGATGTGGGCCAAGAGCGTGGAGGAAGGCCGGCGTCGCCCTGACGAGGAGATGCCCGCCCTGTGCGCGGCCTGCATCTGGCGGCGCCTGACCGACGGCCTCGACGCGCGACACGACGTGAACGCCAGCGGCGGCAGCGCCTGATGTCCTGCGCCGCCGTCGACCCCTTCGCCTGGCTCCCGCCGCACCTGCGCTCCGCCGGCGAGCGCTGGGCCTTCGGCTTGCGGCCGGGCGCGACCTGGTGCGTGTTCAGCATCCGCGGCGCGCTCTGGTACGGCGACGGCGCGTGCCTCGTGAGCTCGGGGCTGCCAGCGCATGGGCCGCAGTCCGCGACGGCGCGGCTGCTGGAGGAGTACCTCGACACGGCTGCGGGCGAGCTGGCGATACCGGTGGTGCGTGGCGGCCCGGTGCGCGTGGGCGATGCGTGGATTCCGGAGGCGCATCACGGGCTGGTAGCCGAGCTCTTCCCTGGGGCGACGTGGAGCAATCCGCTCTGGTGGAGCGACTGGGAGCGAGATGCTGTGCCAGCGGCGCTCGCCAGATGCGATGGTGAAGCGGTGGCGTTGGTGCTTCCGCTGACTGGCAGTCTCGACAAGGTGTGATAGGCTGTGCGGACTGACGGCGCCGCGAGGCGCGCTGGAGAGATGATGAACGACCCGATTCCAATGCTCATCTGGTGTCCGCTATGCAAGGAGCGCCACATCGACCGCGGCGAGTTCGCCACGAAGCCGCATCACACGCATTCGTGTCAGGGCTGCGGGCTGACGTGGAGACCGGCGGTCGTGGCGACGGTGGGCGTCCAGTACCTGCCAGGCTTCAAGGACGAAGATTGGCACACGGAGAAGAAGCCGGCCGCGTCGGAGACGTAGAACAAAAAAATGAGCGCGTCGCGAGTCGCTACGGAGCCAAGATGGCAATCGTCGTGAAGTGGCGCAAGGACGGGACTTACCTCAGCGGTTTCTACTCGTCGCGCAAAGGTCCGCGCTTAGCCTGGAGCCGAAAGCAGTCGGAGGCGATGCTGTTTGCGACCGCCCAAGGCGCGAAAGACTGCGTGAAGGGACACCTGGGACGGTGGGGATTCATGCGAGCGCAGGTCGCGCTCGTCCGCCTCGTGCCCAAGAAGCGCGCCGCGTGACCCTCCTCGCCTCGCGCTACCCGCACCTCTCCCCTGCGCACCTTGCCGATGCGGAGGAGCAGTTCCAGGCGATGCGGGCGGCGCTGAACGAGCGGAACGGCCGCGGGCTCGGGCCGAGGCGGAGCGACGGGTGGCTGGCGGAGATGGCGGTGGATGCCGCGTTGCGGGGTGTGAAGGTGGGGTGGTTGTGGGGCGGGTGAGGAGGATGATCGTGAGACACAAGGAGTTCATGGTGTCGCTGGTAGACGGCTCGCACTTCACGACGCGCGAGGTTGAGCCCCGCATCCGGACGGCGTTCGGGAAGGAGTTCGTCCCAGCAATCGAAGCCGCAAACCCGGGTGCAATCCAGGTGCTCGCCGACGAGCTGACCAAGCTGATTCAGCGCAAAGGTCGCGCGGTGGCCGAGGCCGGCGTCAACGAGTACGTCAAGGAGGCGTGCTCAGACCTGCGCGATCGGTACAACCGGGCGATCGAGGAGGCCGACGCGGAGCGTGCTGCGCTCGCCGCGGAACGCCTCCGCCTGAGCCAGTCCGACCCGCGGTTCGCATGGGCGGAGGAGCGGATCGCTGCGCTCATGGAGGAAGCGAAAGGCTCGCGCGACCGATACGCACTCCAGCAGGCAATCCGTAGCTCTGGCCTCATTGCCTTCGCTGCACTCGGGGGCACGTCCGTCGGGGCACACGCCCCGCAGCCGACCCAGGCGAGGTCCTCGTACGAGGACGATGAGGACTGGGGGAGCGAGTCGCCCAACGGCTCTTGCTGCCCGGGGGACGCATGAAGAGCGCCCACGCCGACCCCCTCGCCCCCTCCCCCGCGGCCTCGCCGGAGCAGCGGGAGGCGTGCCCTCCTCCGGACGACCCCCGGTTCGTCGAGTTCGACCGGATGGCGACGATGGCGCTGGCCGAGCCGGATCCAGGCGGCGACTGCCTCCGGTGCCACCTGCCGATGCGGCGACCGGACCGCGGCGACGGCGAGGATGCGACGCCGCTGTGCCACGCCTGCGCGCAGGAGGTCCTCGCGACGCTCGCGACGGCGGTGCTCGCGCTGTCGGCCGAGGTGCGGAGGCTGAGGGAGCGGGAGACGACGGCCGCGCGCGATCGGGCGATCGGTTTGCTGGTCAGACATGGGTGGCTCGCGGCGGCTCAAGCGCTGGCCTCGGGCGCGGCTTCCGCGGCAACGATCGCGCGGCGGCTGAGGCGCAGCGAGCTGCTGCTCTGCGAGCCGGGGAACGAGGACCGCGCGTGCATTGCCGCAGTGGAGGCGCTGGCGTCCGTGGAGCCGCCGCAGGCGGGAGAGGAGCGGGAGGATGGTTGATGTGCGAGCTGAACCGATCGGGCTGCTGGCCACGACAACAGGGAAGGTCGCCGGCTTCGTTTGCGGCGCATGCCGCTGCACCACCATGGGCATGTTCCCGAGCGGCTACCTCGGCACCGAGGATGAGCGCCTCGCCGCCGCGCGGCAGACCGCCGTGGAGCACTGCGAGCCGAAGCTCTGCCCGTGCGGTGCCGAGCGCGAGCGGAACTACACGGTGTGCGCCACGTGCCGGCAGCAGCAATGGGCGGCGGAGCACGAAGCGAAAGAGGTGGCCGCCTTCGAGCGCGCCGAGAAGGTCAAAGCCTCGGACTGGACCGGCGAATACGTGTGGAGCGAGCGCTTCGAGGAGATCTTCGACAGCATCTCCGAGCTGCTCGGCCGGTACGAGGACGAGGGGGAGGAGCCGCCCGACTACGTGTGGGAGTGCGAGGAGGAGGTGCTCGCGCTGGACGCCGAGGACATCCTCCACAACGCGCTGGAGCGGGAGGGCGCGACCTACATGATGGAGCACATCCCGCCCGTGGTGCTCGACGACCTCAAGAAGGCGCTGGACGACTGGGCGAAGAAGCACCCGGTGAAGTGGTGGGTCGAGGCGAACCGGCGAGCGGTGGTGCTGATCACGGAGGAAGGGTGATGGCGAGCAACATCCAGTCGTTCTTCGGGTTCCCCGCCGCCGACCCGTGGCCTCGGACGTGCGGCGTCCCCGGCCCGCGCGGCCTCACCTGCGTCCGGCCGCACCGTCACCGCGGCGATCACCGGGTCGAGGTGGAGGGCCCGCCGCTCGCCTGCGACGTGTGCAGCGCCCGGGCCGGCGAGGACTGCGCCGACCCGAAGGCGTGCCGCGCGGCTCGCGAGCAACTGATGGCGGTGGCCACGTGACGACCGATCTCCTCCCCGAGCTCCGCTCCCTCCTCGCCGCGCAGCCGCCCGGCTCTGGTGCCCACGACACGCTGGAGAGAGCCGTCGCTGAGATCGAGCGCCTCCGCTCCCGCCGTAGCTTCCAGGAGCAGGTAGCCGAGTTCCACCGCGCGCTGGACTTCCCGGTGCGGGAGACGCCGACGGTGCCCGGGGACGACGAGGTGCGGCTGCGGGCGCGGCTCATCGCTGAAGAGGCCTTCGAGGTGCTAGCGGCGATGTTTCCGAAGGAGCGCTGGATCTCGTGGTACCGCGGCGTGCGCGAGGTCATCGATCGGGCGCACGTCGACGTGTACCTCCCCGCGCTGGCCCACGAGCTCGCCGATCTCCACTACGTCACGAGCGGCACGGCGGTGCAACTCGGGATCGGCGAGGGCGCCGTGCTGGCCGAGGTCCACCGCGCCAACTGCGAGAAGCGCGGAGGCGGGAAGGATGCAGGGGGCAAGGCGCTGCGCCCCGCGAACTGGCGCCCGGCCGACGTTGCCGCCGTGCTGCGCGCGCAGGGGTGGGACGGCGGCGAGGAACCGCGATGAGCGAGCCCCGTTGTTCTTTCTGCGGCGTCACCCCGTCCTTCCCGCATCGCCGCCGCCCGTTCGTCTGGCAGGACGTCGCTGGCCGGCTGGTCTGCGACGAGGACTGCGCTGGGCTGGAGCGGGCGCGGCAGCCGGCTCAGCCGGTGCTGCTGGAGTACGCCGAGGTGGACGGGTGGTGGGGTCTACGGGGTGGCGTCGAGTACGTCGGCCCGTTCGAGAGCCGGGAGCGTCTACAGGACGTCATCGCGTGGTGAGGAGCAAGGACATGACCGAGCAACAGCGGATCGAGGCGACGGAGGCAGCGCTGCGGGCGGCGTGCGTGGAGGCGCGGGAGCAGGGGCTCGTGCTGGTGCGGGAGTCGCCCGGCGTGACGGTGGCCGGCGTCTTCGTCGGCTGCTGCGCGTGGACCGCGCTCGGCCTGACCGCGGACGCAGAGGCGGAGCTTCCGGAGGTCGACGCGCCCGAGTATGACGCCATCGAGCACGGCTGGGACGGGGAGCGCGCCATCGCCGAGCGCGACGGGTTGCCCATGCCCTGGTTCGGCATCGGCGCGAGGCTGGCGGCGGAGTTCCAGCCGGTGGCGGCGAGCGCGCTGGAGGCGGGGCGATGGCGAGGCCGCTGAGCACGGACCCCGATGTGCTGAGGATGAAGCCGATGGTGCTGCGCCTGCTGGAGGCGACGCCCGGAGCTTGGATGTCATACGGGGAGATCGACCGGCTGCTGCCGTCGTCCGGGCATAGGGAGTCCGCCGACGTACTCCTCGCCATCTGCGACCTCGCCGACGAGGCGAAGATCGAGCACCTGCGCCGCCCTAGCGACGGCGAGGACGTCTACCGTGCGCTGCGCCCGAACCCGGACGCGGACATGTCGAGGCGGGTGAGCGTGCTCGAGGCCGAACTCCAGAGCGCGCTGAAGCGGCTCGCGGATCTGGAGCGCGAGGTGGAGCACCTGACGACGCCGAGGAGCGGGTGATGCCCGAGATCCTCCTCTCCCCCGGCGACATCTTCGCCAGCGGCTGCGAGGCGCTGGTCAACCCGGTCGACACCACGGCCGCCATGGGTGCCGGCCTCGCGCTGGCGTTCACCAAGCGCTTCTCGCAGCAGACGACGTGGTACCGCGAGCACGCCCGCCGCGGGTTCGCTGAGGCCGGCAGCGTCTACCACGTGCTGCCGCGCCGAGACGAGGAGAGGCTCTCCGCCGCGCGCTGGGTGCTGGAGCGGCACAGGGCCGGCGGACGCGCGCAGCCGCTCGTGCTGTTCGCCACGACCAAGGCGTCGTGGAAGAAACCCTCCGACCTCCGCTGGGTCATCGGCTGCTGCCAGGCGCTCGTGGACGTGGTGGCCGAGCTCGGCATCCGGTCGATCGGCATCCCGGCGCTGGGCTGCGGCGAGGGAAAGCTCTCCTGGACCGACGTGCGCCCGCTGCTGCTCGGCGCGGCGCAGCAGATGCAGTGCGAGCGCGTGGTGGTGTTTGAGCCAAGGTGATTGCGGATCTGCCCGACAGACATCATATTAGGATATCGATGCAGCTGCCAATTGGACGCCGGTTGAAGCACAGCGACATCACGCCGGAGATGGAGACCGAGCTTGCGCGCCAGTGTCAGGCTGGCGACACGCGAGCCGGTGCCGCTCTGGTCATGGCGAACGAGCCCATGATCTACAAGTTCGTGCGGCGGTACTTTCGCAAAGGCGTCCGGACCGAGGACATCATGCAGGCGGCGCGGTTTGGGTTCTACCGCGGGATCTTACGATTCGACCCGGCCGTGGGCGCTCGGCTCACGACCTATGCGCTCTACTGGGCGAGGAACGAGGCGGTCGACGCACTCCAGGGCGAGGGGCCCACGATCCGCATCCCGCGGCACGTCTTCGACGCGATCTACAAGTCGGCGAAGACCGGAGAGGCACTGGATGAGGAGACGGCCGAGGCGGCGCGGCTGCTGACCACGCCGAGCCTCGACATCCCGGTGCGCAGGGACGGGTCCACGCGCGGCGACCTCGAGGTGAACCCGATGCCGGGCCCAGAAGCATCGGCCGAGGCCGACGACGCCCAGCGACGCCGCCGGGAGCTCATCCAGCGGGCGCTGACGTGGCTGACCGATCGGGAGCGCGAGATCGTCGAGCGTCGGTTCTGCGAGGAGCCGGAGAGCTACGAAGCGATCGGCGCCTCGCTCGGCTTCACGAAGCAGAGGACCGAGCAGATCATGAAACGCGCGCTGCCGAAGCTCGACCGGGCCGTGCGGCGCGTGATGGCGAAGGACGACTGGATGCTCTGGGGCGCGCGCGGGCCGCTGAAGCCGCTTGGGGAGACGGCGAGGGGCGAAGCGGAGAGCGTGGAGGTGGCGAGGTGAGCGACGACGAGCAGCAAGACAGCGACCTCCCGCAGCGCCCCCGCGCGCGCGGCGACTGCGCCGGCGGTGCGCGCCCGTGTCCGTACGTCTCGTGCCGGCACCACCTCTACCTGGACGTGCCGCGCGGTGGGAGCGGCTTCCGGTTGACCCACCCTGACCTGGAGCCGTGGGAGCTCGAGGAGACGTGCTCGCTCGACGTGGCCGATCGCGGCGGTGGCACGCTGGAGGACGTGGCCGCGGTGATGAGCGTGACCCGCGAGCGCATCCGCCAGATCGAAGAGCTGGCGCTGCGTCGGCTCCGTCCGATCGCGAACAGGGCGCTGAGCGACGATCTGCCAGCTCCACGCCGGGCGGCTCCCGTGGTGGCCCCGGTGCGACGCCTGCCGGTCCTCGCCCCGCCTCGGCCGCGCCCGGCCCTCATCGAAGCTCCGCGCGCTGAGCCGGTGGCGCCTCCGGTCGCGCCCGTTGAGGTCGAGGGTGCCCGCGAGGCGCCGCCCGCGCCTGTGGCCGAGCCGGAGCCCGTCAGTGCGCCGCTCCTGCCTGCGCCCCCTGCGGCCGTCGAGCCGCCCGCGCGCCCCGTTGTCCGGCGGCAGGTCTTCGGCACCATCGACGCCATCCCACCTGCTCCACCGGAACCGCCGCCGACAGGGCTGACGCCCGCCGAGATCCAGGCGGCCCGGATCGCGCGGATGCGCCCGCTGCGGCCACCGACGCGGAAGCCCGCCGGCGACGACGCATGGCCGCTCCGGGAGCGCGCATGACCGACCAGAAGAAAGCTTCCGACGACCAGAAGGATCTTTCTCCCGTGCTGGACGCCGCTCGGCGTCGCCGGATGCGGGAGGCCGCGGAGAGGACGCGGTTCTTCAGTGACTGGAGCGGCCAGCTCGGCGGCATGCTCTCGTCCTGCCTCGACGCGCTGGAGCAGACGGAGCGGGAGCGCGACGTGCTGCGGGAGAGGCTCGCGGCGGCGGAAAGGGGCGCCTGAGATGCCCTGCTATCGCGTGAACGTGAAGCCGATGACGCTGTGGGACGCGAAGGAAGCGGCCGGCTCCCAGCATGGCTGGAAGCGGAAGCGCCCCAAGCCAGGGCAAGGTCACCCGGGGCACCCGGACCTGTGGCCGGAGGAGGTCGCGACAGAGCGATCCGAGATCCTCCCGGGCGGGACATTCATCATGTGCGGCGATCTCGGGCCACACTGCTCCGATCCGTCATGCGGCGCCGTCGGCGACAACCTCTGCGACTGGCCGATGGGCCGCGGGAAGACGTGTGACCTGCCGCTCTGCGACGAGCACGCGCGCGAGATCGGTATGGACCGGCACCTGTGCCCGGTTCACCACCCGATGTGGGTCAAGGCGGCCGGCGTCGAGCGCGTGAACCCGTGGCCGCCCCCGCCGAGGAAGCGATGACCCGCACGCTCGACTGGAGCACCGGCACCTTCAGCAACTTCGCGGGCGAGCCACTCACCATGGAGAAGCTCGCGGCCCCGATCGAGGCCTTCCGCCCGCCGGAGCCGTCTGTCGAAGCGCTGGAGCAAGCCTCTTTCCTCGGCTTCTTCGCCTTCGGCGTCCCCTGCTGCGCCGGCTGGGATGGTCGCCGCATCCGCGTGGTGGCGCTTGAGCCCGTCAGCCGGCTCGACCTCAACGTCGCCCGGATGAAGCTGCGGCGGTGGTACCCCGAGCTGGCCGAGGTGGTCGAGCTGGCGGCGGCGGGGAGGTGGCGGTGAGCCAGCTCGACCTGTTCGGCCTGACCGTCCGCGTCCCGCCGGCCCTGTGCCCGCCTGCGCTGAGAGCTGCCGAGCGGCGCCCCGTCCCCGCACCGCCACCGGAGACATCCGTTGCCACCTCGCCCGCCGTAGCGCTCGCGCTCGATCTCCGGGAGAGCCTCGACTACAACGACGGGCCGGGGACCACGGTCGCGAGCTACAGCCTGACCCTGCGCAACCCGCACTGGGGCGAGTGGTGCCGCGCCGGCTTGTGGGTCTCGGTCGAGCGGCATTTCGGCACGCGCCCCCACCGCTGGATGGCCGAGGTGTACCTGGAGCTCCCGGACGAGGCCCGCACGTGGTGGAAGGCGCACGAGATCTTCGCCAGTCAGGACGAGGCCGCGGCGGAGGCGGCCGCGATGGCGCTGGCGGCGCGCGCGATGCTGGAGGCGGCGATCCGCGGCGAGCCGGTGGAGACGCCAGGGCGGCGACGGCAGCGGGCCGCGGAGGCCCACGCGGGCGCCCTGCCAGAGGTCCAGGCGGCGGCGAGGAAGGTGGCCGCGGAGCGCGCCGCGCGGGACGCGATCGGCGCTGGCAACGACGGGTACCCCGAGGCACACCGACGCTACCTCGCCGCGAAGGACGCCGTCGATGGGCTGCGACGTCGCGCCGTGCAGGCGTTCTGCGAGGCGCACACGTGGCGGGAGTTCGTGTGATGGGAGGGCAGTTGTTGCGGAACGCGCAACAACTCAGCCTCTTCAGCGCCTCCAGCATCGGCCACCTGCTGGTCGAGCCCATCGACGGCGTGCCTGGCTGGCCGTGGTGCGTCCACGGCTCGGCGCCGCACTCGGCCTGGATCGAGCTCTACAAGAGCCGCGAGGAGGCCGAGGCGGACGCGCGGGCGATGCTGGAGCGCGGGCGGAGGTAGAGCCGGTCTACCCGGCGGCCCACAACCTGGAGAGCGCCGCAGCCACGGCGCAGGCCAGGACGAAGACGGCGGGTCCGGTCACCTTCAGCTCAAAAGAGCTCTTTTGGGCTGGAACTGCCCCGAGTTCCAGATGGCGGTTGTCAACCGGAACGACGGCGGGTACCTTCTCATGCGGAAGACGTTCGTGATTCGTCATGGATGCCTCCACGAGCCCGGTCCCCCATCTCCGCCAAGAGCATGGGACCGGGCTTCTGCTTTCAGGCGCACGAACCCAGCGCCACGCACACCGGTGCGTGAGCCGTGTTCGCTGACCTGGGCAGGAGCATGCCATCGAATCCGCGAAACCCAAAGCGCGGGTGTAGGTCCAACGTCGCGCGGATGCACATTTCCGTGTCGGCGTCGTGGTTCACGTGGCGAAGGGCCGCCTTTTGCAAAGATCACCCCTCCACCACCTCGACCGCTCGCCACCACCCTCCACAGCGCCACGTCGCCGCGACGATGCCCCCGCCGTCGTAGGTCACGTCGAGCAGCACGCCCGGCGCGGCCGGGTGCGGCACCGTGAGCGTCCCGACGGGCTCGTCGAGGGCGGCTTCAGCGATGGCTGCGAGGTCTTCGAGATCGTCGGGGGAGAGGTCGTCCATGCCCGGAAGGTCGACGCGTGCGCGGGGCGGGTTGCGTCGGAAGTGTGCGCTACGGGCCGTCGCCTACGCGCTCGACGCGCAGCCTGCACCCTGCCGCCGACAGCAGCCGCACGACCGTCGACAGCGACGGATCCGCGGCGCCGGTGAGCGCCCGGCTGATGCTGCTCTGGGCGATGCCGGTCGCCACCTTCAGGTCGCGCTGCGAAAATCCTGCCGCGTCGATGGCGGCCGCGATCTGCTGGCGCAGTTCGGCGGTGAGGGTCGCGGGGTCGTCCTGGGGCATCAAGACCAGTTTCCTGAGAAGCCCGGGTTCTCATCGCGCCACTCGGACACGATCTTCTCGTGGAGCGCGCGGTCCTCATCGTTGCCGCGCGCGAGGTAGCCCGCCCGCCGGCAGAGCGCCGTGTAGAGCTCGGCCTGGTCCTCGCCGTCGGTGCGGCGGAGGCGTTCGGCCGTGCCATCCTCCACCAGGCTTCCCGCAGCGCCCAGCAGGGCATCGGGTCGGCACGTCCAGAGGCAGGTGCCGTCGTTGACCACAACCCCGGCCTCGAACAGCGTGATCTTGAGGCCGGTGATGCCGGCCTCATTGAGAGCCGCCTTGATCTGCCGAACCGACGGCGCCGGGGCCTCGACCGAGATGAGCGACGGGTCCTCGGCGGCCACAGCGCGCGCCTCCTCGACGGAGAGGCCCTCGCGGGCGCCCTCGGTCGGGTCCGCCGCCTTGCTCAGGAGGAGCCCGCTGCGCTCCGCCACCTCGATCGCCGTCCACCCCGTCAGCCGCACCGTCGTCGCCATGATCGTCTCCCTCCCGGCGCCGCGCGCCGATGGTCTACTGATATCGTATACGCTATCAGCTGTCAAGGGGCGTGCGCTGACGAGGTCACAGTAGCCGGCGCCATCGGGTGGACGCGCCTCCACCACCGGCGCCACAGCGGGTAGGCCGCGAACACGGCGCAGCCGACGAGCGCGGCGTAGGTGCCGGACCACACGAAGTAGAGCGCCCAGCAGAGCTCCTTGCCGATGAAGTACCACGTCGATGCGCGGTGGCACTCGACCGACGGCACCGCACGGGCGGCCTCGCGCTCTCGCAGCCGCTCGGACACGGAGGCGTGCCCGAAGCTCAGGTAGACGGCGAGCGACCCGGCGAGCTCTCGCAGCTCGTGTCCGGTCGCCAGCCAGACGCCGAGGAGAACCGTCACCACCACCGCATGCTCGAAGTGCCAAGTCTTCATCCTCTGCCTCCCAGGGCTCTCGCCCTCTCGTCCGCTATCCGCGACGCGCCCGTCGCCCCCAGCCTTCGGTACTCGCCGCACCACCGCTCGTGCTCGGCGTCCCGCGCGCCGCACGGGCAAAGATCCCGCCGCGGGTCGGCCCCGCGCTTCTGCGCCGCCTCCCAGTCCTCGAACGTCCGCTCCCGCATCGGGCCCTCCTGATAGAGAGGACGCCATCCAGCGGCGGATCGATCGCGGGCCGCGTCGATTTCTTCAGCCGCCGGGCGCTGGCCGGATCTCGTACTCCGGCCACGGCTCCAGGCCGCTCTCCTCGCGCCCGCGCATCCACCACTCGGCCGCGTCGCGCGACGGGAAGATGAAGGCCCGCTCGATGGGGCCGAAGGCCTCCTCGTCGAGCCCGTTGCGGACGAGCCCTGAGAGGTAGGCGAGCGCCTCGTCGTCCTCGTCCTTGACGCGCAGGACCACGCCGCCCGGTGCAGGACCCGCCATGCTGTGCTCGGCCAGCCACTCCGTCTTCGCGCGCTCCGCATGCTCCAGCCGCACGCCTGCGCCGAGGAGCGCGGCCATGGCCTCGCGCTCGGTCTGCACGTGCTTTGCGGCGTCGTAGAGCCAGCTCGGCCCGGGGATGTACGCCTGACGCTCCTCGTGGAACCAGCGCAGGAAGTCGGCCCACGCCGGTGCGCTCATCGGAACCCCAGGATGCGCGCGAGGTCCTCGACGCGCCGCTGTCCCGCCTCGACGGTGGCGCGGAGCTCCTCCGCCGTCTGCGGCAGCGGCTCCCCGCGCGCGGCGATGTTGTAGACGGTCTGCACGTAGGCATCGACGCGGTCCGTTGCCGCGGCGACTGGGGACCGCGCCGCCTCCTCGATGCCGACACGCTCGGCGAGTTCGACGGCCCGCTGCGCCTCACCGCGGTCGCCGACGATGAGCGCGAGCCTGGCGATGGTCTCCTCGCGGGCCTGTGCGCGCTGTGCCGAGGCGGCCAGGATGGGGTGCGTGGCGAGGGAGGGGAGGAGGGGCGTGAGCTTGAGCTTCGGCCGTTTCCCGGTCGCGGCGAGGCGCAGTGCGTGGAGCTTGGAGGGAGGCGCCCTCATCGGAGCGCCTCGATCCTCGCAGCAAGGTCGATGACGCGGCCGTAGAGCTCGTGGACGCGGCGCGCGTCGGAGGGCGAGAGCCCCACCGCCTCCACATTGACCCGCGCCGACATCGACGCCGTTTGCCGCAGCACGACGAGTTCGACCGCTGGGTGTCCACCCCGCGGGCACGGCGGGCGCCACGTCAGCATCATCCGGTCCGCGCGGAGTCCTTCCTCCCGCACGTCGCCGGCCGTCATGCCGGCGTGCTCCAGCCCGAACTCGATCACGAGCTCGGCGGCGCGCTGGATGAGGGCGACGGAGGTCATTGCGGGCCGTCCTTCGGACGCTTGAACAGGTACACGTCGGGTGCGTCGCCGGACGTGATGACCTGCACGAGTTCCCAGCCAACGCCACCGAGTTCGTCCAGACCCGTGTCCAGCTTCCAGTCAGCGGTCTCCTGCATGATCTCCACTTCGGTCGCCCTGAGATATTCCCACTTGGTCATCACGCCTCCTCCTCGTCCTTCGGTTCCGGCTCCTCGTCCCTGAACTCCTGCACGAGTCCAGGGCTCACGTACGCCCGGATGACCCGCCACGCCCACGCCAGCCGCCGCGCAGCAGCCATGTGGAGGCGGAAGTGCCGCGAGGCGAGTCTGTGCGAGCGCTCCGCCTTCTCCTCGGCCGCCCGCGACCGCGCCTCTGCTGCGGCCTCCCGAGCCTTCAGCGCCACGATCTCGGCCTGCGCGTTCATGAGTTCAGCTTGAAGACGCGCTCGCTCGTCGCTCCAGTTGAGCGGCTCCGCACCATTGATCCGCGGCGAGGTCGTGGAGTAGCCGCGCTGGGCAAGGTCTGCGGCCACCCCGCGCGCGACCGAGACGCTGCCTCTTCTGTATGCCGCTGCACCCATGTTACGCCTCCTCGAACCCCTGCATGATGGCGAACAGCCTCTCCGCCTCCGCTGTCACCGCCTGCGCCAGATCGGCCGGCGTCGTCGGATTCACCAGCTTTAGCGCCGCTCGGATGTGCCGCACCGCGCGGTCCAGCAGCTCCGCGGCGGCGACTGGGTCCTTGATGGCGCCCGCGATGCAGCGGCGCGCGGAGATGAGGTGTTGCACGGAGATGGCCTTTCGTCGAGTGATTAAGCAGCTCGGACACGCACGCTGACCGACTCCGCGCCCGCGTCCCACGCCTCGCGCTTCAGCTGCTCGCACAGCTCCTCGGCGCCCTGCCGGTCAGCGGGCACCTTGCGGCAGTAGGCCAAGCGGCGCACGCCGTCACTGCCCGAGCTGTCGAGGATCACCTGGTCGGCCGGGTAGAAGCCCGGCGCGCCGTGGACCTCGACCTCGAAGGCGTACTCCGTGCCGTCCGCCACGCCGCGCATCTCGGCCGCCTGCTCCTGGGTCAGCACCTCGGAGAACGCCCGCTTGATGGCGCGGCGGCTGCCCTCCGGCGCGGCCGCGCAGAGGACACCGAGCTTGCGAGGGTACGAGCCCGGGATCGAGCGGAGCCAGCGCGCGTGGACCGCGTGGCGGCGGAGCTCAGTGCCGAGCAGCCGCATCGCCGGAGCCGCGAGTAGGTAGGAGAGCTCGACCCGGAGGAGGGCGAGAGCCTGAGCCGGGGTGCCGATCCAGTCCTGGGCAGCGGGGCGACGGGGCATGTCTTATTAGTAGCGCTTCGCTCTGTTAAGTCAACGGCAGCTCGGTGGGAATCGGCCGACTCCACGCCGTTGACATCCTAGCGCCCGTCGCTACCATTGGCACGCGAGGTGCTATGAGGGAGCGAGGACGAGGATGGTGAAGGGCGTGATGGGTCGGCCGCGTGGAGCTCCGCTGCCGGCGAGCGAACTGGCCGACGTAGGCGAAGGCATGGTGCGCGTGTTCCTGCGGGTGCCGCCGCCGCTCGCGGAAGGGATGGGCAAACCGAGGCAGCGGCCGGTCCACCTGGCGATCGCGGTCGAGCGGCTGCTGCTGACCGAGCCGCGGCCGCGCATCCCCGAGGTGATGGCCGAGGGGCCCGGTGCGCAGTGGACGGTCCTGCGCTGGCAGGCCGAGCGAATGGAGGAGCGCTTCGGGCTCGCAGATCGCGACCGCGCCTTCCTCCTGGCGATCGAGCGGTACATCTCAGAGATAGACCAGTAGAGACGCTGCGTTAGGCGGCCCCCCGCAAGAACCGAATCACGGCCCGTTGACATCGTAGCGCCATGCGCTACTATGTCGACATGAGCAACGGTGCTGCGGCGGTCTTCGGTGAGGTGGCGGCGAACGACGTGTGTGCGACGGTCTCCGAAGACCGCGCTCGCCGGCTGGAGCCTGAGTACGCGCGGCTCCGCGAGGTGGCGAAGGGGCACTGGACGGGCGCCAAATACGACAAGGAGCGGCCGTTCACGGAGACGGCGAAGCTCATCCGCAAAGAGCTCGCCGCGGCGTCGAAGGCTGACGGCGTGCTCCGCGGCGTGAAGTGCACCGTGAAGTCCGGGTGGTCGACGTACAAGCGGTCGCTCGACATCAAGATCGTCGAGGTCGCCACCGGGGACAAGATGCCGATCATGAACCCGGCCCGTGTCGAGCGCGAGATGCGGAACCCGCACGCCGCCGTGCTCGGCTGCTGGCTCTCGAAGCGCGGGAAGGAGATCGAGAAGGCTGTCGAGACGATCGCGCGTCAGTACAGCTACGACAAGAGCGACTCGATGTCGGATTACCATGACACCGCGTTCCACATCTCGGTGACGTTCGCGAGTGATGTGCAAGCGTCGCACCGCGCCGAGGTCGAGGCCGCCGTGCGGATGGCCGGCCGGGTCTGACGCGAGCCCACCGACAACCCACCACGCCGCGCCTGCATCCGGTCCGCCGGTGCGGGCTTTCGGCGTCGGGAGGGGGCCATGGTGGTGCAGTGGAGCTTGGAGATGCTCGAGGCGACGTGGCGGCGGCAGGGGCTCGCGGTGGAGCGCGGCGGCATGGTGCGGGCGCGCTGCCGCGGCGAGGTGGTCGAGATTCCGTGCGAGCTCGTGGGCCGGGCGGCGAGCGGGCGGACGGTGATCTGCGTGGCCGGGCGGCTGGAGCAGTTCGACCCGGAGGAGGTCGTCGATGGGTGAGCAGTACTGGGCCGAGGTGACGGGGGAGAACGAGACGTACGTGATCGCCACCGGGGACGCCGCGCCGGTGGCCGAGATCGTGGCGCACTGGACCCGGGAGCGGGAGCGTGCGATCGACATCTACACCGGGGAGAGCCTGCCGACGGCGCGCCGGGTCGACCAGCTCATGAGGGCGCTGGACGGCACCCTGCGGCGGACGCAGCACGGGCGGGAGCTCGTGGCGCGCGGGAGCGACGCGGGGTGGCTGGAGGCGATTCGGGCGACGGGCGCGGTAAAGTAGGGCCCATGGAGCGCGAAAACCGCCGGGACGTGCCCGGCGGTCTCGCTCTGCGACTCGGCGGAGGCTAACCTCCCGGCGCGCGGCCTCCAGGTGGACCACCGCCGCCGCCTCCACCCTGCCCATCCTCACGCGGCCGCCCCTTGAATCCGGTGTCCTCGGCATGCGCAGCTCCGCGAGCATCCCGCTCGTCTCCGTGCCGGCCGAGGTCGGACTGGTAGCCGACGAGGTAGGCGCCGTTCTGCGGGCGCTGGCCGTTGCGCGCTGTCTCCCAGCGGTCCACGCCGATAACGGCGAGGCATTCCTCCGGCGTCGGCGTCCGCTCCGGGTCGGCGTCGGCCACGCGGATCACGAGGTGCAGGGTGCGGATGGCCATGGCTACACCGCCCTCTCGTGGACCTTGAAGCTGCCCGGCTCCGCGGCGCGCGCGCCTGTCGTGACGACGGTGTACTCGTACACGCCGGCGCCGCGCTCCTCGGTGATCTCGACCTGCACGTCGAACGTCCCCTCCCCGGTACGGATCACGGCATCGCCATCCCCGCTGGTGGGCGCGACCCCATAGACCAGATCGAAGCTATCCCCGAGCGGGGTGCGCACGCTGACGGTGAGCGACGACGGGTCGACGAACTCGCCGGCGCGTGTGCGGACGGTGATGCCGGGAATGACGGCGGTGTCGCCGATGTGGAGTCTGGCCATGGGCCTCGTCAGGGTGATCGTGTGGGTGGAGGCGACCGCGGGCAGCGCGAGCTCGTAGAGGGCGCCTGCGCGCGGCAGCGTGAGAAAGGCGGGCTCGTCGTCTTCGCCGGAGGTGACCAGCGAGCCGGTCGCGTCGGCGGTGAGCGCCGGGAGCGCGGCGGAGCCGGTGCCGACGAAGCGGAGCGCGCCCGTCGCCGCGGCGACCATGGCTGGCAGCGAGACGGCCGCCGTGCCGGCGAAGACCAGCGTGATGGTTCCGGCGCCCGCGGCGGCGATACCCGGGAGCGCGGCCGCTCCGGTCCCGGCGAAGCCCAGTGCGCCGGCGGCGTCGCTCTCCAGCACGCCCAGAGCGACCGCGGCGGCGCCGAGGAAGACCTGCAGGCCGTCGCCATCGGCGGCGGGCGCCGGCAGGGCAGCGGCCCCGGTACCGGAAAACCCCAGCGCCCCGTCCCCCTCGCTGGCGACCGTCGGGAGCTCCACATCGGCCGTGCCGGCGAAGGTCTGGCTCCCCTCGCCCGCGGCCCCCAGCGCAGGCAGCGCCACGGCCGCGACGCCCACGAAGACCAGCTGGCCGACGCCGGCGGCGGTCAGGGTCGGGAGCTCAGCCTCGGCCGCGCCATCGACCGGCGGCGGCGCATCGCCGAGCGGCAGGTCGAGCGGCCCCGCGCCGGGACCGCGGAGAGCGATGTCGAGCGCGGCCATCGCTCAGCTCGGGGTGAACGGCAGGGTGCGACCCGACTTCGTGCCGTACTCCGTCTGGGCGTACAGCTCCAAGGTGTCGCTGTAGAAGGTGAACGAGTATCCGCCGCCGACGGCGCTCGTGGTCTGGTAGAGGAGCTCGTCGTTGTCGGCCCGGTGGACCTTGATCACGGCGCCGGACCCGTCCCCCTCGCTGGCGAAGTCGGAGAGCGTCCCACTCTCGCTGACCGTGATCGTGTGATACGTGATGCTCGCGACGAACGACGAGAAGCCGCCGTGGCTGTTGGTGCCGTCCAAGAATCCAGAGATGCGCCACGTGCGCGAGGTCTCCAGCTCGAGCCGGTTCGGGTCAGGGTCTACCGGGTGCCGGTAGAAGTGCGCTGAGGCGTTGCACCACGGCGTGTTCACCGAGGTCTCGTTCGACACGCAGAAGCCGTTGGTCAGCAGCGTCTCCCACCCGTCGCCGATCCCCTCTCCGCTCTGGCGCTCGGCCAGGAGCGCGAGCATCCCGCGGCCGGCCTGCAAAAAGTCGATCTTGAAGCCGAGGCAGGTGACCCAGTATTCGCTCTCTGGGATCGCCGGCTGAAACGTGTAGTCCCGGACCGTGGACGAGCCCACCGCATCCGTCCCGCCGCCCCACAGATCGATCGTGTGGTTGTGCGCGCCGGCGCCGTCGGCTGCCAGATCCGACACGTAGTTGAGGATGAGCATCGAGGTCCAGCCGTAGCCGGCGCCGCCGCTGCCCGTGCTGGTCCGGTACCAGGCCAGCGTGATCTCGTTCTCCCCGCGCGCGAGCGTCACGCCGCTGCCCGCCGCGGCGCCGGAGTCGAACCGGTGGCACACCGTCTGCTGCCCGGCAGGGCTGTTGTACAACGTGCTCGGCGTGTAGGTCCTGTGGCTTTGCGAGCCGACAGCGATATTGAGGCCGGCGAGCGTGCTGTTGGGCATGTTGTAGGCTGCCACCACCCCGCTCTGCTTCAGCGTGATCGTCCCCGGCTCCTCAATGGGCACCACCATCGAGACCTTGGACTGGAGCCCAGATGTGGCCCCGCCGAAGTTGCCCGGCTCGGTGGGCATCGGCATCTGGAGCGAGTTCAGAAGCTGCGTCGTCGTGTCGTGGTCGTAGGTGTAGGTGACGTAGAGCAGAGCGAACAGCTGCGGGAACTTCCCTGTCGCGGTGCCGCGCGCCTTGAAGGCGTGCGCGGTGGACGTGGCCATGTCGGTCCGCTTCCAGACGGCCTCCAGCCACGGCGACGAGTCGAGCGCCTGCTCGCAGACGCCGAGCGTCACCTCGCTCTCCGCATCGAGCGAGACCGCGAGCGAGAAGTCCGTGGTCCCCGAGGCGTGGCCCTCGTTCGCCATCACCACGAAAAAGATGTCCCGGATGGTGATGCCCGCCTCCGGGAGGAGCCCGCCGACGCCGGTGAGCTGCGGGATCTGGTTCGTCCCGATCTCCGCGAGCGAGTCGGTCAGCGTGCTCGCCGCACTCTCCAGCGGGATGCAGACGCTCTTCGTGCGGGTGCTCGCGCTCGCGTCGTCGTAGCTGTACGTGATGACGAGCCGCGCGCTGTGGTTGATGGTCGGAAGCGTGCCGAACTGCACCGCGACCTGGACCGAATGCGAGGTGCCGGTGAAGTTGGTCTGGAGGTAGCTCGTGACGTCGCGGCGGAACCTGAACGAGTCCTGGTCGCCGCTGGTGCCGATGGTCTCGACCTTCGACTCGTCGTTCCACGCGACGGCATCGACTCGGATCCCGATGAGCCGGCTGGTCATCGACGTGGCCGCGGTCTCGTTGCCTCGGCAGGCGACCTCCAGGTACGCCGACACGATGGTGCGGCTCGACGTCTCCGCGATGGCGACGGTGATGGCGCCGAACTCCCGGCGCGTGGCCGCGGCGAGCGCGGTGGCGTCGGTGGTCCAGCCGTAGGTGACGGTGCTGGTGCGGATCGCCATGGGTCAGCGGGGCGGCTCGACGTGGCCGATGGCGCGGAAGACGATGCCGGGGAGCGCGCGCGGGACGCTCGGCACCGGCGTAGCGGCCTGCTCCGGCGGGGGCGCCAGGCGCGCTGCGAGGTCGGCGTGCTCGGGCGCGAGCTCCACGGCGACGGGCACGACGCGAAGCCAGCCCGGGCCGTGCAGCCGGTCGAGGCGCGCCTGCTCGGCAGCGAGGCGCTCGTCGGACGGCGGCGCCGAGAAGAGCGGGGCGAAGATGGTCCCGCCGCGCTGGTGACGGAGGGCGAAGAGGCCAGCCTGCGCGCTCATGAGCCGATCGGCTGCGAGACGGTGAAGGACGAGATGGATATCTCGGCGCCGACGTCCCAGAGCAGGCCGGGGAACTCGATGTCCCCACCGCCGCCCGTTGCCGTGACGGTGAGGTCGGCAACCGCGGTGCCGCCGCTCGTGACCGCGCGCGCCCACGCCACGGTCCCCTGGGTGCCGACGGTGCCGGCCACGATGGCGTTCGCAGTGGCGCTGGCGCTCGCAGCGGCCGCGAAGGCATCCGCGTTGAAGTCGAGGGTGACGAGCAACTCCTGGGTGGAAATCGCCGTCTCCGGCGTCGCGGGCCTCGATCCGTCGTAGAAGCGGAGCTCGCCGCCATCCAGCAGCGCCGTGAAGACGTTGATCATTGCGTTGCGAGAGGCGACAGATGCACGCATGCGTGTCCTTTCGAGCCGGCTCGGCCGGCGTGAGGCGATGGGGGGCGCCGACGCGAGAGGGCGTCAGCGCGAGGAGGCTTGATGGTGGCGAGCGGCGCTCAGCCCGGGAACGAGCGGTAGACGCCCGTCATCCGGTGGGCGTACTGGTCCGGCGTTTCGGTGAACCACACGAGTTCGCCGAGCTTGAGCGCGGCGTCGTATGGGCGGCCTGCGTCGAAGAGGGGCAGCGCGTCCTCGTAGGTCTTCGACATCACGCGCCAGTAGTCCGCCGAGCCGGCCTGCGGCGTCCCGTGCGCGCGAAACAGCATGTCGCGCCACTCCCACCGATCCGGGTTCTGCTCGATGCGCTCCTGGACGCGGATGACGTACACCGAGCCCTGCCAGCGGAAGCCAGTGATGTTGCCGAAGTTGTTGCAGTAGACGTGTTGCCCGCGGCCGTTCTCGAGCGCCACGTGGGCCCAGGCGACGGCGAGGCGCGACCGTGTCGGCTGCGCACCGAAGACCGCTTCGTGGCCCCGGGCGAGAGCGTTGGCGAGGCCGACCTCGGAGAGCGGCGTATGCACCTTCTCGACACGGCGGCGCTCGGCCTGCGGCGGCGTCGCCTCGTCGGCGAGCTCGGCTCGGGTCTGCGGCCCGACGATGCCGTCGGCGTGGAGGCCGCGGGCTGCCTGGAAGGCGCGCGCGGCGGCCTCGGTCTTGCGGCCGAAGATGCCGTCGCTCGGACCAGGGTCGTGCCCGCGGGCGCGGAGGAGGTCCTGGACGGCGGCGACGTCCGCGCCGGAGGAGTCACGGCGAAGGATGCGCGGCCTCACGCGGCCCCCTTCTGCCGCAGCGCGCAGTTCGGCGGGCACGTCCGGTGGCACGCTCCCGCGGGCGCGCCCTCCTTCTCGGCCAACCGGTGGCGAGCCTTCTCGAGCGCCCCGTTGAGGCGCGTGCGGTCCGCCTCCACCGTGTCGATCGCGTAGAGCAGATCCCGGAACTCGGCCTCGTGGTGCTCGTGCGGGACCTCGAGACGAGCCTGGATCACACGGGCCCACGTCTCCCCGTCGTGTGTCGCGTGCAGGTGCGCGGTCAGCGCGAGGACGACGGACTCGAGCGCGGCTACCTCGCGAGAGACACGGCGGGTCAATGCGTCGAAGCTGCGACCCCCGCGCTTGAACGAGATGGCCGCCGGGAAGAAGTCCCGGATGTCGCGCTCGGGAATCCGCGTAGCCCTGACCGTCGGCGTGCGGCCGGGTCCCGTGCGGACGAGACCGAACATCGCCTCGATCTCCCACAGCCCGAAGTCCTCGGTGTGCGAGATGCACACCCGATCGAAGCGCTCGGTGAAGCGCGCGGCCTCCTGAAGACCCGTTGCGATCTTGACCACCGCGTCGCCCAGAAACCGCCACTCCCTGAACTGGGCCATGTACTGGCCAGGCACCTCGCCGTCGTAGAGGTCGTGGCTGATCTGGACGAGTTCAGCCCGATCCCCCTCTGTGGCAGCGATCATGATGGCACGCCGCCCGGGGTGCTCGATGCGCCAGAAGGCGGCGCGAACGAGGATCTCCCGCTTCCGACGGCTGCGCTCGCCTTCGAGCATGAGGCATTCCTCGTCCCCCTCCACGAAGCGCGCCTCGAAGCTCTCGAGCGTGGCGTCGGTCATCCGTCGAGCCATCCAGCGCCGCGGAATTTCGGGTCCCGGAGATCACGATCCATCTCGGCCACGCGGTCACCCTTCGCTCCGCTGTTGCCCTCGACCGTTTTGACCTTCGTGCCGCTGACGGTCCGGCGCTTGATGCCGACGTGGCCGCGCCAATCGTCGCGCGTCGTGCGGTCCCAGAATATGAGCATCCCGTCGCGGAGTTTGAGCGGGTCCTTGAGCAGATCGTCGGCGTCGATGAAGCGCCCGGCGCGCCGGAACTGCGCCTCGAGCGTCTTCGCGCCCGCGCTCCCGATGACGGGCGCCACGGTACCAATCGCCTCTGCCGCGTCGAGGATCCACGAACTCGCCGTGACGGAGCACCAGTCAGCAGGCGGCTCGATGTCGAAGCGGCGGAGATATTGCCCGATGCGCTCGCCGTCGTTGGGCCGCTCCTCGCAGACGCCGGCCTCGAGGTCGGCCACGGCGCGCGCGAGCGCGGCGGCCGCGAGTCCATCGGGCGGCGCCGCCGGCTGCGGCCGAGGCCGCACCATCTCCGCGGCGGCCCGCGTCTTCGGCCCGACCACACCGTCGGCCTTGAGGTGTGCGTCGCCCTGGAACTCCTTCGTGGCGCGCTCGACCAGCGGCCCGAACGCGCCATCAGGCGCGCCGGGGTCGTAGCCCAGGGCGATCAGGCGCTCCTGCCAGGCGAGAACGTCGGGCCCCTTCGCGCCGCGCTTGAGCGCCCGCGGCGGCTCGCGCTCGGTCGAGGGTGGCTCCGGCGTGTCGCGGCTCTCGGTCGGCGCTGCGCCCCCGCTCGCCATGGCGTCCGCCGCGAACGTGGGCCCCCACCCATCGCGCGCGGCGACGTGCTCGGCCTTGTCGTCTGTCGCGACGTTGTGCGCGCGCACGAGAAAGCGCCCGCCCTGCCCACCGGCGAGCTTCAGGACCTCCTCGGCGACCTTCGTCGTGCTCGCTACGTTGCCGTAGGTCCGGACGTCCGTGTGCCCGATCCAGAGCGTCGAGCGCCCCGCCTTCGCCTCACGCGCCCAGTCGACCAGCCACTGCACGCCCGCGTCGCTCGCGGTGTTGTCGCGGTCCAGCGTCGTGTGCCCGCCGTCGAGCAGCACGAGGCCGGCGAGCTCGGCGCGGTCGGCCGGCCGCATGGCGCGTGCGAGGGCGTAGGAGCCCGACCAGCAGACGAGCCACGTCGAGGCGTAGCCCTGCCGCGGCGGCTTGTACTTCGCGAGAAGGCCGGGTAGCACGCGGCCGTTCTGGAGGCAGGCGTGGGCCAGCGCGTCGTAGGCGGCGCTCATGCCGGCGTACGGCGAGCGGATCGGCACGACGTCCACGTCGAGACCACGAGCCGCGGCGGCAGCGCCGAACATGGGCGCGACGTCCGGCGTGGCGTGCGCGAGGAGGATGAGGTGGTGGCTCACGGGGTGGCTCTTGGCGGCGGGATGGTCAGCGCGTCCGGCTCGGTCGGGTCGGGGTCCGGCGGCTCCTCGCCACGCAGGGCGGTGCCAGGGAGCGGCCGCGAGGGAGCGCTCGCTCCCGGCGTAGCTCGGCTGAGCCGCTCGTCGATGCCGGCGTGGCCCCGCGCCGTGATGTCGGCGTCGGCGCGCTTGGGGAAGTTGTCCGTCCTGCGCGGCGTGGGCGTGGCCGGTTTCGGGGTCGGCTTGGCGGCCACGCGGTTCACGAGGAAGGCGCCGATCGCGGCGACAGCGACCTCGGCGAGGAGCGTGCCCAGTTTGTCCCAGGGGAACTTCACGAGCAGGCCTCCATTGCGCCCTGGTTGGGCGTGATGGCGGCTTGCCGCGGCGCTGGCGCCCGCGGCTGCCCGAGCGTCTCGATGGCGCGCCAGAGGTCCTCGCTCGCGATCGCGAGGCGGACGACGGCCTGCCCGAGCACCAGCGCGTTGGGCCGGCGCCCTGCTGCGACGGCGGCGCGCGCGGTCTCCGCGGTGGCCTTCGCGACGAAATAGGCGGCCTTGATCGCGTCGTAGGCGTCCCAGGCTGGCAGGTAGCGGGCGTGGAGTTCGGCGATCTGGCGGTGGCCCGTCGCGGCATCCGGCGCGGTCGCCTCGATCCGCTCGCGCTCGGCGTCGTGCATCGCCTTGAGCACGCGGTGCCCCTCGGTGATGGCCACGGCGGCGGCGTCCAGTGCGTCGTCCACGTCGGCGAAGGCGTCGGCGGTCTGCGCCTGGCTCTGGCTGCCGGCGCACCCCGAGAGCAGCGCCAGCGCGAACACGGCGAGCAGGACGAGCGCCTTCACCGCGGCTCCTTGCCGGGCAAGGACATCGCCACCGGAGGCGCCTCCGGGATCGTGTCCTGCGGCGCGCCAGGCTCCAGCGAGAGCGGCACGTCGAGTTCGGGGATGGGCGACGGCGCGGCGGCGGGTGGCACCGCGGGCGCGTTCGCCTTCGCCGCCTCCGCCTGCGCGAGCATCGCTCGGACGTCAGCGACCGCCTTCGCCAGGTTCTTGAGCTCGGCGATGAAGCGCACGTGGTCTCCGGAGAAGAACGCGGCGAGCGCCCCGCATACGGCGCCGACAACGAGCGACCACAGCTTCACCGACGGGTGCGCGCCAGCCGCTTCCGCGACGGCGTAGGCGATGAAGCCGAACGCGCTGAAGAAGCCCAGGAGCGACGAGCGCCAGGACTGCGTGATCGAGCCGTTGAACTTCAGGTCCATCACTTCACCCTCGGCAGCGGCATCATGGGCGCGGCCGCCGCCGACGACGCCTCCGCCGGCGGCAGGATTCCCGGCGGGCAGCAGACGCCGCTGCGGCAGCTGTCCGAGCCGTCGCTCACATCGCACGGCGTCCCGTCGGCCAGCACCGTCCAGCGGCACGTGCCGCGCCGGCCGTACGGGTCCGGAGGGCTGTGCGGCTCCGCGAGGTCGCAGACGTCCTGGCTGCACTGGCTGCCGTCGAAGCAATCGGAGTCGTTCTCGCAGGTCGTGTGCTTCGGCGCGCGGACCTCGCAGCCGCCGGGCTCACGCGGGCCCTCCGAGGCGCCCGCAGACGTCGAGGCGACGCTCGCGGCCGCGCTCTCAGCGGTCTCCGCGGCGCCGCCAGCACCGGAGGCGCCGACGCTGGTCGAGGTGGTGGCCTCCGGCTGCGGGCCGGGCTCGGGGCGGCAGGTGGCGATCAGGGCGCACAGCGCGAGCGTCGCCGCCCCGCCGATGGGGTACAGGGTGGATCTCTGCATCAGGTCTCTGTGAGGTTGGTTTCAAAGAGCGGAGGCGCGACTGGGCGAACCCGGCAGCGCCGTGCTATCGGTCGGGGATGACCGAGAAAAAGGCTCAATATGCAGGAGTGCGGTGGCAGTACGCTCTGTTCGCCCAGCTGGGCGACACGATCGCGACCACGAAGGAGCTGAATAGACTGGGCGCAGATGGCTGGGAGGCCTACGCCGTTCTGCTCGACAACAACGGTGAGCGCGTCCACTTCTTCAAGCGCCCCATCGCCATCGATCCGCCCCCGGATGGCGGCCGCGCCGCTCGTCCTGCTCCCATCGACCCGCCGCCCGATGGCGGCTGACCGCGCCCGCAGCGCCATGCCGTGGTAAGCCTCGGCGGCGTGACGCCGCTCTCCCCGCTCACTCTCATCCTCGCCGCCTGCGTCGTGCTGGCGTGGGCTCTCGCCCGCGGCTGGCGCGGACGCCCGCAGTGGCCGTTCTATCGGCCCGTGGCGCTGCTGCTCTCGTGGGCGCTCGCGACGTCTATCGCCCGTGGCGCCATCCAGCACTGGGCGCTGAACCCGGCGCGTGAGGCGATCGGGCCGGAAGCGCCGTACAGCGGCCAGGGCCACGCCTGGTACCTCGCCGAGGTGGCCATCCGGCTCTCGTGGCCCTTCGCGATCTTCGGCGCGACGCTGGCCGTGTACCTGCGGCGCCGGCCGTGGTGGCTTGTGCCAGCGTGGGCGGTCGCCGCCGCGGCGCTCTGCTGGAGCTACCCGGAGGTCCGCCGAGAGCTCCAGTGGCACCTCGAGGCCGGCGTGGCCTCCGCCTGCTGGTTGGCCTCAGCGTGGGCCGTGTGGCGCTGGTACGCGGGCGACGAGAGTGCGCCAGTGGCCTCGCACACGGCCATGATCCTCGTGCTCGCGGCCCAGCTGTCGGTGCTCGCCGTGACGCAGTGGAGCGGCAATCCGGTGGAGCACTGGACGAGCGCCCGTGTCACACACGGCGTCATGTACGCGGCCGTGCTAGTTTACCAGGCGCGGAAGTTCTGGGGGGAACGCTGATGGATGTACAAGCCCAGATCGCCGAACTGCTCAACACCGTCAGGATCGGAGGAGGCGTCGCGCTCGCGGTTCTCGCGGCCACGGCTGGCGCCAACTTCCTGACCTTCCGGCGGCTTCGACGACTGGAGGACCGTCAGGAGCGCCTCGTGCAATGGCAGGAGCAGCACCGGCCGGCCCTCGAGCGCCTCGCTCTGGAGCAAGACGCCTCCTCCGACCCCGCGCGCGCGGCCGCGGTGAAGCGTCCGCAGCGCGGCGGCAGCCGAGAAGCGCCGCTCTAGCCCGGCGGCGCCGACGGCGCTGGGTCGCGGAACGGCGGCGGGCGGCGCGCAGCGAGACGCAGCAGCCCGTCGAGGCTGCGGTTCATCTTGCGGAGCTCGGCCTCGATCTCGTCGATGCCGGCCTCCTCGGGCGCGGGCGGCTCGCTGGGCACGGCAGGCTTCTCGTCCGGCATCAGCGCCTCCGGCTCCCGGGGCCGCCGCCGTTGATCCAGCCGTCGAGCCACCCCTCGAGCTTGGCCAGGCGCTCGGCGAAGTCCTTGATCCCGCGCAGCACCGTGGCCTTGAGCCGCTCGAAGGCGCGCGCGAGTCGGTCGAGGCGCTCGGCGAGTCGGGTGGTCTCCGCCTTCGCCTCGGCCACCTCGCGCAGCACCTCGGCTCGCAGGTCGGCGATGCGGGCGTCAACCTCGGCGCGGCTCGGCACATCGCCGGGGATCGACGGCGCCGGCGCGCGCTGGGCCTGCGCGGGCCGCAGCGCCGCGGGCTCACGCTGCGTGGCCGGCTCGTCGGTGGCCTCCGGGAGCGCCGGCGGCGGGGCCACGGGGTGCTGGCGCTCCAGCTTCCTGGACTCGCGGCGATCGGCGGAGATCTTGAGGTACATGTCGACCACCAGCGGACCGTACTTCGCGACGACCGCTCCGGCCGCCGAGGTGACCGCGAGCCAGAAGGGGAACCAGCCGTACGAGTCCTGCGCGATGGGCTTCAGCGGCTCGATGGGGCTCACGCTGGCGGCGCCGCCGCGCGCTGGCTCGGGGTGAGGCTCACGAGCCTTCCTCCCACGGCTCGAGCGTGATCACGAGCACTCCAGCCGGCATGATCACGCCTGTCCCCACCTTGGTGAGGCTGAAGCTCAGGTAGTAGTTCTCGTCCAACGGCAGCTCCGCCATGAACTCCTGGAGAGTCAGCGTGGCCGGGAGAAACGCCGTCCATGTCCCCGTCGAGTTGCTTCCTGACGGAGTCGTGCTGCCAATGGCGGCGTACGTAAGCGCTGAACCGTCGAACACCTGCCGGACGCGCACAGACAAGGTGGCGTAATTGGTGGCGTTGGCGGCCACCCCTGAGCGTGGATAGAACTTGGCGCCAACGAATCGCCACTGCCCCGTAAACACACCGCAGATCGGGTATTCGACGGTTTCATCCCCCGCCGCCGTGTCGCTGTGCTCCTTGTGGACGCGGATCTCTTGGGTGCGGAGGGTCTCCAGCAGCGGGCTCGACACAGTGACCTCGCCGCCGGTCTCCTCCGCCACGATCTCGCCGGAGCCAACGACGGAGGTGACGCCGCCGCCTCCTCCGCCCAGCCCGGCCTCGATGATCCGCAGGTTCGCGCGCTGGTGCTTCGCCCACTTCTCGGCGCTCCCGCCGAACTGCCCCGCCTCGCGATGCCCTAGGTCCAGCAGCCCGCTCGGGCTCGGCACGGAGATCGCGGTGGCCTCGTCCACGGCAGCCCCGCCGTTGACGATGAGCCTGGTCATGTACTTGCCCCACAGGCTCAGCGTGACGGGCTGAGGCGCCGTGCGACCGAGGACGTAGAAGACCGTGTGGCCGTCGACCGTGGAACTCGTCCATCCGGTAGGCGTCGGGTAGCCCGGCGGCGCGGAGAGCTCGAGCCTCGCGCCGCTCCAGCCGGTCGTGTTGAGGAACGAGAACTGCACCTCGTCGTCGAGGGCCGCGGTGATGCCGCCGGTCGTCGGCGCGCCGCCGTTCACGCTGGCGAGCAGCGTGGCGTTCAGGTTGGGCATGTGGTGTCCGGGTCCGAAATGCAGGCGGCCCGCGCTCCGGAGAGGCGGGCCGCTGGGGGGGGGCGTTGGAGGTGGAGGCTGGTTCGCCAGATACTGAACGCGCGTCACGTAGACCACGCCTGGCGGGCGTCGCTAGTCTGCGGACATGACCGGCCGCGTGATCCTCGGAACGGCGCTATTCGGGACAGTCGCCGCGTTTCTAGGTGCGGCGGTCGTCACAAGGACGCTCAGCCCCGAGCCTACCCGCAACGCCTACGTCGAGCGCGAGGTGTCGCCGCCGACCAGCGCGGCACCACCTTCGCCGCCAGCACCCACCCAGGACCCGGCGATCGCCGTCAGCGCCACCTACGAGGCGCAGTACGCCGGTGCGAAGCCCGAAGCCCGGGCGTCCGCCGTCCGGGCGTGCATCCTGGGCTCAACGTGCCCGCAGGCGCAGCTCGACGGCATCATCGCCGCCGGCGCCCATGAGCGCGAGCGGGAGGAGCTGCGCCGGCTGAGTCACGCGTGGGGCGCGCACGTCGCGGCCAAGGGCGGCACGGACGGGGAGCAGCTCAGCGCCCTCGCTGTCACGACCGCTGCGCTTCAGCTGGAGGAGTGCGGCATCGCCGAGCTGAAGAAGCTCGACTGGACGACCCAGGGCGAGGCCGACAAGGACATCGGCGGCGCCCGCGGGAAGATGATCAACGTCTACGGCCGCGTGAACCAGATCAGGAAGGACGGCGACCTCCACTGGGGCACCATGGGCACCTCCGCCGGGTGGGTCTATTTCGTTGTAGTTGGCCTCACCAATGGCGTGGTCGCCGGGCGATCCGCGGAGATCGCCGGCATGGTGGTGCAGCGGTACAACTACGCGAACACCATGGGCGGGCTCACCGATTCGATCCTTGTCGTAGGCCGCGTCCGAGGCCAGTCTGACAACGACAAGCCGCTGCCGCCGGCGCCATCACGAAGCGCCGCGCTTGCATCGGCGCCGACGGGGCCGCGGAAGGCAACCGCGCCGCCGAGCCCTGCCGTTTCTGCGCCCCCGGCCGCGCCGGCGGCGCCTCCTCCCGAGCGACGGTCCGGCGTACTCGACGATCGCCCGCCGCCACCGCCCAAAGCCCAGGCGCAGCCCGAGGCAGCCACAGCGCCGGCAGGGGCAGCTACCGCTGCCGCTGAAAACTGAGCGCACACACGCCCACGTAACAGGCGGCCAGCGTGGCGGCCCTCGCCGCTCATGCGTATCCTGACGCCCGAGGTCCGATGCTCGCCCTGCTGTTCACCCTGCTGCTCCTGGGCCCCTGCGCACCCTCCGAGGAGGAGCTCCTGTTTTGCGAAGGCTGCGCGGCGCTGGACCTTACCGAGGCGGAAGGCGGCGCAGGTGGCGACGCCGGGGCCGACCAAGGGGGCAGCGGCGGGGACCCGGGCGGGGCTGGGGGCGACGGCACGCCGCCGTGCGAGTGCGACGACGGCAACAGCTGCAACGGCGCGGAGACGTGCGCCGCCGATGGGTCCTGCGTCACGACCGGAGCACCGGTGCCGGCCGATGACCGGGATGCTTGCACCGACGATTTCTGCGACAACGGCGCGCCGGTGCACCAGGAGATCCCCATCGACGATGGGGACCCGTGCACCAAGGACTACTGCGATCACGACTTGGGGGTTCTCCACTACCCCATCGCCGCGTGCAGTGATTAGCCGCGGATTTGCTCGATAGCGATCGACGACTGGAAATCCAGTATCCGCATCGAGGCGGCTACGCTGGCGTGGTACGGCGCTCGCACCTGCACACCGTAATGGTACTGCTTGTCGATCGTGACAGGCGCATCTGGCGTGAGCACCGTGTCCACCTCGGCAGACCACGATGCTGGGTCGTGCGCGTCCTCGACGTCGCCGAGCGGCACCGGGGTCTCCCCCTTCCCCCATCGGTAGAGAGTGTATTCCGGCAACGTCAAGCTGCTATTGCCGGCTACGCCCTGGGTCGTGATCGTGACGCTATTGATCGTGCCGCTATCCGGCAGCTCCAGTAGCTCCACGAAGAAAAACCGAGCGGTCGTCTCGTCGCTGGTTTTTATAGACGGGCCGTCGAGGCCAGTTTCCAGCCACGCGCGCGGTGACTCCGGAGCCGTCCCGCTGTACGTCACAGAGGCCAGCCTCCAAGCGCAGCGATGCACGTTCCGGCTGGTGACCAGAGGCCACTTGTTATTCTGCCACGTCGCGTCGCCGAAGATGTTCAGTTCGGCGCCAGAGCTGATCTGGAGCAGGCTCCCGAGTTGGAAGACGTGCGACGAATTGACCTTCATCCGCAGCAGCGAGCCGTCCTCCATGGACACCTCGCCATGCATCTCGAAGAGGCTCGCCGCGTCCTGCTCCAGATCGCCGTCAACATCGAGGAGACCGGTCACATTGAGGCCGGCTCCGCCGAGGATAATCGGCGCGGTCGGCGCATGCGTGCTCCCGTCCGCCGCATTGATGAGCTTCGGCCAGCGCGAGTCGATCTCCTCCATCTCGGTCGAGAGCAGCGCGCTATTGCCCGCCCAGACCCCGCCGACGCGAACCGTTACGAAGTTTGCCATTTACAGCGTCACAGCCTCAAAGGGTGTCACGTCCATCGGCGACTCATCCAGGAGGAACGGCCCGGCTTGCCCAGGTTCCGACTCGGCCACGATGTCCCAGGTGCTCACGGCGCGCGCGATGCGCCTCATGAGGTCGTGAACGCGTCGGCGCTTCTCCGGGTCGGCCGCTGCCACTGCGGTGAGCACGACGAGCGAGTGCCGCTTCGTGCTCATCCACATCGGGTAGGGCGCCGTGATAGCGAGCGTCTCAGGCGGGTGCGGCTTCGTGAACGTGGCGGTCAGGTACTCGGCGTCCACGGCCGAAGTGACCGCGGTGACCGTGACCCGCTCCTCGGTGGAGGTGCCTGGGCCGACCACGAGTACGTCGCCCACGTGCGCCAGCAGCTGCGCGTCCTCCGCCTCGGTCTTCGTCTCGATGTACTCGACCTGCTGCGGCGCCCCGAGCCCGGTGGAGATGGCCGGCGTGATGACCAGGCGCTTCCGGACCACCTCGGGCGGCGCCAGGTTCATGGGGCTGTCGCCGAGGTTCGCCGGGTAGAGGACCATCTCGGTCGTCGTCGTGGGCCTGTACGCCACGAAGTCCTCGCCGAGCAGCTCAGCCAGCGCGTTCTCCACGTTCGTCTGCGAGGCCCCGCCCGGGAGCAGCTGCCGCGCCTTGAGTTCGGCGGTGCGCTCCGCCATGGTGTCCTCGGCGCGCGGCGTAATGCCGTGCTCGCGCTCGAGGATCTCGAAGAAGTCGGTGGCGCTCTCGGGGAACTGCTGGTTGCCAGCCCGCTCCAGCGCGTACTGCCCGCGGGCGAGCCCCATGGCCTGCGCGTAGAGCTTCGCCTCGTGGGGGCCGCCGCTCGCGTAGGCGTCGCCCTGGCTGCGCTTCAGGGCGCGGAAGATGGTCTCGGCGTGGGACGGCCGGCTCGACAGGGAGAGCATCCCCATCGGCGTGAAGCGCGACAGCAGCGGCATCAGCGACGCGTGGCCGTGAAGTGCAGATCGACAGCGCCTGCGGCCTGGTAGGTCCGGACGCGCACCCCGTTGGTCACGGCCACGACGGTGCCGCCGACGATCGCTCCGATGTCCTGATTGATGGTCAGCTCCGGCCGCGTGAGCTCAGGCGGGAACGTGTCCGCGGGCCAGGTGATCGTCGTGTCGCCGGTGCCGTTGTCGGTCACGGTGAAGTCGTCGATCCCCATGCCGGTGCGCGGACAGGTGAACGCGACCACCGCCGGGGCGCCGCCCGAGAACTCGACCGAGAGGACCAGCGACTCGACGACCTGCCCCTGCGCGGATGCCTGCTTCTGGAGCTGGTTGAGCTGCGCCGCGTACGGCATCCGCGAGCGGTCCGGCTCGAACTCCGTGTCGTCGACGAGCGTGGCGCCGCCCATGTCCTCGAGCGACGGGCGCCGGGGGCCGCCGTCTGCCGCTTCGAGGTCCCAGGAGAGTTCTTCGAGTGCTCGTGTCATGTGGTCTGTTTCAGGATCGCCAGGTCGGACAGCGACATCAGGTACGACTCCACGCCCGGCGTGCCGACGGTCGTCACGTGCGGGATCTCAGGCGATGTGAGCTCCACGTCGGACACGGCCGAGATCGAGAAGATGGGGGAGATGAGCCGGTTCGTGATCTCGTTCGGCCACTCGGCGCTCGTCTCCGGCTGCCGCTTCTGCCGCCGGCCGGAGTCGTAGAACGTCGACACCTGCTCGCCTGGCCCGAGGCGGTCGAACTGCGACACCACGGAAGCGGCCACGAGGTTCGACGACCCGCTCCACGGAGAGGCCATCTGCTCGGCGACGGGCACGAAGCTCGTGTCGCTCACGTTGTTGGTCGTGTCGCAGGTGATGGCCCAGCGCGTCTCGGAGCCGACGACCGAGGCGGACACGGTGCGGATCCGCTTCCGGACGAAGCGCCCACTGGCCGCGTTGTAGAAGGCGATCGTCTGCCCAACGGCCGGCGCCGGAGGCGAGACCGCCGTGGTGTAGAGCCTGAAGGTCGTCGCCGTCGGCGTCGCGCTGGAGGACACGCGCACCGGGTCCGAGAGCGGCGGCGGCCACGGGGAGGTGTCGACGAAGCCCGCGGCGGTGGGAGCCCACTTCACCTCGAGGGCCACGCTCACCGGATCGTCGAGTAGCGCGCAGACGAAGATGCCGTCGTCGGCCGGGAACAGCGCCTTGAGCCGCGCCTCGACGATCGCGAGCTGCGCGTCGTTCGGGATGCGCGAGCCACCCGGGCGCGCCGGCCGGAGCGTGAAGGCGATCCCGGTCGTGCCCGGACCGCGGATCGCCGGGTAGGTGAAGACCTGCTGGACGGCGAGCCCGGGCGTCTTTCGGACGGCCTCCTGGTACTCGGCGTCGTTGCCGCTGGCGGGGGGCTCTGCCCGGCGCCGTCGTAGCTCCTCGCGGTACTCCTCCGGGGTCTGCCGAGCGTGGCCACCGGTGAGCCCGGTGCCGTCCCCCGCCTCGAAGACGGTCGCGGTCGGGTAGATGCCCTCTGGCGGGTTCGGGAGCTCGAGCACCTCGCCGGGACCGAGGTTCGTCTCGGCGCCGGTGTCGATGCCGATCACCGGCACGAGGTCGCCATCGACGTAGGTGTCGGCGACCGCGCACTGGAACCGGAGCCGCGACGTCTTGTGCCTGAAGACGACGCCCTCGTCGATGTAACCGCCGCCCGTGGAGGCTCCGATCACGGCGTACCCGCTCGCGCCGGTCGCCTCGCCCCACTCCACCCGGATGGCGGCGCCGCGCCGCTCCAGCCACTCGCCCGAGCTGAACTCGTCCGTGGTGCCGTTGGCGATGACCTGGGCGTTGTGCCCGACCACCACGAGCTGGTCGGCGAGCGTCGACGCGTCGTTGTCTGGCTGCGTCCCCGGGCCCGTCTCTGCGTTCGGGTCGACGAGCCGGTAGTCGCGGAGGTAGTTCTGACGGTGCTGCTCGCGCGTGAAGAGGAGCAGTTCGCCGGGGAGTGAGTCTGTCGCCATCAGGCTCTCAGCTGGACCTCGCGCGGCTTCTCGTCGCGCAGGAGCAGGTTCACGTAGAAGACGGTCACCAGCAGCTTCCCGCGCGCCGGCATCTGGACATCGACCCGCACGAGTTCGATCTCGCGAGCGTCGATCATCTGGGAGAGCGCGAGTCGCACCGCGTCCTCGGCTCCCGTCTGGAGCTTCAGCCGGCTGCCGCGCGTGAGGCTGCGCAGGCGCGAGCCCAGCGTCGGGACGGCCGAGACGTCGCGCTCCTCGATGACGAGGGCCAGCGCGACCTTCTGGTCGACCCAGTGGAGGGTCTTGTACTGGCCGTTGGCGTCGAGCACGTAGTCGCGCCGGGCGCCGTCGTAGAGGATGGCCCCGGTGGCGCGCCGCTGCGCCGCCGGCCCAGGGTCGGCCACGGCGTCATGGCCGGCCGGGCTGTCCCCCGCCGGGTCGTCTCCAGCGCCCATCAGGCCGCCCGCGTGGTGGTGGTGGTGACGCTCTCCGGGGGGTCGACCTCGATCGGACCCCCCGGGGCCAGGGCGAGCTTCGGCAGGAGCTTCGCCATGATCCACGTGATCAGGTCCTGGTTGACCAGCGTCTTCGCGCCGGCGCCGCCGAGTTCGATGCTCGCGTCGTCCACGACCACGGTGTTGCCGCCGACCTTGAGCGTCCACGAGCCGTCGTCCCCGTCGAACAGCGCGTAGGCCACGTCCGTGCCCGTGTCGGCGTACTGCATCGAGCCGCCGCGCTTCACCTCAGGGAGCCGCCCGGCAACCCGTGGGTCGCTCAGCACGAGCGCGTGGCGCTGGTTGCCCTCGTAGCCGTAAAGCACCGTCGGGCCGAGCCGCGCGGCGCCCTCCGGGTCCACGTCCGGGTCGCGCGGCCGACCGAGGAATCCGGCCGGGTGGTACGTCTCGACAGGCTGGGAGCCGCCGGACCCGAACTCCGAGATCTGCACGCGGTAGAAGCCATCGGGGTCGCGCACGGTGTACGCGCACATCCCGAGGTCGAACGCGATCGCGCCGGTCATTCGCTGTCTCCGCCGAACACGAGGTCTTCTGGTCGCATCAGGTTGATCACGGTGTCAGTCTGCGGCCCGCGCGAGAACTCGACCGACTCAACCCAGAACGACCCCTGCACGCCGAGGTCGTAATCGTCCACCTCGACGACGGTATCGACGGCCCAGACGATGCGTTCGCGCCCGCCGAGTCGCTGCGTGGTGTGGCCGGCGAGCGTGTAGCTCAGGGACCATCCAGAGCGCCGCGCCTCCGCGACCTTCCGCCGGGCGATCGTGTCCGCCTGCCCTGGCGTCGAGCACTTCGGGTCTCGGATCACGAGCGGCCGGTTGATGCCCCACCGGACGAGCTCCTCGTCGGGGCACTCGCCGGTGAAGTTCTGCCGCCCATCCTTGCCTCCGCCGCCGCGCCCGTGAATGACGCAGCGGGAGTAGCGGCCAGAACTCCCGTTGCGGTAGCGGAAGCTCTTGACGTTGCCGGCGCGGTTCGACTCGCCGCGGCCCCGCACGATGCGCGCCACCGGCCGCTGGGAGGCGTTCGGCGCGGTGATAATCACCTCCCCCTTGGCGCCGGCCAGCATGAACAGCCCCGCGCGATCAAACTGGTCGCGCAAGAACTTGAACCACGAATCGCCCGCCTTCGCCTGGAACGGCCGGTCCTTCGACGCGGTGGTCTTCATGCCGGACGAATCGACCGGCAGGTCCGACTGGATGACCTCGCCGCCGACCTGGATCGTGCGATTCCGCTCGTTCGTGTAGGCGATCGCGGTCTCCGGCCCGATGACCTCGGCCACGATGTCTCGTGCCAGCTCGGCGAAGGTGCCGTTGGTGAAGCTGCGGTCCGCCTCGATGCGGGAGTCCACTAGCGCAGCCAGCAGGTCGCGCCCGGAGAGGCTCACGGACGAGCCGTTCGCGTCGCCGTTGGCATCCTGGTCGTCCACGCGCCCGGTCTGCTGTAGGACGTTGCCGATCGACAACGTGTAAGGCGTGCCCGGCTGGAAGCGTTGAAGAAGCTCGCGGACCGCGCCGGCGTGCCCGATGCGCAGAGACCACGTGGACGGCTGCGTGAGGAAGCTCTGCCGGACCGTGTACGTCTCGACGACGAGCGCCTCCGCTCCGCCGAGTGTGATGCGCACGCGGTCGTCGATGCTGCCTGTGGCCATCAGGCTGCGGCCCTGGGCTCCGGGCGGTACATCCGCAGCGCGGACTCGCGCGGGATGTTGAATGGGTCGCGGAGCGCGTTCAGGCGCAGAATCTCGACCGCGCGCGACTGGTCGCCGTACACGGCCCGCGAGACGTCGTGGACGCTCATCCGGTCGAGCGGCGTAACGTAGAGGATCACGCGCTCGCGCTTCCGCTCGATGTCGCGGCGCCGGTCGTCGGCCGCCGCCCAAGCGGCCAGCGTCGCCTGCCGGAGGCGAGCGTTTCGCGCGTCCTGCATCGGAGCGCGGCTCGCCACCTCCTTGGACAGCGAGATGATGCGTTGGATCTTCAGGTCGAGCTGCGTGTTGTAAAAGTCGGCCTGGTCGTCGATGGCCAGCAGCGCGTTGAAGGCGTCGTCCAGCGCGCCGAGCAGGTCCAGCACGTCCTGCTTCGCTGCGTCCGGCGGCGGGACGTTGGGGGCCAGGAGCGGGTCCGTCGGCGGCGCCTCGAGGATGACCTGGCCCGGCGGCGTCTGCCGGTACCGCTCCGTCACGTAGGCGAGCCGCTGCTGGGCCTGCTCCACGGCGGCGGGAGCGGTCACGTCGAGGAGGCCGTTCAGGAAGAGGGTGTCGACGTACTCGCGGAACGTGAACTCGACGGTCACCCCACTGCGCTGGCGCGCCGTCATGGTCTCGGGCCAGTTCACCGCGTAGGCGGTCAACATTCCGAGCGTGGGGACCACGAGTTCCTCAGGCTTCCCGGCCTCGCAGATGTTTCGAAGGCGGTTCCACCGGCGCGGGTAGAGGTCCGCGGGCCACCCGAGAAGGGTATTGTGGAACTTCGCCCGCATCCTGAAGCTGTAGAGCTTCCGACCGAGGAGCTCGGGGGCACCTCCTGGCGCGTGCGGGTACTCGTGCACGTGGTCGCGCAGGCCACCGTCGATGCTGACCTCCTCGACGGGGAACTCGAGGCCCGCGAACGAGGCGCGCTTGAGGCGGTCGAAGGCAGCCATCAGGGAGTCGGAAAGCCGATGTAGTCGCCGGACATGTCGACGCGCGGACCGGTTGGCTGCGGGCGCGCGGCCTCGGCGATGTTCATCACGTTGACGTTGAGCGTGCCGTTTGCGAGGCGGTTCAGGACTTCATTGTTGCGCTCGAGTTGCGCGACCATCTCCTCGAGCTGCGCCTTGTCGCTCTCCATCTGCGACTGCGCGTCGAGGCTGGTGCCGACCGACCCGCCGGAGATGTAGTTGGCGATCGCGGAGATGCCGCGGCCGATCGTGCCTTGCGTGAGCGAGGTGGTGAAGACCCCCGTCTCCGCGTCCTTCGCCGCTTCGATGCGTGCGGCGAGCTTCTCCTGCTGCGCCTGGAGCTCCTTGATGGCTGCGGGGTCGGCCTGACCGAGCGCGGCCATGCCCTCTACGCCGCCCATCACGCCCTTGGCCATGTCGACCGGGCCTCCCAGCTTGCCCGCGGTGGCCACGGCGTTGGCGCGCGCGACGGCGGCGCCGGTGAGCGCGTCCTGCGTCTTCGACGTCGCCTCGTCCTTCGAGTTCATCACCCTGTCGATCACAAGCTCGCCGACCTGCTCGATGGTCACGGCAGTGGCTGCGATCGCGAGCGCTGCTCCAGCAGCACCGATGGCGCCGCCGGGGCCGAGGAACTTGCCTCCCTTGCCGGGCTGCCCGCCAGCGGCAGCGGGAACGAGCACAGAGCCAGCGCCGCCTGCCGCAGCGCCACCGGCCGTGAACCCGGTCTTGATCGCGCTCTCGATGCCTGCGCGGATCGTCGCCTCACCAGCGGCCCGGATGATGCTCACTCCGAGCACCGCAAACGCTGCCTTGAGCGGGTTGTCGGACACCCATACGGCCAGCTTCCCCAGTGCATCGACCGCGTCGATGGCGACCGGTCCGAGCCTCTCCAGCTTCGGCAGTACCTCTTCCGTGAACCGCCCGCCCGCGCTGGCGACCGCGTTGTTGAAGAGCTGGACCCGCGCCTCGCTGCCGGCCATCGACCGGTTGAACGACTCGGTGATCTCGCCCTGGGCCATGGCGATCTTCTTGAACTTGTCGAACTCCGCACGAACCGCGGCGAGCCCGGCGTCCCCGCCGCCCGCCTGCCGGTACGTGTTTGCGAAGCCTTCAACGGCGCGGGCGCCCTGCACGTTGGCGAAGATCTTCTTGAACGCCGCGGGGTCACCTTTCGTGGCCTCCAGCGACTTGAGGATGATCTCCTCGGGGTTCTTGAACATCCCCGTCTTCTCGTTGTAGACCTTCTCCCCGGTCGCAGCCTCGAAGGCCTCCATGCGCGCCGGCGTGCGGAGGGTGTTCACGAACGACGCGACGCTCGTGGCGGCCTGCGTGGCGCTGGCGGAACCGCCCTTCGCGCGGCTCATCTGCACGAGCGCGCCCATCATTGTCAGGTTCTCCATCGGGTCGCCCTCGAAGGCGGTCGCCGACGTGCCGAGCTTGGCCATCTGCGTGGCGAGGTTCTTGATCTCGACCGCGCCGATCTTCCCCTGGCCCGCGATCACCTTCATGATCGCGCTGACCTTGCCGCCCTTGTTGTCGGTATCGCCGAGTGCGTTCGCGACGTCGCCGGCGGCATCCACCATGTCCTCGAGCTCTGCGCCCGTGGCGCGCGCGAGCTGGGCCATGTCCTTAAGCGAGTCGCGTCCGGCCTGGAGGTCGCCGGTCTTGGCCACGAACGCCTGGAGGCCCTGGAGGACCTTCGCGGGGTCGAACGCGGCGAAGTTGGCGACCTCGGTCGCCTGCGACATGAGGGCGCGCGGGTCCTGTCGGACGCCCGCCGGCCCCGTCGCGCCCGGCATGAAGCCGGCGTTCGACAGGTCCGTGGCGCGCTTCTCGAGTTCGACGGCGCCGCCTACGATCGAGCCGATGTCCGTCTTGACGCCGGCGCCGCGGGCGATGTCCTGCGCCACCTGGGAGCCCGCGCGGACCATCCCGCCGACGTGGTGGATCGCGCGGTAGCTGGTGCGCCGCCCGAAGCTCTCCTGCTCTCGGTCCTCACGGGCGGCCGCGTGCGCCTGCTGACGCTCGAACCGGCGCCGGAAGGCCATCGCCGCGCGCCGGGCCCGCAGTTCCTCGTTCGCCGACCTGATGGCCTCGCGCTCTGCGTTCCTGGCCGCCTGCGCCGCCTCGGCGTCCGCCTTCCGCTGCGCGGCCGCGTTGCGCTCGATCCCGCGGCGCTCCTCTTCCTGGGCCGCGCGCTTGATGCGGGCGATTCGGTGGACCTCTGCGGCCTGGCGGGAGAGCTCTCGCTGGGCGACACGAGCGGCGCGCGCAGCCTCGTCCGACTCGCGCTTCGGTCCGCCGGCGCCGCCACCTCCGCCGCCACCGCGGAGCGGCTTGCCGAGTTCTGCTTCGATCTGCCGGCGCGCGATCTTCGCGCCCTCCACGAAGGGCCGGTACAGCCCCGCGACGTTCGCGTCGAGCGCGGCGCCTACGCGAATGCGAATGTCCAAGGCGGATTATTCCTGCGTCGTCTCGTCGTCGTCCGCCGCTTCGTCCGTATCAGCGACGCGCGCGCGCCCGGCGCCGATGCGGTCCAGCACGACAACGAGCAGCCGTCGCGTTCCGCGCTGCTCCGCCTCGCTCATGCCCACGAACGGCGCGTCGCTCTCCAGGATCGCTGCGAGGTCGAGGAGTTCGTCGTCGGAGATCGGCTTGTAGAGCGGCGAGGTCTCGAGGTCGAAGACCTCGATCTCGAAGGCGAGGAGCTTCACGCCCTCGGTCGACAGCGCCATCCGCACGGTATCCTCGGCGGCCCGGAACCACGGCTTGCGCTGGTCGTCCGGCTGGCAGGTCGTGCGCGCGATACGGTGCCTCAAAAGCGCGTCGTTGAAGCAGTCGACCGCCTCCGGGGTGTTCCACCGGTCGCCGTAGCGCGCGAACACGAACCGCGCCGACTCGTCCCGCGCGGCCTGAATGTCCTCGTCGGGCACAATGCGCAGGCCCATCTCGACGGGCTGCTCGGGGCGCTCCGGCCACTCCCACGAGAAGGCCTCGGGCGGGACCGTGATGACCTTCGGCGGCCGGTGCTTCTCGGCGTCGTCCGGCTGATGCGCGGCAAACGTCGACATCAGCTATTCAACGGCTTTGCGGCGGAGCTCGTAGTTGTATCGGAGCCCCATCCAGAGTGCGACTTGAGCTCGAGTGAGCTCATGCACTGGGCGGCAGTAGTACGCATGAAGATCCACCGCAAACCTGGCCGCATCCTCAAGAAAGGGCGCTCGTCCTCGGACGTGGCCACCTCCACGACCTTCGCGACGAACTCGTCGCCCGTGAGGGTGAGCTGCTGCGGGGCGCAGCGGTCCTGCCAGATCTGCTGCGCCTCGAAGAGGTAGGCGATGCGGTCGCGGTCGAGCCCCAGCCGGATCTCCTCCTCGCTGGAGAAGAACGGCACCGGCGCCTCGTCAGGCGATTCAGGGTCGCTGTACGAGAGGAGGATCGTGAAGCGGGCGAAGGCGCGGTCGTAGAGGGTGTTGCCGGGCTTCGGGTCCTCCACGCCGAGCTTCTTCGCGTGCTCACGCGCGAGCCGGTCGATCTCCTCGTCCTCGTCGTCGAGGAGCGCGCGCACGGCCACATTGGTGACCTCGCCGCTGGCGAGCGGCAGGTCAACCGGGTGCCGCCCCCGCGTCCCTCTCGCGATATCTCGAAACCTCGGCATCAGGCGAACTCGGGCTCGCCGCCCTCGGCGGTGAACGCGCCCTTCACCGTGCCGGCGCGGGAGTCGAAGTTGTACGAGCGGCTCATGATGCGCATCGTCAGGAGTTCGGCGCGGCCGTCGATGATGACGGCGACCTGTGCGTACTCCTTGTTCTTGATGATGTTGCTGAAGGTAATCTCGTGGCCCACGGCTGGCACGACCGTGTTGAAGGTGAGCCGCGTGATCCCGGCGCCGTCCGAGTGGCCCATCCAGCCCTCGGAGCCGAACTGCGCCTCGTCGCCGGAGTTGTGCTCGTACGTGCCGCTCTCGATCTCCGCGACCTTGCGGCTGTTGATGTAGACCGAGGCGTTCCTGAACGTCTTGGGGGCTGCCATGGGCTACCTCACGCCGCCATCTGGCGCACGGAGACGCCGATCTGGTGCTGGCTGGGAGCGACGACGACCGGGCAGATCGACATGATCCGCTTCGCCGCGCTGTTGTACTCGCTGGTGGGAAGGTGCGTGTCGACGTCGATGATCTGCGGCGGGCTCGCGCTCTCGAGGTCCTTGAGGTACTTGACGGTGCGCTGCGTCCACCGCTTCGGGGTCGCCACGCCGGCGGGCCGTTCCTTCCCGTCGGGCAGGTCGTCCGCGACGCGCGGGTTCGCAGGCTTGAACTCACTGAGCCAGACGAGACGCAGCCCGTCGCGCACGTAGTCGGGCACCACCGCCTCGCTCGTGTCGAGGGTGTTGTAGTCCGGCGTCGTGCCGTTCAGGCAGCGCGTGGTGATCGAGCGGCAGACGACGACGCGCCCGTCGTTCGTGGTGAGCAGCGGCGTGACGCCGTTGTCGAGGCACGCGCTCTGCGTCGACACGCTCGGCCAGTCGGCCACGAAGGCCTGCGGCGCTATGCCGAGGAGCTGCTTGTCGTCGTACGAGGCGCCCGGGTCGTCGCCCTCGGTCGCGGCGCGCAGCGCGGCCATGGCCGCCGCCGTCTCGCTCGGGTGCGACTCGCCGTTTAGCTGCCAGAGGTTCTGGAAGCGCGGGTCGTTGAGCGTGGCCGTGGAGAGCGACGCCGCGGCCGACTGCGTGCCGTTCGTCGCGACGACGACGTGCTCCATGCGACCCTCGGTGGGGCCCGCCTTCGCGTTGATGTGCGTGCGCCAGCGACCGAGGTTGGTCGCGTCGTTCTGCGCGATCGCGATGCGCTGGTACCAGCCGGAGTAGATCGCCGTGAGCAGGGTCGTGACGTCCGTGGTCCCGGTGCCGCCGGTGAACTTCACCCCGCCGCCTGTGACCGAGGCGCCGCCTGCCAGCGTGACGGTGACGCCCGCCGCGAGCAGCGTCTCGTCCTTGTGTAGGACGTACTGGTTGCCCTCGACGCCAGCGCTCTTCACCTCGAGGGTGACCTCGCCGGCATCGTTCACCGCGGTGACCGGCAGCCACGGCTTCTCCGAGAACGCCGTCACGGTCGCGTCGCCAATATCGGTCGCGGTGTCGCCGCTCGAGATGGTCACGGAGACGGTCTCGCCGCCGACGCGGAAGAACACCTCGCCAGAGCTCGACGCGGGGCCGGCGAACGTGATGGTCGCCGAGGCGCCCACCGCGCCGCCCGCGCGGGCCGGCGCCGCGAGCCAGATCCGGACGTTGGGCACCCTGGACGCCGCGGCGAACATGCGCGCGAGCTGGCTGCCCTCGCCGGCGTACGCGTTGGCCTCGTCCTGGTCGAAGGCCTGCACGGGGCTGCCGTTCTCGGTCATCGTGCCGTCGTCGCTGATGAGACCGACGAGAAGTAGGTTGATGGGGATCGACCCCTGCGCGAGCGCCCCGGCGCCGAAGATGGTCTCCGCGGCGAACATCGGGACCTTGAAAGACGAGCTGAAGCCGACGATTTGGATCACTTCGTCCCTCCGTGCGCCTCAGCGGGCGTGGTGTCCGTGCTCGCGTTCGCGAACGCATCGGTCGCCTCTCGGATCGGCTGAAGGTCGCCGGTCCTCTCGACGAACTCGGGCGCTTCCGGCCCCGCGCTGTCGGCCGGCGGCGCGCCATCGGCCTCAGGAGCAGTGGCCGGCAGCGTCGGGATGTGAGCCGGCGTCTCCGCGTCAGCCGTCGTCGCAGCCTCTGCGACCTGCGGCGCCTCCTCGCGCGTGAACGCCGGGTCCTTGCCGGTCGCGGCCTTGTACTCGTCGAAGGCTCTGCTCCGCGCGTCGGCCAGCGCCTGCGCGGGCTCCACGTACTTCGCGCGCCCGCCGAACACCTTCGCGAAGGTCTCCTCGTTCGCGGCGATGAGCGACCCCTCGCGGATGCGGTCGAGGTAGTGCGCGGTCGACGGGATATCGACAGACTCTTTCGCGAACGTGAACTTCACCGTCTGCGGCCGGGGGCGCGGGTCACCGGTCCACGCCGTGTCGCGGCCGCCCCGGCGCACCTTGGGCCGATCGGCGTAGTCGGCCTGGAACTGCGTGCGCTTCGGGTCGAGCTTCGCGCCGACCCACATGCGCTTTCCTGCCGCATGGCCAGGGTCCGCAGGGCATGCCCCCTGCGGCTCGCCGTCCCCGTCGATGAACGTGTACGGGTTCGGCAGGACGAGCAATCGCTCCTGCTGCATATGCTGTCTCGCTTTCGGGTCAGTCGTAGAAGGCGCTGTCGATCACAGAGCCGTCACGGCGGACGAAGGTCTGGTTGGCGCCGGCGTTCACGCCGTCGGCGCCGTCGCCGTCATCGAGGAGGTCGTACTGCTCCAGGTCGGGCACGAGCCGCTCCTCGACCTCGAGGATCACCTCGAGCGCGTCGTAGGGCTCCACGTTGCCCTGGCCCGCTGGCATGTTGACGGTCTTGGGCGTCGGCCGGGTCGCGCGGATCTCCTGGAGACCTGCGGCGGAGAGAACGTGAGTCCCGAGCCCGACGCGCGCAGCCAATCCGAGCTGCATCGTGAGCCCGGTGCCCGTCTGCGCCCCGATGGCGACCGACGTCACGCGGGCGAAGTCGTAGTGGGCGTGGACGATGCCCGTGCCGGCGATCTCTTGCTCGACGGCGATCTCCTGGCCGAGCACGTTGAGCCCGGTCCAGGTCACGGTCGAGCCGACCGCCACGTCGGTGCCCGGGCCGGAGATGGTGATCGTCGGGCTGCGCGGCGGGGTCATCTCGGCGCCGCCCACCTCGCCGTCAAGGTCCGCGCCGGAGAGCTCCACAGGGTCCGTCGAGCTCGCAAACGCTGTCGCGATCGCGTCCGGGTCCGCCTCGAAGCTCGGCGCGAACGTGTCGGTATCGCCCTCCTGGACGTAGGCCGGGTGACGACCTGCATCCAGCGCGGCGTCGATGATCTTGCCGATGGCGTTCGCGAAGGGGGCGCGCACGGCGGACTTCGGGTCCGTCGTCTGCCGGAGGAGCCACCAGACGGTCCATGTCGACCTGGCTGTCCGGTAGTCGGCCGCGGCGTCCTCGAAGGTGCCGCCCTGGCTCCGGAACACGTAAAGTGCCGGCAGCGGCGTCTCCGAGAAGGCGGTGTTGACCGGGTCGGCCCAGAGGGCCCGGTTGACCGGCGCGTCCTTGGTGCCCTTGCCGATCAGCGTCGCGATCGACCGCCACGCCGCGCCGGCTCGCGCGTTGATGACGGCCATGAGGAAGTCGGCGATGACCTTGAGCGCCGGGTCCCCGCAGGGCTCCTGGCGCCCGTCCTCGACCGCGGGGATGTCGAGCGGGATGGCTCCGTAGCGGTCGGCCATCAGTACCTGTCCGCGATGCTCTGGGCGCGCGCGACGGAGACGCCGATCTCGCGCAGGAACGTCCGCTCGATCTGGTGGACGCCCGCCGCCATGTATCCGGTCGCCTGCGTCCCAGGGTGGTTCACGACGCGCGCGAAGTGCACCTGGCCGCCGGCGTCATGCCAGCGGAGCGCAACCCGGTGCGTGCCGATGTCGGTCTCGCTGCGTCGCCCCTGGCCGGACCGGACCGGACCCCTGAGCCCGCTCTCTACCTTCGGGCGGATCTGGTGCGGCCGCGTCCCCGCCTCGAGGAACGAGGCATGCGGCACGAGGCTGTTGAGCGTGCCGGCACCGCCGGTCGCCGTCGTGAAGTCCACCGTGCCGCGGGTGTTACGCCTGGTCTCGCCGGTCCGGTCCTTCCAGCGGCCGGTGGACAGCGCCGCGGCCTCGCCCTCGGCGAGGCCCATGACGAAGCCGCGCACCGTGCCGCGCGCGAGCTCCGCCACGATGTCGCGCCAGGCGTGCTCGATGTCGCTGGTGTCGAGGGCGATCGCGAACATCAGAAGAACCCCCACTTGCCGCGGCCGCCGGAGAAGATCGGGCCGAGGTTGCCGGTGAGCCGCCCGGGCGTCGGGTAGACGGCGCCGCCGTGGTTCGCGGCCGGGTCCGGGGGCCGTTGGCCGAGCGAGCGCTTCGCCGTCCGCACCCGGTCGAGGTCCTTGTCGAGGGCCTCTTTCAGCTCCAGCCAGTTCATCCGGATCACCGTCGGGTGGCGCTTCGCGAGGAACATCTCCGCGGCGTCGAGCGAGAGCCTGATGCACTCGTTAGGAACCGCGTTGGCCGCGAAGGGGTAGTTCGGGTAGACGTCCGCGAGCGCCGCGCCCACGTAGCTGTCCGAGTCGCGCTGGAGGCGCTCCAGGGGGCCTGGCTTGACCGCTCCGGCATCGGCCGTTCCCTCGTTGTCGTCGTCGAGAAGCTCGGCGACCCGGTACTCGGAGAGGCGGTCTTGCAGGTCTTCGAGTGTCCACCAGGGCATGGGTCACCTCGACGCGGTGTCGGAGCGCTGGAGGGCGCGAGAGGTCAGCCGCGGCACCCGCCGTGTGAGGGCCATGAGGAGGGCCGCCGCGAGCTGGAGACGCGCCCAGAGCGCCACCAGGCAGACGCGTGTCGCCTCCCACCGGCCCGGCCGAGGCGGGGGCCATGGTCCACGCCCGTACCAGGCACTCCAGTCGAGCGGCATCAGAGCCGGCGGAAGGCGCGCGGGTGGGCGTCCACGTCGCGGCTGCGGAACTCGCCGGCCCGGTTGGGCTTCCAGCTCCGGGCGGCGGCGCCCTCCACGTCGAAGCCAGCCGCCTCGACGTTGTGTCGCGTGACGGCCCAGACGTAGCCGAGCCGGGCGCGCCGCGGGGGCTCGAAGCCTTCGGCGACGGGCGCGTCGACCTTCGGCTCCGGCACGGGCGGCCTGAACTCGCGGTCGAACTCCTCGTTCTCGCCCTGCGGCGGGTAGTCGCCCGGGTCGTGGATCCACCGGTCGCCGGTGATGTGCTGCGTCTGGATCGGCCAGTTGCGGCCGAGCGCGGGGATCCAGAGCAGCGCCTGCGTCCCCTCCTCGCGGATCTCCCGCACCTCGGCGCGCACCGAGAGGTTGCCCTCGAAGTGCTCGCAGCGGAGGCGATCGCCCACCGCGAGGCCGGGAGGCCCGTGCGGCACCTCGGCCGCCGTGGGACCGATGAGGGGCGGGCTGCTCGGGGGCAGCGCCTCGGTGGCGGCGTCGGGGGCGCCCGCCATCTCCCCCGCCGTCGGCTCCTCGAACGGCGCATCGCCGTCCGCGCCGTCATCGAACGCGTCGCCGAGGAGATCGGCGCCGCCGGTCTCGGAGGCCGAGGGTTGCCCGACGCCTCCCCTGCGATGACGGCGGCTCATCAGATCGGGGTGTTGATGAGGAAGGCGGTGTCGGCCGCGACGATCTTGCGATCCTCGAAGTGGGACCGCTTGTAGGTCCAGCTACCGATCGGACCCTCCTTCGGGTCGAACCAGAGCTGCTGGAAGACGCCGTTGACGAAGCCGGGGGCGGTCGCGGCGGACGCCCCCGTGCCGGTCCAGCGGAAGGTGTAGCCGAGGCTCGCGTTGCGCTGCATCGGCGCATCCGACACGTGCGCGATGACGAAGGCGTTCCCCCAGATCCGCTCGTAGTCGGCCGTCTGGCCGATGTTCGCCGTGTCGGTGCGGGCGTCCGAGACGAGGAGGCCGTCGAGGCCGGTGATCTCGAGGAACGCCGCCGGGCTCACGGCCCCGCGCTCGTTCATGCCGAGCATGCCCAGCAGGCCGGTGTTCAGGGCGATCTGATTCCAGACCTCGAGGCTGGTCGCCGCGACGAGCCGCGTGTTGCCGCGCCCGGGCCACATCGCCGCCTTCGCGGTGAGGATGTTCGCCAGGATCGTGGCGGTGTCGGTGTTCCACTTATCGTCGCCGGTCAGCGTCATGACGTTGCTGGCGCTGTAGTTGTCCGGGTCGGTGACCATCTCGGCGATCTCGCGCTCGCGGTTGAGCGCAAGGTCGTGGTTCACGTCCTCCTGGAGCTGGAGGAGTTCGTTGAGCGGCTGCGGCGAGTTCAGGATGACCTGCGCCTCGACCACGCCCTTGAGCTGGTCGTCCTTGACCGAGTAGGTCGAGGTCGAGAGACGCCGGTTGATCTCGTTCGCGTCGCCGCGCTGGCCGCGCCCCTTGGTCTTCGGCTTCTGGAGGCGGTCGCGCCGCTCCCACACGTTGAACTGCGCGCTCATCGCCTCGACCGGGACGACGGGGAAGAGCTCGAGCCCGATGAGGTCCTCGGCGGCGTAGGCGATCGACAGGTTGTTGAGCACCGGGACGCCCTGCATGTCGCCGGGCGACATTTCCCTCTTCTTGAGGGCCATGTCGGTGCTCCGCTGGACGAGCGCCTTCATGCGCGGATCGCCGGCCTGGGCATCCTCGAGCATGCTCGTGAAGCCCATCTTCTTCGCTGCGTACTTGCTCGCGAGGCTGGTGCCGTCGCGGTTCGGGCCCTTGCCGGCCTTGTAGTGGACGATCGTGGACATGACACCTCCGCCGTCGCGGCGGAGCCGCGCGTGCGTGTGAATCCTTGTTGGAGCTGCTGTGGAGTCGGCGACGGGTGGCCGCCGTCAGAGGTCAGGCGGTGGAGAGAGACGAGGGCGCGATACCGATCGCCACGAAGTCGCCGGCCACGCCGGTCGCGAGGAAGATCCCGGGGCTGTGGACGCGGGCGGCGGTGCCGTGGGCGGCCGCGTTGGTGAGGCCGTCGGTCGTGGCCACGGCGCGCGAGCCGCGCGTGGCGCCGCCGGTGCCGACGCGCGCCCACTGCACGACGCTGAAGATATGCAGCGCGTCGAACTGCTCGCCCGCGGCGTAGGACGTGCCGGGGTCGCCCTTGGCGATGGCGAACACGACGGACGTGGCCGCCGTCGCCTCGCGCGCGTTGACGTAATCCTCGCTGCCGTTCGTGTCGGTGGCGTCGAGGACAATGGGCATGCCGGCTCGGACGGTCTGCCCGGCGGGCACGGTGTACCGGCCCCAGTCGGCGAAGTTGAGCCTGCGCTCCGGAGTATGCATGGAGGTCTCCTGCACGGGGCGCAGCGGCCCCGTTCACGTGATCTGGTTGTGGTCGGGAGGTGCGAGCGCCGGGCGGCGCGTCAGCGGGTGAGCGAAGTGGCGGTGTTGTTCGCGGCGCGGGACTTCTGGAGCTCCGCGGTGCGCTTCTCCATCTCGGCGAACAGCGCGGCATCGTCGCCGACGCTGCTCAGCTGCTGCACCGGCGGCTTTTCGTCGGGCTTGGAGGTGTCCGGCGTGCGCTCCACGACGTCGCTCCGGAGGGCCCCGGCGGCGACGCCCTTCTGGCGGGTCTCGGCGACGTCGGCGGCGTAGCCATCGGGGTCGGTCGCGGCGCGCTTCGCGAGGCGCTGCGCCTGGGCCGGCGAGAGCTGCCACGGGTCGAGCCCCGTGAGCGGCCCGAGCTCCAGCGCGGCCTTGGCCGAGATCGCCTCGTCCGCCTTCTTCTTCTCGTCGTCGGCGCGCTTCGCGGCCGCGTCGCGCTCCTGGGTGAGCGTCGTCTTCGCGCTCTCCGCCGCGGTCGCGCGCTCCTCGGCGCTCTTCGCGCGGGTCTCCGCCTCGGCCTTGGCCTGCTCGGCGGCCTTGGCGCGCTCCTCGGATGCCTTCGCGCGGGCGGAGAGGTCCTTGTGCTCCTGGGCGAGCTGCACGACGCCCGGCGCCTCGAGCACCATCACGCCCTTGCACTCCTCGCACTCGTGCGTGATCACGCCGCGGCGCCCGAGGTCCTCGTGCTGCTCCTGGGTGAGCTTCCTGATCTTCATGACGTTCTTCCTCATGCCGGCAGCCGCCGGGTTGTTGTTTTGACCCCGCTGGCTGCGGGCGGTCGGGATGGAGTGCACCGCGTTCTTGGCGCGCTCCTCCAGCATCTTGGACATGCGCTCTTCGGTCGACTCGATCACCAGCGCATCGGGGTTCGCCCCCATGGGGCAGATCGAGAACTCGTAGAGTTCGTTCTGGTCGCAGACCGTGCGCTCGACGCCGTTGATCGTCTCGCGAGAGACCTTGTGCGGCTTGAAGCCGACGCTGCCCGCCTTGAGCATCCCCTCAACGAGCATGTCGAAGACGATGACCGCGAACGGGTTCTTGACGCTGAACTGCGGCGTGATCAGGAGCTGGTCGTTCTCGACGACGTGGCGCACCGACCGCCCGACGGGCAGCGTGGGGACCGCCCAGTCGTTGTTGTGCGCCCACAGGATCACGGGGTTCCTGTCGAACCGGGTGAAGATCCAGTTCTGGCGCAGCACCTCGCCGTAGGAGTCGACGGCCTCGGTGGACGCTACGTAGTCGACCTGCCGCTCTGCCTCGCGCACCGCTCGCACGTGGACCGCCCGCATGTGCAGGCCATCCGGTCCCTTCGCGGGATCTCGTCTCTTCGCGGCGCCCGCGTCGGAGGCGACGGAGAGGAGGTCGGCTCGGGTGTCGTCGTCGAGCCCTCCCGCGTTGAGGGTGAAGACGGCGATGGCGCGCGCGAGGGCGTCGAGTCTGTGCTCATGGGTCTTCATGGTGGCTCATCGCCCGGCGCGCGGCTGGGCTGGTTGTGGTCTACGCGGCGCGGCCGCTCTCGAGCGGGAAGAGGCCGAGCACGCGCGAGCGGTAGAGAGGGTGGCTCGCGTAGTCCGGTCCCCATTCGCGCCGCTTCTCATCGATCCACGCGCGCGTCGCGAGGCCGTGGATGACCCTCTCGCCGGTCTGCGCGTTCGGTGTGTCCTCGCTGTTGAGGCGCATGGTCGACCAGCGCGGCTCGTGCGCGCCGTGGTGGATCTGGTGCCAGAGCGTGCCGGGCTCGGCCTTGGCGAGGCCGAACATGATGGCGCGAGCGCCGGCGTCCGTTGCCTGGTCGATCGCGCGCAGAGTCTCGTCGCTCAGATGGTCCGCGTTGTCGACGACGATCAGCTCGGTCCTGCCGACCACTTCGAGCGGATCAGGTCTCCACCATGAGAACTCCGACGAGCAGAAATAGATCTTGCTCTCCGCGGCCCGACCCGGCAGCAGGTTCAGTACGTCGTTCACCAGAACGATGCCTGGTGACACCAGGTGCACACGTGACCATCGCGTCGCGTAGAACCAGAGCGCCGCCGCTGCTGCGGCGGTCGTCATGCCGGTCTTGTGACCGGACACGACTGCGAGCCGCGGCGCCTCGGCAGCCGCGCGCAGGACGTCCTCCTGCCCACGCCAGAGCGTGAGCCCGAGGTCCTCGCGGGCGAACTCGCTGGGAGACACGTTCGACTGGTCGCTCATGACATCTCCGCGGCTCTCCGCCGCTCGCGGCGCCGCTGCGCGTCCTCGATGGCGCGCGCCTCAGCTTCGGCCTCCGCGTCGAGGTGGTCGGCGAGGTCGTCGCCTTCGAGCATCCGGACCCGTCCGGGCTCCGGGAGCGCGATGCGGGCGCCCTCGCTGGCGATCCGCATGCGAGCGATGCGCGCGCGGTCCGCCTCGGCGGGCACGAGCGCCGGGACCGGGTTGCCGATCACGGCCTCGCCCGTCTTCGGCGTCGGCATGCCGTAGAGCTTGTAGATCCAGGGGATCGACACCGGCAGCCCGAGCCTCACGAGCCGCTCGATGGCCTGCGCGAGCGCCGCGAGGTCCACGTCGTCGCCGCCGGCGAGGTGGATGCTGGGCACTGCCGCGTCGGCGCCGAAGTTCAGCCGGACCGCAGCGGCCACGAGCTGGCGCTGGAGCACCGAGGCGATCGCGCGCGCAGCAGCGTTGCGCCGGTCGTTCTGCACCTTCCGGTGCACCTGAGCCTGCGACAGGCTCGAGCCGTCCTCCGTGGTCATCGTCTGACCGAGGACAGCCTTCGACATCTCCGCCGCGAGGAACGCCGCCAGGGAGCCGTGGGCGCCTCCGCCGTTGCTCCCCGTCTGACCGCCATTCGACTTGGCGAACACGACGTCCAGCGCCACCGTGTCCGGCAGCATCGTCGCCCCGTTGGTGACGAGGTACTGGAGCGCGTTCTCGAGCGCCGCGATGTCCTTGTCGCTGGCGAACTCGTCCTTCTTGTACTTGCCGATCCGCCAGGGCTTCCACGCCAGCTCGGCGAGGGCGAGCCAGTCCTTGACCGTCCAGTTGCGGAACAGCGCCGCCCACGTGAGCGGCCGGATGAGGCCCTCCCGGGAGGCGATCGCGCCTGTCACGCGCGGCCTGAACTGCACGAAGCGGTTCGGGTACTTCGTCGGCAGGTGGATGCCGCTGGTAGCCCCGAACCCGCTCACGTCGAAGTGGAGCTCCGACGTGGCCTGGTCGTAGAGGAAGCGCCGCGGCATGATCGGCTCAGCGCCGATCGGCACGAGTTCGAGGCCGCGCTTCTCCCAGATGACCTCGGCGACCGCGTGGCTGTAGGTGTAGCCACCGGCCAGGTGCGAGATCAGCGTGGAGAGGTCGTAGGCCCTGTCGCTCTCGACGCGGCTGCCGAAGCTGCGGAGGAAGGACTCGACCCAGGCGGCGATCTTGAGGTCCCGGCGCCGCGGGCTCGCCGGGACGACCTGCACCTCAAGGAGCGCGAGGGCGAGTTCGAAGGTGCTGAGCACCGCGTGGAGGTGGCAGTCCTTCTGCCGGCTTTCGTCGAACAGGTCGACGAGCTGCCAGAGGTGCCCCTGGTCCGCCGCGGCGAAGATGTTGCTGACGGCGCGGGGGGTCAGCTCGCCGCCGATGCGGCCCGGGTTAAACCAGAGCGGCAGTTCGTCGACGACGCCGACGCGCTCCGTCATCGCTCGCCGCCCGACGGCACGGGCGAGCATGCCGCTCAGGGAGGCGAAGATGCCCACGGGAGATCAGGAGGCCGGAACGGCCTCGATCACGACCTGACGGTGTAGAACAGGTTCACCTTGACGCTGCCCGCGGTCGCGGTGTTCAGGTCCTCGCTGCTCGTGATGACGACCTTGTACGTCTCGTTCGCCAGCGGGCGCATCAGGACCGCCTCGACGCCCGCGGTCCCCGTCTTCGGGAACCCGGTCTGCCCGGCCGCGACGTTGACCGTCGTAACGATCGAGTCGTCGTCGCTGTCGCTCCCGACCTTGAGCACGTAGGTAGCGGTCGCGCCGTCGGAGAAGCCCGTGAAGCTCTCGCCGATCGTGTGGCCGAGGTAGCGCGCGTCATCGGGCAGGACGGCGCCAAGGTCGACCTCGTGGCTCGTCACGCCCTCCGCCAGGTCGGCGAAGTCCGTGAAGGCGATCGTGACGGTGCGCTTCTGGAATGCGGCGCTGGGAACGCCTGCGGGGGTCATGCCTCTCATCCGAATCCTCTTCCGGGCTGGTCCGCGTAGCGGAGCGGTGTCTGCTTCTTCGGCAGGTGGACGGTGCGGCGCTTGACCACGCCGTCGAACACGGCGAGCCCGGCCCCGTCGCCATGGTCGGGGGAGCGGCCGATGCGCTTCTTGAGCTTGTCCTTGCTCTCGATCTGGACGCGGCCTACGCCGTCCAGGAAGTACTTCGGGGCGAGCAGGTCATCCTGGAGCCGCTGGTCGGGCTCGAAGCCACCGCCGGCGCGGATCCAACTCCGCACGCCCAGGCCGATCTCGGCGCGGAGGTTGACGTACTCGTCCTCGTTGCCGTCGGTCGGGCTCTCGCCGGAGTTCACCGCGATCACCTCGACGCCGCGCTTGTGCTTCAAAAAGTCGTAGGCGGAGGCGCCGATGCCGATCGCGTCGATGAGCACCAGCGGCCGCTCGACGCCGACCACGTGCTCCTCGATGCAGGTCATCACCTCGTCGGCCACTTCCTGCCCGTCGCAGAACTTCAGCACGCGAGGCTGGAAGAGCCGTAGGCCGCGCCGCGGGTAGATGACCGTGAGATCGTCGCCGTACCTGGCGGGGTCGACGCCGATCTGGAGCCGCTCTGTCGGCTCGCGCCAGGCGCCGCGAACCACCGCGAGTTCGCCTGGGGTGCGGATGATGCCGCGCCAGTTCTTGGGGTCGTCGAGAAGCTCTCGTCGCCCGAGCAGCTGCGCGGCGAACGTGTACCAGACGCGGTGGGCCCGCTCGATGTCCTTGAGCGAGACGACCTGGTCGGCTGCCTGGAGCGGAAACTCGCCGAGGACGCGCACGCGGTACCGCGGGTCGTTCTCGTAGTCGGGGCCCCACTCCTTGCGCTTCTCTTCGATCCAGCCGAGCGTGGCCAGGCCGGGGAGGACCTTCTTGCCCGCCCGGACGTTGGGCGTCTCCTCGCTGGAGAAGCTGAAGCAGATGTAGAGGTCGCGCTTCGAGTTGAAGGCGTCGTAGAACTCGCCCGACGTCTGCGTCGGGTTGCTGAACATCAGCACGGAGGCGCCGCCGGCTCGGTTGCCGTCGATCGCCTCGAAGATCGCCGCGCCGACGCCGCTCGCCTCGTCGATGAGGTAGAGGATGTTCTCGCCGGAGATGCCGGCCATTCGCTCGGGCTGCTTCGTGCTGAAGCCGAGGACCTCGCTCTGCTGCCCTGACTCAAGGTGCTGGAGCCCGAGCTCGGGCACCTCGTGCAGGCGACCACCGAGACCACCGAGGACCTTGAGCCGATCGGCTGCGAGCCCCCAGAGCTTGCGGATCTCCCTCCACAAGATGCTGCGGATCTGCCGCGCCGTCGGAGCCGTCATGATGACGCGGGCGGCGGGTCGCGTGACCCACCACCACAGCGCCACGACGGCGATCACGAGGCTCTTACCGATCTTGTGGCCGCTCTTGACCGCGACGCGGACCGGCCCGCGGGAGCTCCGCGCGATGGCCTTGCAGATCCGCCGCTGGGCTCGCCAGAGCTGGACGCCGAACACGTCCCAGGCGAACCGGACCGGGTCGTTGTACCAGCGCGCGATGAGCTGCGCGGCCAGCTCGCGGGCTTCGCCGCTGTCGCCCGGGGCCTCGGAGGCTCCGGCGTGGTCTGCTGCGGCCTGCATCAGCGCCTCGGCGGCTGCCAGATGAACGGCCGCTTGGGCGCCGGGCCTGCCATGGCGGGCTCGGGAGCGCGCGGCGTGGGGGAAGGTTGCGGCGCCGGTGGGGTCTCCTCGACCGGCCCCTCCACCACCTCGCGGTCGGGCTCGCCGTCCGGTTCGCCATCGGCCCAGCGCGGTGGGGGCCTCAGGTACTCGTCCTCGTCCTCCTCGCCGTCGGGCTCGTCGCCCTCGATGGCGGGCGGAGGGCTGTTGCCCACGAGCGCCTTGAGGCCGTCGGCGGGGGTCTCCTTCTTCTGGCCCGGCAGCCCGCCGCCGGTGACCATGTTCCGGATCTGGACGAGCTTGCCGAGCTCCCTGGCGAGCCCTGCCATCAGGGTCGACTGCGGGAACGTCATCTCGTCGGGATTGCCACGGACGGTGCGCCCGACCGCCTGGACCGTCTGAAATAGCTCGAGCGCCAGCTCGTCCAGCCCGGAGAGGTCCGGCTTCCAGACGTGGACCTCGGTCGCGGGCTCCGACGCGTCGGGCCTGCTGTCGGGCCTCGGCGCCGCCTGTCGGGCCTGCTGTCGGGGCTGGCCGGGCCGGAGCGGGGTGACCGTCGCGACGCGGGCAGAGGGCGGTGGGGGCTTCTGGGCGGGCTCCGGCGCGCCAGCCCGGTGCAGCTTCCAGTGCCGGCCGAGGGCGTCGTGGCGGATGTGCTCGCCGTGCTCCGCCTCCAGCCAGACCGAGATCCCCCGCGCCGAGTCCCCGCGCGCCAGCCGCGCCTCGATCTCCGCCCGCCACGGCGACGTGCAGGTCTTGCAGTCGTGCCTGAACTTGGCGGGGCTGTTGTCGGGGCTGGCGGGCCTGTCGGCGGCCATGGCGGGCCTGTGCTGCGGCGGATGCCCGACGGCCTACGGGGTCGCGATGGGCTTGGCGGCGGTCTCGCTGTTGGGTGTCGGGGTGGTCGTGTCGGGTCTGGCGGGCCCGCTGTCGGGGCGGGCGCCGGAGTGCTCGGGGCAGAGGCAGCGGGCGGTCCGGCTGTGGCCGTCCGTCTCGACGCGCCAGTCGATGCTCTGGAGCGCCGCGACGAGATCACCGTAGGTCTCGCCGAGGCCGTCGAAGCCGGCGCTCGTGGCGGTGCTGCAGTCGGGCGCATCGCAGGTGATGCAGATGTGGATGGGCATCAGCCGAACGGCGTGTGAGCCGGTCTCCCGCCCACCCGGAACGAATGACGGCGTGAGCGGCCACCGCGTCCGCGACACGGACACCGCCGGTGGTGAGCCCGCGTCCGCCCGTCTGCGCACTTCCAGCAACGGATGCTCCGCCCGAGGAAGAGGCGCCCGACCTGGTGAGCGAGGCCCTTGATGCCGACTGCGCCGACGCGCGCCTCGCTGGCGAGCGCGCCCAGCGCGAAGGTCTCGCCGAGGATGAGCTTGCGGAACAGCGGGCCGGGCGGAGCGTCCGGCGGCCGTACCAGCAGGTGGTCCGCGGCGGCCTCGGTCGTGGAGTCAGCGTGGGGCTGCACGGTGGAAGAGGGAGCGGCCCGATGACAGCAGTCACCTTTGCAACCGGTCCAGCCGGATGCGGCGCAGGCCTGGCGCCGATGTGCCAACGCCGGCTCACCGCTGGGCAGCGGGCCGGCGTTGGGTTGCTCGGGCGCCCGGTGGGGACGCCTCTCGCGAGCGTGAGCGGATTCTGCAAGATGCTGTGGCGTCAGCGCTACCGAATTCGACGCGCGAGAAACAGCCTGTTCACTGCTATCCCGCGAGCCTATCCGTCAGCCACACCGAAACAGCGGGCTTGTCCTGCGCGTCGAACCAGTCGATCAGGGCGTCCTCGTAGACCCAGGGGCTGCGTCCGCCGAGGCCGAAGACGGGGAGCGGGTCCTCCCTCCTGCTCGCGTAGGCCTTCACGGTGTTCACGCTGCACCGGAGGCGCTTCGCCATCGCGCGGAGTCCCACGATGCGCGGGCAGTCGTTGTCGGGCCGCTGACGGGCCTTCCAGCGGTCGACCCGCTCGGCCTTCATCCAGTGCTTGCCGAGGATGTACCGCACCCGGAGCGGGTCCCGTGTGCGCATGGCGTACCCGACCACAGTCTCCTCCTCGGCGACGCCGAGTCGCCGCTTCAGGGCGCGCATCGTCCAGATGACGTGGGGCGTGGCGAGCGGCGTCAACCGAGGAGCGCCTCCGACGCGGAACCCGACCCCGTGCCTGGGTGGAAGTCGTGCCGCGGCGAGCGCCGCTCCCCCCTCGGCCTCGCCGCCGGCGTCAGCGGCGCCAGGAACGCCTTGTCCCCGGTCACCAGGGCCATCTCCTCGGCCCGGGGCGCGAGCCGCCGCAGGTGCCGCTCCAGCGCGCCCTTGGCCTTGGTGAGCCTGCCGAGGATCTCCTGGTCGCTGAGTTCGGCGGTCGCCGCGGCCGCCTCGGCATCGCTCACCGAGACGTCGAACGTTCCCCGCCCCCACCGGATGCCGTATCCGCGCGTCGCGGCCAGCCTGCGCCGGTAGCGCGCCACCCGGGTCGCAGGACTCGCGCGATCCCGCAGCCAGTCGTTCAGGCCGGCGCGGTCCACGGGGTCGAGCTTCGCGCCCGCCGTGCTCCGCTGGGCGTCGATGGTGCGCTCCACGGCCCCGAGGTTCTTCACGTGGCCGGCCGTGACGTGGGTAGCCTTGCACTCCACCTCGTGCCAGTGGGCCCGGGTGCGGCCGCGACTCTCGGCGACCTGGAGGCTCTGCGACCCAGCGCCGAGGCGCCGCCCCTCGCCGTCCTCTGACGCCACCGCCAGCACGTGCCCCGCGCCTCGGAAGAGCGGTTGCTCGGGATCCTCCCGCCGCTGCCGTCCCACCACCTCGGCGAGCGCCACCGTCGCGGCCGCCCAGGGCTCGTCGGTGTCCGGGTAGAAGAGCAGGTCGCCGAGTGCTTGGACGATGCCCACCATCGTCAGCGCCACGGGACGCGGCAGGTGCTCCGGCGGGCTCCTGGGGTCCAGCCGGTCGACGGCGGCCCGGACGACCTTGGCCACCTGCTCCACGCTCCGCCGGTGCCGCGGAGGCGGGATCCAGCCTTGATCCTCCGGCTCCTCGCCGGCGGCGCTGCGCTCGTCTCGGTGGCTCCAGCCAGCAGCAAGGAGCCGCTGGGCGTGCTCCGCGCCGGCCCTCGCGAGCCCGCCGCCCGGGAAGCGCCCCAGCGACTCATCCCACGTCTCCCACTCTCGCCCCGGGCTCGGGTAACGCGCAGAGTCGAGCCAGTCGATCTCGCGCGTGCCGCCCCACGTCCTGTCGATGATCTGCACGTCGCCCACAGCGTTCCTCCTCGACAGCGCCCGGCCGTCGTGGTAGTTCTTGCGTGGGACGAGCCCGCCCGGCGATGTCCAAGACGCCCGTCACCTGGCCAGAGGTGGCGGGCGTTGTGCTGTGAGGGCTACGTGGTGCCCTCCGAGCGTGTCCACCCGGTCCAGCCAGGGCCCATGTGCGTCGCTCCGCACGTCAGATGCCCACTCGGGCAACGGTAACCGACATCCTGCTCGCGGTCGTACGCTGCGCCATCGGCCGACACGATGCCGAATCGTCCGACGGCGACGGGCTTCGCATCGTCACCGCAGCTCCGGCATTGGATGGGCGGGAAGTGCTCTGCACAGGCCCATACATCGCCCAGGCGAGCGACGCGGCGCACCTGCTTGCCGCAGACGTCACAGGTCGACACGCGATGCACGCTGCTGGGCTCCGCCTCCACCACGCGCACCCGCAGCGGCACCTCGGTCCACCCGCCGGCCTCTACGCCATGCGCCACCAGCACCATCCGCCGCGTGAGGCGGTCGAGAAGCAACCACCGCGCACGAGCGAGCGCGAGGAAGGCCTCCGTGCTGCCGAAGCGCTCCAACTCGGCCTCGATGTCAGCTCTCATCCGTCCTCCCAGTTGAACCACACCATCTCGCCGTCGTCGCCCATGAAGCCAGTGAGCGGGCGGTCGACGCCGCGGAGCTGCTCGGGGCCCCAGCCTGCCGCCTCGCGCACATCCGCGGCCGGCCAGGTGGCGCACGCACCGTACACGACGTCGGGCCCGTCCCAGGACGCCAGCATGCGCGGCGGCGCCACCGGGTCGGGCGCCTTCACGAGCGCGATGGGCGGCGGTGGGGCAGCGGCGAGCGCCTCGAGGATCTCCCGCAGCGGGCTCCCGAGGTCCACCGGGTCCACCGGCGCGCCGGTCCGGGCGCAGACGATGGGCATC